AACGACAATATATTACATCAATAGATGGAAATAGTATTACATTCAATCCAATGATCACTCGTCCTCAAGAGTTGGATATTTATGAATCTTATTATAAATATGGAAATAGTCCAGAATATAACATGGATCTTGTTACAATTTTGTTGAACATGACAACTTATAATAATTTCAACGTAGGTAAATCTTCAATAGTTCCAGATTATGGAATAGAGGATAATTATCACACCATTCTTTATACGCTGGCTTCTCAAAATCCACAACGTATTCCACAAGAAGATGTAATGTATATTAGAAATATTGCAGATCAGTTTAATAAAAAATTTGGCAACTATGGAAGATTAGGTGTAGGTACACGTGAAACATACAGATCAATAAAACAAAATTTATTTGGTCCTCGTCGTACAATCGGCGGTAAAAAACAACGCAGAAAAACACAGAACAAAAAGAAAAGTACGAAACGTACAAGAAGAAGAAGAAGAAAAAGAAGAAATAAGAAAAATTAAACTTGTCGGGTTCCGACTTTCCCCTTACTAAAATTATACAAATATAACCCGAACAGAAATGCCCGCCTTTTTATTTTCATAAATATCTCGGTCTACCAACTGATTCACTCCAACCCCTGGCAAAAAAATGGTCTGATTTTTTTTCAACTTTACGTTCACTGTAAATGTCTTTTTTCCAAGTTTGAATGGTATAATGGTATTATCCAGTAACGAAACTTTGAACGGAACCAATAACTCAACATGTAGAACATTATTTTCATCAATGGTGATAAGATCAGGCAACTCGGGCAAACATTTCACAATAATCTCGGCACCAGATGCGTCAAAATATACAACGTCGTGCCACAAGGGAACAAAATAGACTTCGTCGTCTAGTTTCAATTTGTAAAGATTGCTTTCCAAGAGGTCATCTAAAGACGGATTCAAAATATAGATTTGATCATTCTTGTACTTGTCCAAAATAATATCCTTCACCTTGTCAATGACCTCTTGAGATATGTGTAAAATGCCCCGATGTTTGGATAAGAAACTGTAAACATCCATTGCTTTTTCTTTTTCTAGACCTTCAAAGAGACGCAATGAAATCTTTTCACACCCGCTTACAATATCGGAAATGATGGATGAAAACAATGTTTTTTCACTAGCGCATCCACTGCCGCAACCTGTTTGCGTAAACAAGCTTTCTACAAAAACGCGCAAAATCTGACTATAATCAGACATGGAGTCACACCCTCCATTCATTGCTTCAGAGCCGCAGCTCCCGCCGCCGCCGCCGCCCAGTTCTCTCTTCAAGTATTCATAGGATTCTTGTACAAGTTTGAATTTTTCAGTCGCTTCAGGCGAGTTTCCGTTTTTATCCGGATGATATTTTAAAGCCGATGTCCGGTATTTTTTCTTCAAAATATCATAGGTCAATGTACAGTCTACATCAATATCTAAAATTTCTCTCGCGGTAATATAATCCATTTCTTTTCTTTCTGAACAAATCTTTAGATTGTTTTAATTTTTACACATGAGAATAGGAAAAAATATATACAGTATATAGAATGTATACTAGAAGAAGAAAATACGGAAAAAGAAAAAATGTTGGAAAAAAAAGAGGTGGAGGAGAACGAGGCGCGCCTTATAATCGTCGGCCATCTTTATCAAGGAGATCAAGTGTAACTAGGAGTAGGAGAAACGCATTACATCCACTTCGTCCATTTGAAGCATGGGCAGATGAAGATATTGAAGATGAATTAGAACTGATGGATAGATTTATTCAAGAAGAACTGACAAAAATAAGAGAGAACGAGGAGCGCGGTATAGATACGAACGCAAATTTGAATATTATTAGAATTTTAACTGCAAAAAAACATAGACTGAACACGGAAAAACAAATACGTCAAGTATTACAAAGACAAAGATAAGGTGCGGATTTATAAAAAAATTTAACTGTGTTGTAGGAAACATACATCACAGTTTCATATGAGACTGATTATAGAATTGAACCAAATTACATAGTATGGATTGTTTCTATCTTCAATAAGTTTTTTAGAATAAACATTCCAAGGTTTAAGTCTGTAGATAAAACGAAATCCTGTTTTCGCATAGATGTACGCATTGAGTTGGTCCGAAAGCTGGTTCATATTTATTTGGGGATGTATAGGTGGAATAATTATAGAATCATTCTGCAGTAGCGCAGAATACGGAGGAATAACATTATGCCGAACCAAAAAATAATACGCATTTGCTGTTGCATTGAAAATAAAAGTATCTCTATAAATCTGAACCAATGCAATTTCTTTTAAATGCTGGTTTATAGTGGGACATTTATTATCTATGTATGCCATGAGATGAAAATTATTGTCTACAACATATTTTTTAAATATATTGAACTCCTTTATAAAATTTTCAAAAAATGGATGAGGCGGAGGAATTGTTTTTATATCCAGTTTCAATTCTTCTATAATTCCACGAAATTTTGCTAAACAATTTTTTTCAACAAAACTACCAAGAGAGGAAATGTATAAAAGGTTTGAATTTCCAACAAAAAAATCCTTATAAGTACCACCAATATAGATACAACTAAAAAAACGTTTTATAAGGTCATTCTTTGGTTTATTTTTTACTACAAGATTTATTTCATAGGATTTGTAATAAGAAATGATATCGTCATCTATTGCTTCGTAATTTGTAATATAGTTTTTCATAGAAGAAAAAAGTATTCCATTTTTGAGAGAAATTTCATACATTAGTGTCATAAAAGCTTTGTTGATATCTATTTCTTTATACCCCATGTATTCAAACATGGTGTGTCTAACTGTACGATTCCCTGAACACAACATTGAAATCTTATTGACTGGCTCCAACTCTCCTAAACCATTACACCCAGAAGTATATTGGACTTGTAACTGTCCAGTTTTTTTATTGACATTATCAAGTACAATAGTAATATTATTTTTATGATTGTTTATTTCATTTTTTTCTGACGATTTTTTATTGATCATATTCAACAAGGTTACATCTACTTGTTCAGTAAATATGTGTCCCGTTATATCTTCATACTTTGGAACTTTTCTTGTATCAAGTCTCCAACCATCTAAAAAGTTCATAATTCAAAGAAAAGAGTTCTATATAAACTTATATATTTCTAAAGATTTTTATTTATTATATTTTAGAAGGGAACATGGGTTCCCTTCTAAAGATGAAATTTAGATTTATAAAAAAATTGAACTGTTTTATAAATCATGGATTAGAATGCAAACAAAAAGATTCAATTTTAACTGTAAAATGACGTCCTGGATTCCTCTAGAAAACACGAGCGAAGTGGAACGCGTATATGGAAAATGTTCTGCTCCGACGGAGAATAATAAGCCAAAGGAGTCTCTTATTGAGTGGGCTATGAAACGCAAAAAGCTGGAAAAATATTGTGATGGATATGGGGGTAATAATCCCATGATGAAGAAAATTATTGATATTTTTAGATCTACAAATGCATATCCCAAAGATTACTTGGGGATTGCAAAGAAGATGGCCATTTGCAAAGCTCCGCATTCTGATCTGATGGAGTGGTGGAATGCGGAAAGGTGCTTGTCTGTGGAAAATCCTCAAGTTGGAGATATTGTGTGCGTTACTACGATGCGCGAAGGTCTAGTCCATAGAGCAGACTGGATTTTTATGGGCTGGGGAGATGTGGCGTGTTATGAATGGATCTTGACAAATGGAAATGCAATGACGCTGATGCAACCAATTGTTGACGATCTTCTCCCAGAAGACATGGAGTATCTTATGAGGTGTTAGGAAAATTAATCTCCTTCATCAAATAAAAAAAATAGTTTTCCAAATGATAAATTGGTCTATAGTTGTTGTTATAATATTGAAAAAATATATATGTTTTTATTAAAATATCTGAATTTTTTTTTGAAGAAATCAACTCTTGATCAATTAATGATGTTAATATATACCAAACCGACTCGGTAACATCCAAATTATATATCAAAATATCATACAACATGTCACGAAACTTGACAAACTTTAAATCAGCTGGATTTTTTAGTGCGTATATAATCTTGTCGCAAATAATTTTGTGCGGAGACATCAAAACTAGATTTTTAGAATGCAAATTTTTTATATTTGTAATTTCTCCCACTTTCAATGTGGAGGGCAACTTATTTTGCGAGTCTAATGCCTGAATACATTTTGCATACAATGTTTTACTAGGTTTTGGATAATGAATCATCTGACAACAGTTCAAAATATTGTCAGGTAAAAAACTGACATGATCACTCAAAAATATATACACAATATGAATAGAAGTGGTGTTATTCTTTTGCATATAGCTGTAAAAATTATCCAAGAGTTCTCCGTGTATTTCGTGGAAATTTTTACACACAATAATTCCAGACTTGTCGGGTTTCGCGGATATACTATCCAAAATTTGCTGATAAATCTCATGCCATAATAATTTAGAATTGCAACCCAAAAGGGACATGTCTACTTCATAATGAATATCGCTAATTTTGAAAAAAAACTGCTCCTTATTATAAGTAACACTGATTTTCTTTTCATATTTCAGTTCACTTGGACTATATCGCTTCACAATTTTCAACATTTGTGTATATTTTCCGGTTCCCGAAGGACCATAGAGTATCAAATTTTTCAATCCACTTATAGATTGCGGAAAACTCTGATATACTTTTTCCATTTTTGGATGCAAATCTACAACTTGGTTAGATTGTAAATATTCTTCAAAATGAGTTTCATAAAATTTCATTATAAGAAAGACGAGCGGTTTCTTTATGTTGTTTCTTGAAGAAAACATGTCCAGTGAAATTCCCTGGTGAAATTTCCTAAAATAAACGCACCCCCCTGCATAGCCTCGCGACCACTTATATTCATGATTTATTTCCCGAATGATTTAAAAACAAATCATTATGTAATATAGGATTTCATTTATTTAGAATGAATGTTGTTAAAAAAATAGATCAATACAATGATAGATATGTATACTTTTGTGATTCTATCAAAAATAATATTATGAACGAAGGTAATTTTATAAGGATTTTGTATTCTACGAACCAATTTTCATTGAATGGCATTTATTTAACATTTCAATTGAATGATGTTGTCATTGAGAAATACTACAACAAGTACAAGTGTTCTTTTCAGATTTATTCCCACAAGGATCTATTTGAAAGCATCAATAAAATAGAGGATAACTTGTTGAAAAAAGTTTCTCTGAAACACAAGATTCCTCAATACAAAATCACCGAGCAACTGCGAAATGGAAACATAAAAATATTTTCAGACAATCCTCCCAAAGAAAATAGTAATCAATATATGTTGAAAATTTCTGGAATTTGGGAGACGGACTTGTACTATGGTGTGACCTACAAGTTTCTCATGGTTTGATTATTCATGCGTTGAATTAGTATTATTTACAAATAATACTAATTTTATATTAACCGTCTGTAATATACTTACTCAATATGGTGTTTATTGTTATTAAGAGATATATATTTATTACTCCGGTCATGTAAATAAAATTGGAATATAGCCCGGATAGTTGTTTCCGTTGTTGAAACTGTGGCGTCTTTATACCATACGCTAAAAATAAAAGCTGTGATAAAATGAACAATGTAGATAATGTGCTAAATGTGTAATATTGTTTTGATACATGTTGATTGTTTATTGGGTTCATGTAAATAATCGTCATGGAAAGTGAATACAAAAGAATTCCCAAAATAACAATAAATGGACCCAAATTCATCAATGCTGTAAACAAAAATGACAATCCGCTTGAACCCGTAGACATTACATTATACAAGTATGATGCCATGAGTACAACTGCTACAACTAAAATACTATAACCGGCAATCATGGCTGCGGTATTTGATGTTATAAGTGCAATGACCAAAACAAAAAATCCAACTGAAAATAGTGAAGAATAGACAATACTAAACCAATCGCTTTTCGCCGGCATCTTATTTATATGTCGTATCTATATATAACACATATAATTTTCTACAAAAGACCAACAACTTCGTCATACGTAATATTTTCCATCGGGCGATTTCCTAAACTTTTCAACGACTTGGTATTTTTACCCCAGGCGGCATAAAGACCGAATTTTCCTTTTTTTACGACAAGAGGCATTCCTTGATATTCCCATTTCTTTGTATTTGTATTGTAACTATCGGGAACTGCTTCCCATTTTTTTTTTACAGGTTCAGATCTGTCTCCGGCTCCAGCTTTTTCCACCAACTCGTCCAAAGAATATTCGCCTCTCGCCAGCCTATTCAAATCTATATCCAAATCCTTTCGCAGTCCTTTGAATGAAATCTTTTTCCCAATCGTACATTTTATTACTGGGCCATATCTTCCAATAATATAACTGTGATTCTCATCAATAATGTATTCCATTTTTTTATTTTCAGTTGTTTTTTCTACCGTTTCAATCAAAGCATTTATTTCTTGTAAACATGACTTGCACAAGTCCTTCCATTGAACACCGTCTTTTCCACATGCAATTTCGTCCAAAGAATTCTCCATATTACGCGTATAGTCATACTGAAACAAGTTACTAAAATGTTTGTCCAAAAATTCCAAAACAAGAATACCCAGGGGTTCAATGACTAGTTTTCCTTTTTCATTTCCAAATTCTCTCTTTTTTACGATTTCACAGACATCTCCGTTTTCCAATTCATAATCTATACAGTCCATTTCTCTTCCAACGACGTCCCTCTTTTTCACATATCCTCTCTCTTGTATTTTGTCCACTAGACTTGAAAATGTAGAGGGTCTACCTATACCACGCTCTTCCAACAGTTGTACAAGTCGGGCCTCGGTATAATGCTGTTTTTGCTCTTTCATCCGAACAGTAGAACATATTTTTGTGAAAGAAACCTCGCCTTCTTTTTTAGCTGAAAGAAAGTTGTATATTTTAACTTGTGCGTCGTCTTGTTTTTTATTTTCCACCGCCATCCATCCTGGAAAGTCCAACTGTTCCGCCGTATAAGTATATTTCGCCTTTTTATTTCCGGGTGCAGAAATTTCTGCTTTAATATTCAAAAATATTGCTGGAGACATGCAGCTTTCCACAGTGGTCTTCCAAATCATGCGGTATAGTCTTTTTTCTTTTGGATCCACATTCTTATCCGAAAGATCCGCGACTGAAACATTGGTAGGACGAATCGCCTCATGAGGATCTGTGTCTTCTTTTTTTTTCAATGGAAGTGTTTCAGATTTACCCAAATATTCGTCGCTCCATTTTCCTGTAATATATTTTTTTGCTTTTTCTACAAAATCCGCAGATATAGTTCGGCTGTCTGTCCGCATATAAGTTATATGCCCCCCTTCATATAAAGACTGACAAAGTCGCATGGTTTCTTTGGGGGAAAAATGCAGTTCATTGCTGGCCTCTTGTTGAATGCGCGACGTGTTGAGAGGTTGTGGCGGAGCTCTCATCACTTTTTTAGGTGCGGCACATTTCAACTTGTGGGAAAAGTCCGCGGACTCAAACAAAAAATCAGTCATTTCATCGGATTTTTTTTCTGGATCCGCATCCGCGCCCGCAACCACATCCGCACCCGCATCCGCGGGATAATGAACATTCAACTCAAACGGAATACAAAGGTGTGTAAAGTATCCAGTTGTATTGTACTGCATATGTCCAGGATTTTTCTGAATTTCTTGATGATTTTCATAGACAAGTTTCAATGCAGGAGTTTGACATCGCCCAGCAGAAAGAGAACCCGATGAAACATTTTTCCATAATATAGGCGACACTTTGAACCCCACAAGAAGATCTAGCACTTGGCGCGCCTGTTGTGCATTTACAATATTCATATTCAACCGCGTTGGATTTTTCACTGCATGTTGAAGCGCTTGTTCCGTAATCTCATGAAAAATGATGCGCTTTGTTCTCTCGGGATTCAGATCAAACAACATGCAAATGTGCCAAGCAATAGCCTCTCCTTCACGATCATCATCCGTTGCCAATATAACTTGTCCGCCAGATGCGACAGACGCCGCGATTTCACTCCCGAGAAGTTTTATTTGTTTCTTTTTTATTGCGTCTTCAATTGGAGTGTATACCACATCAAAGTTTCGCCCAATATTGACATTTTCCAAGGATGCAAGTTCTCTCAAATGACCAAAACTGGCGATGCATTTGTATCCTGCCCCCAAGTAGCCTTCTATTTTCTTGCACTTTGCGGGAGACTCAACAATGACCAAATCATGCGACAAGGTTGAATAAGATTTCGGCATCTTATATAGTATTGCGTATATATTTAGATGGATTTTTCTATGTATATTTACATAGACCTTTAATGAAAAAAAACGACCCTGCACCGATTCATGCGATTGCCGTGTTTGATCAAGGTTCAGTAAAAGGAACTGTTCGGTTTGTAGAGGACTTTGATGAAGACTGTATTTTTATTGATATTGATATTGTTGGGTTGAATAAAAACTCATACCATGGGTTTCATGTACATGAATCGGGAGACATGTCTGCAAAATGTGAAAGTATGTGTGCTCACTTTAATCCTTATAAACGAAATCACGGGTGCCCAGGTATGAAAGAGAGACATGTCGGGGATTTAGGCAACTTGATAACAAATAAATACGGACAAGCTAAATATACAATGTCGGATGATGTAATCAAGCTGCGAGGAACAAAGGCGAACATTATTGGAAGAGGACTTATCATTCATGCTGACCCCGACGATTGTGGGCTAGGCGGACAACCCGATAGTTTGAAAACAGGACATGCAGGAAAACGTATTGCATGTGCTGTTATTGGATACGGAAAAGAGAATTTTGCTTCAGCAACGTAGATCAAGGTAGTTGCGTAGACTTGAACTGTTTCCATGATACGTTGAGGGGCTCTGGTCTTACAATTTTTCCCTCCTTTTCTGCATTTTCTTTTTCAAGTTTTTCGGCTTTTTTCAGAGCACTGTCCACATAGAGTTCTTTCAGCAAGGTTCCAACTACAAAAGATCCTTCGTGTTGGTCTAGCTCGCCGTCTTCAATCTGACGCAAAACATCTAGAAACCTGTTCAAAATATCCAAATCAATTTCGTCTTTGCGCACCTTGTTGTAGATGTCTGTGTAATATGTGAAAAGAAACCCACACTCCACCATACACTCCATGTTCAAGGCGTCTGGGTCGTCCTTGTATTTCTCCTTTAAAGAGAGAAGTGTAGCAATATCTTTTTTCAAAACCACACTGTGTTTCAATTCGCGTATCAAACTCGTTTGATCTTCAACGTCATTTGCCTTGATCATTTTTTGAAGATGTAGTCTAGCATTGTCGTCCATTTTCTTTTCTTCTATATTTACATTTTATTTCATTCGTTTAAACTTTTATCGCGCTAATATATATACACATTTATTTTACTAAATATGCCAACACTGTCTCCAGCTTCAGCGCCTGTTCATGCTCTTCCTCCTCAACAAATTACGCCTGGTATGGGAAATGCTTACCAAAGTGCATCAGATTCTTTCACAGCTAAAGGTGCACAGCAAGCGGCCTTGATTAATTCTACGACGAAAGGAGGATCACGCAGAAAAAATGCAAGCCATGGCTTGAGAAAAAGAACAAAAAGAATGAAAACAAAAAAATATCGTGGCGGAGATATTGTTCTTCCTCCCATACACGGAGCACTATTCAATGGCGCAGGATATCAAAATACAGCAAACGCACAAAATTCTGGCTACATAAATGCTCGTGCTGCCGGAACAAATGATGGACTAGTTGGACAACCTGGCCAGAAAATAGTTACTGGTGGAGGACGTCGTCGCAGAAAAACACGGCGAATCAAGAGATCTAGAAAAACAAGACGATACAAAAAGTAGAATAAACTCTTACTTTTTTGATTATTTTTCAAAAAAGTAATATGATTGTTATATAGATAGCAAACTATGCCTAAAGGTTCAGCCTGGATTAAATTTGTATATGTTAATTTAGGATTTTTAGCACAAGTATTTGTCATTTATTTTTATACACAAGTAAAAGTTATAAAAGAAAATTGGCCGGCATACAGATGTAATCCAATGTATATGCCTCTTTCCGACAACATAGCCAGCGACTTTATATATTGTGTACAGTCTATGCAAACCAATTTCATGGGATACTTGTTAGAACCCTTGAATTATCTACTTTCTTCCTTGAATGCCATCAATTTAGGATTTATAGATGATATAGGAAATGTCAGAGGAATGTTCAACTACGTACGAAACTCCATTACATCCGTGATTGTAAATATTTTTGGAGTTTTTATTAACATTGTTGTAGAGTTTCAGCGAATTATTGTGGGATTGAAAGATTTAGTAGGAAAGATGATTGGCATAGTAGTTTCCGTGTTATATATTGTAGATGGAAGTTTGAAAACAATGAATTCTAGTTGGAACGGACCGCCTGGACAAATGGTAAGGGTTATGGGAAGCTGTTTCCATCCTGAAACCAAAGTTAGACTCGCAAACGGCTCCATTGTGGCCATGAAAGATGTGGAAATAGGAGATGTACTTGTAGGTGGATCCAAAGTCCGTGCGACAATGAAAATAGCGAATTCGTCGGATGAACCCTTTTACAAATTTGAGGGACGAGGAGTGGATGGAAGTGATATTTATGTTACTGGATCGCACCATGTTGGTGTGGAGATATATGATAATGAACACATGAAACATTTGGAATTTATTCAGGTGAAAAAACATTCGCATGCGTCATTGACAACTGAAAAAACGGAATGGTTTAGTTGTTTAATTACAGAGGATCATAGAATAGCTTTAGGGGACAACGTGTTTTGGGATTGGGAGGATCATTTTCTTTGAGTATAATATAAGATGAAGGAACTGTTACTTGTGGGACTCGCGTTTTTACTCGCTTTTATAACAGAAAAAACACTCAAAATAAAACCCACCACTCAATTTACAGACAAGTTTGAATATGTACCCATTCTCACTGCAAATATTTACGCGGACTTGTTTATTATTTTTCTTACATTTACAAGAATTTATTATGCTACTCCTTCTTTGGAAGGATGGTATAAAAAATACAGGTTATCTGCAATGATTGCGGATATATTGATCGGTGTCTTGTACATCTTACTTGGTAGATATTTGGTGTATAAAATGGGCTTGAACCTTGGCCTCACCGCGTTCGCGGCATTGTGTGTCGGAATTCAAATTATTTTTGATTTTTTATTTTTCATCTTGTTTACCATAATTCCAAAAGGGTCAAATCACATGTTGGATTATTTCAAAGGTTATGCGAAAGAAGTTGGTGTGAATGCTTTACTCGGGGACAGTATTTTGGTAGTCCTTGCTGTAGTATTAAGTGCAATACTGAATACGCAAAGTTATGATACAAATATAGTATTTTTAATTTTGAGCATATATCTAGCACCTTATTTTGTGTATATGAAAGATTGATCATATTTAGGAATACCAGTAAACATTGGGAAATTTATTATATTCAATATATAAGTTGTTATTGAATGAACATTGAGCAAACCAGCGGATATTTAAAAAAAATGTATGACAAACAAACATACTTTGATCAATATGGAGATTCTGTTTTTTTATTCATTCTATTAACCGTAGTTGTATTTATAGTTCACTCTTACTACAATGTTTTAATAAGAATTCAGCCCATCAAAGAGGATTGGTTGAATCAACGGTGTAAGCCAGATGTTATTCCATTTGCAGGATTGATAAATCGGCCTGAAAATAAAACAATTACCGAGTTTACACAGGAGAATTTCAACTATTGTTTACAGAATATTCTTGTTCCAGTGACGTCTATATCTGTGGAACCTATAAACTATATTGTAAATTCTTTCCAATATATTAACGACGATCTTGTAGGAGCAATTAATAACATTCGTGGTTTGTTTGACACGGTTCGTAACGACTTTTTGAGCATTAGTAGTGATATATTTGGACGACTCATCAACTTTTTAATTCCTATTCAACAAATCATTGTGAAAATGCGCGACACCTTTGCGAAAATTACGGGTGTTGCAGTTTCTGCAATGTATACTAGTTTAGGCACATACCTTACATTGAAAAGTTTATTGGGATCTGTTGTCTCTATTTCTATCAAGCTGTTGATTGTTTTGGTGGGATTGATTATTCTCTCTTTCGCATTTTTACCATGGTTATTACCAATGACACTTTCTCTCATGTCAATTTATGTAGCTGCGGCAATACCGTTGGCAATTATTGTCGTATTTTTAACTCAAGTTATGGGAGTTCAAGTAAATATGGGAATACCGAGTATGCCGAGTATGCCCGCACCAAGTTGTTTTGATAAAAATACGCTGATTTTTTTGCAAAATGGAGATGACAAATGTAAACCGATATGTGAAGTAAAAATTGGCGATGTTTTAATGGACGGAGGTGTAGTCACTGGAATTATGAAACTTGATGCACGGGATATTGAAATGTATGATTTGCATGGGGTGATTGTGAGTTCTACACACTCTGTTAAAAATGGCGATACATGGATGAAGGTGGGGGAGTGTCCATATGCGAAACCTGTAAAGAATTATAGCGAGCCATATATTTACTGTGTGAATACCAATACAAAGATTTTACCCATTTTTGCGAAAAAATCTATTACGTGTTTATTTTTCATGGACTGGGATGAAGTTATACCCATCTTTGAAATGGATAAACATGAAAAAAGACTTTTAACTTCAGACGTTCATACCTATTTTGATGGAGGATTTTCTTCGGATGTGCCGATTGTTTTAGCAGATAAAACAACAGTAAATATATGCGATGTAAAAGTTGGAGATATTTTAGAACATGGAGAGAAGGTGTATGGTGTTGTGGAGATTGATGGCCAAAATATTTTTGAGTTGTATAGGTATGAAAAAGAGAATTCTGCAAGTGTAGTAGGAACAAATATTCAATTTTGTGAGGGAAATTTAGAAGAAATTAAGGCAGTAGCGCTGGACCCTGAAAGTGAAAAAAGGCTCTTTCATTTATTGACGAATGAGAAAACTTTTCATGTAGGAGAAATAAAAGTGGGTGATTATAATTCCGCAATTGATAGATTTTTAGAGCAATGAAAAAATATTATCTATGAAATATGTATAATAAAAGTATAGCATGGAAATTACTTTATTTGGTACAAAATTACGTTTTCGTTTAGAAGTTGTTGTTTTATGCGCTGTTTTATATTTTGTCTTGTGGGGACATACCCTCTTTTCTTGTTGCCGAATTGACGGAGGATTCCCTGGAACAACTTTAGGATATGGTGAATTTGGGAGAGAAGGATTTACTCCTGCGAACATAAATTATGGAAATTCTGCTTCCGCTTCCGCGGACACGAGCATTCAGCAAGCTTATTCTTGGTCTAGACCCGATTTGACTGTGCAAAATGGAAAACCCTTGGATGCGGCTGTTCAGGCGATTTTGAATCGTGCTCCCCAGCCGATTCCCCTTCCTGAAGGCGAGCTTTCCATGTTTGCTACTACGCCTTTCAAGCCCGAATGCTGCCCCAATACGTATTCCAATAGCATGGGATGTGCTTGCATGACAACGGGTCAATACAATTATTTGGTGAATCGCGGTGGAAACAATATTCCTTATTCGGAGTATTAAATATTTTGATTTAGTTTTATTTTTTATTACCATAGATAGTGTAATAAAAAATTAGGAAGATTTAATCAGCAAGAGGATGCAACGCTGTAGGAGTTTGAAAAGTGCCTTCAAAATTATCATATCTCATTCCCATCACATCCATAGCAGTGAACATGGTCATAAAAATGGCAACAAAGGGGAGCAACACGATAATCCAGGCTAATCCGCTAAAGCCCTTGGAACAGAGCCAGTTGAGGACCATGGTCCAGAGGATGACGAAAACTCCCTTAATAACAAGGGTTAACGCGCTAATGCGGTTGAAGATGGCCATGACCAAGAAAATCAAGGAAACCACCAAATAGAGTTTTGCGGGTTCGCACATTTTGCTAAACGAAGACATCGCTATTATACTATTTGTTTAGAAAAATATTTAATTTGAGTATAAATTTTTGTATATTTATAATGGGATGCTCTATTGGAGCGTTATTTCAAATTGTGAGGGACGCGTCTATATTTCAACGTTTTCCAGCTCTAACCACTGGAGTATTTTTTGTTGAGCTTTGTCCTTGACCTCCAACTAACCCTCCAGTTGTGTTATCAACGTCTGTTGTATCTGTTTGTGATACTCCAACTGTAGAAATTTTGGTACTGACATCTCCGGTAAGATTACACGGAGTAGCAGAACATGAACCGTCAGCGCATGTATTAGTTAATCCTGGTGTACTTACGCAACGCCCTTTACAATCTTTGTATATAGCGGTGGTACCGCCATAAACATTATTACCATTACAGTCTTTACCAATATACATAACATAAAGCCCTTCTTTCGCTACATTCATTGTAAAAAAAACAAAAAGAATAGGAAGCAACAACACCACCCACGCCAGTTCATGATGTCCTCGGGAGCAAATATAATTCAACACAAACGTCCACAAAAGAACAAACGCGCCTTTTATGAGAAGCGTAAAAACCGTGATTTTCTTAAAGATGGCTAAAAACAAGAAAATGAGAGAAACTACTAAATAAACTTTGGCAGGACCACATAATTTTTTCAAAGAAAATCCAGCCATCTTTATATTATTCATATAAAAAAATATATTTACGAGTATTCGGGGGGTGGGGGTCCATATTACATAGCTATTTCCACCGGTACCCCAAATTTATTCATCGTAATAAAATTACTTTATTAAAATAAAAATTGTATTATCAAAAATGGAATGAGATTTAAATTTTTGATAATAAAAAAATTTTCAGGAGGGGTTGTAGGGGAACCTGGGTTCCCTACTAATATTACACATACATTCCCTTCAGTGCCATGTTATCATTCCTCTCCGAAACAATCAACTTGTCCACAATCGCCTTTGTCACGGTAAAAGGAAATTCTACCGCAATAGACATGTCTTCCTCAAACAAATTTGCCCCGGGTTTCATGAGCCGATACAAATTCAACTTGGTGTAAATGATCTCCAAGCAACGCTTCAAGTTTCTCACACCTTCTTCACCACTGCAGTGTGTCTCCATAATGTAGTGCAAGACTTCATCCGGAATAACAATGTCTGAATCGGCGAACTTGACTTGCTCGCGAATTTTCGGCAACAAGTACTTGTTGGAAATGACCGTCTTTTGTTTCTTATCATATCCCTTTGTGCAAATGCGATACATACGATCACGCAAGATGGGATTCACCTTCTTCTCATCATTGTAGCTGAAAATGAACAAGCATTTGCTCAAATCAAAGTCCACCTCCGAAAAGTACTTGTCGTGAAATTGGCTATTCTGCGTAGTATCAGTCAAGTGCGTAAGGATACCCGCGATTTCCTCACCCTTTGGCGTGTCGCTAATCTTATCCAACTCATCAAAGTAGATGACCGGATTCATGCACTTGCTGTCAATGAGAATTTGCACGATTTTTCCCCATGTACTGCCTTCATATGTGTAGGAGTGCCCCTCCAAGAAACTACTATCCGTCGCACCACCGAGCGCGATGAAGGCGAACGGGCGATTCAAGATTTTGCTGATTCCCTCTTTGACGAGTGTCGTCTTGCCCGTTCCCATAGATCCATGAATAGCAATCGCGGTTCCAATCGCAGCAGGATTCGTGACTAGCTGACCGAGCATTTGCATGATTTGCATTTTCGCGTCGTTCAAGCCGTAGACCGCATTATTGAGCGTCTCCTTTGCATTCGCCATGAATTCGTGGCAGGTTTCAATACCGTCGTCAATATTCACTGGAAGATTCTGATATTTTCCGAAAGGAATACGCATAAAAGTGTCTACCCAGTTTTTAATCTTGTAATACTCGCCACTTCCAGGTTCCATGTAACGCAACGTATTGATTTTCTTCATTGCTGCACCCTTGAACATGACTGGCATTTCAGAATCCAAAAGAGTCATACGATACGGCTTCTCCACGCGGGTAATCTTGTTGATTTCGCGAAGTTCTTTGATAATCTTCTTTTGCTCTTCTACACCGAGATTCTTGAAAAACTCAAAGTCGTTCAAGGTGTTCTTATCGCGGACGATTTTCTTGAAGATGCGGCTGTTTTTCGCTTGCTGCTTCTCTTTTTTTCGCTCTTGCTTCGCCTTTGCCTCCTTCATATTTTCTTCACATATCTTTATGCATTCTCTTGCAAGCGGATTTGCTTGGTGCTTCTCTTGAAGTTCTTTGAGTTGAATCAAAAACTCTTCATTGTCGTTCATATCTGGTTTTTCCTTCTTTTGGTCTTGTGCTGGTTCCTTTTTTTCAGCTGCGCGATCACGATTGTTTTTCTTTTGAGAAGACTTTTTCCGTGACAAGAGTTTTTCTTCTTCTTCTTCATCTTCTTCTTCATTTTCCTCTTCACTATCCGAAACGGATTCATCTTCATTTTCAGTATCTTCATTTGCATACATATCCTCTTCCTCATCCGTTACCCATTCGTCTTCATCTTCATCTGCTCCACCAATTGTAAAGATAATATTGAACTTGCTTGACCCTTCTCTTTCATATTCCTCATCCTCTTCATCATTTTCATCATCATCATCTTCATCATCGTCTTCGCTGTCCTCTTCGCTCTCCTCTTTATTTATTGTCGCAGGCTTTTTCGCAGGCTTTTTCGCAGGCTTTTTCGCAAACTTTTTCGCAGGTTGCATTTTCTTTGATTTGCTTCTTGTATTATAATATCTACGTTTATTTTCGCTGTCATCATCCTCTTCCTCTTCCTCTTCTTCCTCTTCCTCTTCCTCTATAGCTCGTTTCAACTTCTTACCCGCCTTTACTTGTTTATCCATATATTTGGAAGGAAACATTTTCTTCAAAAATTTTTTATACTCTAATTCGTCCATAAAGTCTTCGTCTTCTTCATCTTCTTCATCAGAACCCAGAATAATATAATCTTCATCATCGGAACTCTCATCTTTTTTTTTTCTTCGGGAAGATTCTTCTTGTCTCTTTTTATTTTTTGAAATTTTTGACTTTGTGTCGCGCGGCATTTTGGTATATATTGTACATCTTTTTTAATTCTTAATTTTAGAATCAATTATTCTTATAATTCGTTAAAAATAAAATTGAAGAGAAACAATCTAAATAGTATGTACGTAATATAGGAAAGATGTCTAAAACAGAAAACTGTTCAAAGATTATCGGGATTCAGTTTAGCATTCTGTCTCCCGATGAGATTCGTAAGGGATCTGTTGCTGAAATTACCAGCAAGGAGACATACTTTAATAATAAACCTGTGATCGGTGGCTTGTTTGATCCACGTATGGGTGTTTTGGAACCTGGTCTAATCTGTCCCACTGACGGTCTAGACTATATGAAAACACCTGGATATTTTGGTCATATTGAGCTTGCTCGCCCCGTATTTTATATTCAATATTTGAGCACGATTCTAAAAGTCTTGCGTTGTGTGTGTTTTAAGTGTAGTAAGTTGCTCATTAGCAAGGAAAAATATAAACAAGCATTGAAGCTCATTGGTGATGCGAAATGGAAATATGTGTTTTCGTTGGCCAATGGCGTGAAACGTTGTGGAGAAGATACTGAAGATGGATGTGGTTGCCTGCAGCCGAAAAAAATACAAAAAGAAGGTCTCGCTACAATCATGGCGCACTGGGGTGGTAAAGATGAAGAACCTATTGTAATCAAGTTGACACCGGAAATGGTTCTCAAGATATTTAAGCGTATTTCAGATGAAGATGTGAGTTTCATGGGATTCAGCCCGATTTGGTCGCGCCCCGATTGGATGATTTGCCAAGTCATGGCTGTGCCGCCTCCATCAGTCCGCCCCTCGGTGAAGCATGATGCCCAGCAGCGAAGTGAAGATGATTTGAGTCATATTTTGGTAAATATTATCAAGACGAACAAGACGCTGCAGGAAAAGATGCAGAATAATGCTCCGGCGAATGTGATTGATGATTGGACGACGGTATTGCAGTATTATGTGGCGACGCAAGTGGATAATAAAATTCCGGGTGTAGCATCGGTTGCACAGCGCTCCGGTAGGCCGTTGAAATCTATCAAGGATCGGTTGAACGGAAAGAGTGGTCGTATGAGGGCGAATCTGATGGCGAAGCGTGTGGACTTTAGTGCCCGTTCCGTCATTACTGCTGACCCGAATATTTCCATTCGCGAGCTCGGCATTCCGATGAAGATTGCCAAGAACATTACAAAACCGGTTCTAGTAAATAAAATAAATCGTGCATTCTTGCACAAGTTGGTTCTGAATGGTCCGGATGTGCACCCGGGTGCGAAAATTCTGGAGAAGAAGAATGGCGAGTCTATCACCTTGCGGTATGTAGATCGGAATTCCATTATTCTGGAGGATGGGGACATTGTTCATCGTCATATGATGGATGGTGACCCGATTCTCTTTAACCGTCAACCGACGTTGCACAGGATGAGTATGATGTGTCATATCGCGCGCATTATGCAGCGGGGTGATACTTTTAGAATGAATGTAGCGGACACTAAACCGTACAATGCTGATCGACTATAATTCCATCAAGGTTAGCAACAGGAGGCGTGAAAAGCGTGAAACCTCCTAGTGAGTAAATTTATAATTTTGAGGAAACCTATTTAAAAAGAAAATATTAATATATCTATATGGTGACAGATACAAAGCCGATAGATGAAACGGAAAAGTGTTGTTCAAAATGCGGTGAAACTAAAAAGGTAGATAAGTTTCTAGTAAAGCGAAATATATGCAAAGAATGTCGCAACAAAAAATCTAAAGAAATCTACAACTCAATTGATACTGAAATGGAAAAATCTTGCAAAACATGCAATCAGACGAAATCTATTTCACTCTTCGTAAAAAACAGAATTATATGTACTGATTGTGACAATCAGAGACGAAGAGAAAAGTATAATACAAATGAAGATGTTAGACAAAAATTGATTAAAGCTGCGACAGATTTTAAGCATAAAAAAAAGCTTGAACGAGATAAAATTAAAGAAACAGAAATTGGCAAAGATAATAAAAAATGCAGATTTTGCGAAGTTATTAAGCATAAAGATAGATTTCGGCATAATCGTTTGAAATGCAGAGATTGTGAAAGAGACGATCCTGTAGAAAAATTCAAAAGATATGTACGATCTAGAATCTATGGAGCTTTAACTAAAAAAGTTATGCATACAATTGACTACTTGGGTTGTTCTTCTTCAGATTACTTGAATTGGATTTTAAGTAATGATTCTGGGTATACTCTTGATAACTATGGAAAAGTGTGGCACATTGACCACGTTATTCCTTTATCAAAGTTTAATCTTGATAATGAAGAAGAACAGCTTGTAGCATTCAATTGGAGAAATACAATGCCTTTATCTGCTTCAGAAAATTTATCTAAAAATAATAAATTAGTTCTGCCGCAAATTGAACAACACAGAGACCGTTTACTAGAATATCATAAAAACAACAAAATAGAATTTCCTCAAAAATTTATAAATTTATTTGCGAGACACCTTGTTGCGGGAACACCCTCTACAGCCTTTACTACCACCCCAAAATAGAAATATTTTGGGGGAACTCGGTTAATAGCCGAACCCAATGGTAATAATGTAAAGGATTGGGCAATCCGCAGTGTTACTTCCTAACGTCGTTATGACAAGACCATGGAAGGCATTCAGAGACTGAACGGGTGTCGGTCAATAATGATGGGTTAGTCGCCCTGAATTGGCTTAAGATACAGTCCTTCCCCTTTGGAAACATTGGGGGTTACACCATGTATGATGTCAAAATTATATATAAATAATATTTAAAAATTTGACAGCCTATATGGTGTGAAAGTTTGATGGCGATGAAATGAATTTACACATGCCGCAGGACGCCGAGTCCGAGGCAGAATTAAGATATTTGGCTGCTGTGCCATACCAGATTATTAGTCCGGCCAATAACGCACCCATTATTGGCATATATCAGGACTCTATGTTAGGGTGCTACCGGTTCACCCGTGAAAATATTAAATTTGATGCCCGCGAGGCGATGAATCTCCTCATGATGTTTGAACGCGTGAATGAAGTGGAGTTTTTGAAACAAGTGGCCGAGAAATCCATTACCAGCTTTGATTTGCTGACGCAGATTATGCCTCCCCTCACCCTCCAATACAAGACGAAGCTCTTCACGGACAATGATGATGCGAAGACGAGCAACAAGGTCTTGGAAATCAAGAATGGCCAATATATTCGCGGACAAATGGACAAGGGAGTTCTCGGTGGAGGAACCAAGGGCCTCATTCAGCGCTCATGCAATGATTTCGGCAACATGTCCGCCTCCAACTTTATTGATGACTTGCAGAATATCATCACCGAATACATGAAATCCAGTTCATTCAGCGTTGGAATCAGCGATTTGATTTCTGACCAAAAGACGAATGACTCCATTGTGAAAGTCATTACGGACAAGAAGACGGATGTGAAGAATTTGATTGACCAGACACAACTCGGCGTCTTTGAAAATAATACTGGAAAGACGAATGTGGAGGAATTTGAGACCCAGGTCAATAATATTCTGAATCAGGCTTCCTCGGAAGCCGGTAAAATCGGTCTCAAGAGTTTGGACAAGGACAATCGCTTTGTTATCATGGTGAATGCGGGTTCAAAGGGCAGTGAGCTCAATATCAGTCAGATGATTTCTTGTCTGGGTCAGCAGAACGTGGACGGAAAACGCATTCCCTATGGATTTGAGCAGCGCACGCTTCCTCACTATTCCAAGTTTGACGATTCTCCGGGCGCGCGCGGGTTCGTGGAGAGTTCGTATATCAACGGACTTTCTCCGCAAGAACTCTTCTTCCACGCCATGGGTGGTCGTGTTGGTCTCATTGATACTGCCGTAAAAACGAGTTCCACAGGATATATCCAGCGGAGATTAATCAAGGGAATGGAAGATTTGATGGTATCGTATGACATGACTATCCGCACGAACAAGAACAAAATTGTGCAGTTCGCCTACGGAGAGGACAGCATTGACACTGTGAAAATTGAGAACCAGGTTCTACCAATCGTCAGCATGTCTACCCAAGACATTTATGCACACTATACTCTCCCCGATGATGCTGGCAACAAGAACAAGGCACTTTCGCAAATCTTCTTGAAAAATGTCTTGACACGTCACAAGAAACAAGTAGAACAGACGCAGAAAAAGTGCAGCGAATACATTGATTTTATGCTCAAAGTTCGCGACGATATTATCAAATATGTTTTCAAAAATAAGAGCGATAGTGTAGTGAACTGCCCTGTTGCATTCTCCTACATCATTACCAATATTCAAGGACAACAGAATATAAACGTAAATTCGTTGGTAGATATTACCATGTTGGAGGCATTTGAAATGATTGAGCAAACATTTTCCATTCTAGAAAACAGTCATTACACTCCTCCAACCATGCTATTCAAGACACTCTACTACTACTACTTGTCTCCCAAAGACTTGCTTATTGTAAAGCGATTCAATCGCGCTGCTCTAACATTATTGTTGCAAACAATTTCTGTCACGTACAAGAGGTCTATTGTAACTCCTGGTGAAATGGTCGGAATGACTGCGGGACAATCCATTGGAGAGACGAGCACACAGATGTCACTTCCATATGGTGAAAAAGTGAAAATTGTGAAGAAAAACAAATACACGAAAGATTTTGAACAAATCTCGGTGACGATTGGAGAATTGTGCGACTCGCTAATTAGCGAACATCCTGAACTTACATTCAACACCGGACACGTAGATAGCGTTGAGACATTGTTAGATTGTGACGAAAATGAATACTATGTTGTCGGTGTTACTGCAGATGAGAAAACAAAGTGGAATAAAATCTCACATGTAAGCAGACATCCTGTAAACGGACAAATGATGCGAGTAAAAACTAGAAGTGGAAGAACTGTTGAAACCACTACAAGCCACTCCCATTTGATTCGCAATAACAATACAGTTGTACCAATTGTGGGAGCGGACATGAAAAAGGGAATGCGTATTCCTGTATCAAAAATGATCCAGAATGAATTTGTAAACAATACCGTTATCATTGGTGGAAAAAAATACGAATTGAACAAAGAATTTGGTTGGTTTGTTGGCGCATATTTGGCAGAAGGATGTGTTTCAAACGCAACAATTTCAATTACGAATATTTCCACTCACTATATTGAAACAACAAAGAAAATCGCCTCCCTATTTGAAAGGAAGTGTCGTGTCACCACTAGAGAATGCGAATATGGGCCATCCACCTCAACCATGTTTACATATAAACCCCTGGCAGACTTCCTCGTGGCTTCATGTTGCACGGGTTCTTTTCAAAAGAGGGTTCCCGATTTCGCATTCACAGCAAATATGGAGTTCAAGGCCGGACTCTTTCAGGGATATTTTGACGGAGATGGAAATATTAATTGCGATCAAGATCATCATGAAATTCGCTGCTGCAGTAGGAGTGAACAACTCATGAAAGACTTGTCTCTAATCTTGAACTATTTTGGAATATTTGCAAGTTTCACAAAGGAGTTTACCCGCGGTTCTTATCTCTACAACATGAGAATCAATGTAAAGTATGCTGAACTATACAAGGAACATATTGGAAGCGTATTGCATTCCGAAAAGTTGGATTCCATTATAGACTACACAAAGCGCCAAAACGTGAGATATTTGAGCGAACAAATTGAAAAAATTAATGGTCTGGGAGAAATTATTGCAAAGTGCGGAAAAGACTTGAAACTTCCAGGACAAAGTCGTACTTATGGCGTTTGGCTTAAAAAGGACAGTATTGGAAGAAGAACTCTAGAAAAATACGTTGGAGTTTTTGAAAGTCATCCAAATGCATCCATCATTTCCAGTGAACTAAATATATTGAAACAAGCATTGAATGCAAATGTCGTGTGGGATGAAATCACGGATATTGAATTATACACACCCGATCAACATAATTATGTCTACGATTTTACTGTTCCAGGCAATGAAACTTTTATGACTGATTATGGTGTCATTGTTCATAACACGTTGAACTCTGTGATATACGAGACACCAATCATCGTAAGAAATCGTGCGGGAATTATTCAAAAGGTTCAAATCGGCGACTTTATTGAAAAACACATTGCCACCCCAAAAAAGTTGGAGTATTACAAGGAAAATGACACGACGTATGCAGAGCCTGGCGAATACTACGAAATCCCATCGTGTGACGATGATGGAAATATCGTCTGGAAAGAAATTGAGGCAGTAACTCGTCACCCTGTAATCAACAAGGACGGTACCAATACCATGTTGAAGATTACGACAGATGAAGAACGTGAAGTCGTTGCTACAAAGGCCAAGTCATTCTTAAAGTTGGTCAATGGAAAAATTGTTCCAGTGGATGGCGACAGCTTAAAGGTGGGCGACTACCTCCCCGTAAGCACAAAACAGATTGACTTTACGGAAAGCGCCGAGCTTGACTTGCGCGAAATCTTTCCTCCCACGGAATACATTTATGGTAGCGAGGTTGAAAAAGCCAAGGCTGTTATGCACGAGTATCACTGGTGGACAAAACATCAAGGCAAAACCTTTACGCTGCCATACAATAGAAGCGATTCCTTTGTTGCAAAGGTCGGCGAAAAGTTGCGAAATGGGTGCAAGAGTAAAACTACACTCGCTCCGGGATGCATTTACATGAAGCAAACGAACATGTGCGACTATACCATTCCTGAAAAAATTCAGCTCAACTACAACTTTGGCTACTTGATTGGAGCTTACGCTGCAGAGGGGTGCATGACAAAATTTCAAGTGTCTATTGCAAACAATGACGCAGAATATTTTGAACCCATCTTTGATCTATGTAAAGAGTGGAATATTACCACAAAGGTATATAGAAAGGAGATTACAGATGATTCAAGAATCAATGGAACCAGTCAGGATGTTCGCATCTATAATACTGTACTCTGTCGTATCTTGGAAAAAATGTGTGGAAAGTTGAGTCATAACAAGTTTATTTCTGACAAGATTATCTTTTCCAACACGGAATGCCTGAAAGGATTCTTGGATGCTTACATTGGAGGAGATGGGTGTGTAAGTAAAAAAGGAAAGAATATTTTCATGTCGTCTGTTTCCAAAAATATGTTGATAGACGTACAACAGATTCTGAATATTTTGGGTATTTACAGTAAAATAAAAACAAATAAAATGTCTGAAAATACAATGTTCAAAGTTGTTCACCGGTGTTATGATCTTGTAGTAAGAAATAAACAAGCACAAAAGTTGGCAGGTATGTTGAACATAAAACTCAAATATAAACAAGACAACTTGAAAGATCTTTTGGAACACACATACATGTACGATGTAAATAAGAATTATCTTACAGTGCCAAATGAAATAAATGGAAAAATTGTGTTTCAAGAAAGAACGAATGACATCTGTAATGGTGTGCTATTTGACAAGATTAAAAGTATTGTAGAAGTACCGAATACCACAAAATATGCGTATGACCTAACTGTAAAAGATACGCGAACTTTTAACATCTATAATGGTCTCGCGATCGACGATACGTTCCATTTTGCCGGCGTTTCTTCAAAGTCCAACGTGACGCGTGGTGTGCCAAGAATTGAAGAAATTTTGTCGTTATCCAGTGAACCAAAGAATCCTTCCCTCACCGTCTATCTGAAGAAGGAAGACGAGACGGATCGTGAAAAGGCGCAGACCATTATGTATATGTTGGAACATACCAAACTGAAAGAAATTGTCAAGTCGGTGGAAGTCTGTTTTGATCCCAATGATATGAATACGCTTATTCAAGAAGATGCGGATACGATGGAACAGTATCGCGCATTTGAAAGCATGATAGACGAATGTATGCCGGAAGAAGATGTGGACGAGGCGGAAGAAAAATCCAAATGGGTTGTGAGAATGGAGATGGACCCTACAGTAATGTTGGAGAAGAATATTACAATGGATGATGTCAACTTTACACTTCATAACGGATATGGCGATGAGGTAAGCTGTGTATATTCAGATTACAATGCGGACAAGCTGGTTTTCCGAGTACGTATGAAAAATGTGATTAAAAAATCGGAAATGAAAGACAAAGAATCCAAGAAAAAAGCCGGTCCACTGGACCAATCCGATCAAATATATCTCTTGAAGAACTTTCAGGATAAGCTACTAGAAAATACAGTGTTGAGAGGCATCAAACGTATAAACAAGGTAATCTTGCGTAAAATCAAGGATAATGTTGTTGACTCGGGTGGCGTATACAAGAAACAAGACATTTGGGTTCTGGATACAATTGGAACAAATATGATGGATGTATTGGCTTTAGATTATATTGACTCTTCTAGAACATTCAGTAATGATATTGTTGAAATTTATCAAACTCTAGGAATTGAAGCCGCGCGTCAATCCATTTATAACGAAATGATAGATGTGATTGAGTTTGATGGAACATATATTAATCATCATCATTTCAGTGTGTTGTGCGACAGAATGACATTTACAAGTAAAATGATTTCCATCTTTAGACACGGCATCAATAATGATAATATTGGACCGATTGCGAAAGCATCTTTTGAGGAGACTCCACAAATGTTCCTCATGGCTGCAAGACATGCCGAACTGGACACTTTTAGAGGAGTTTCAGCAAATGTAATGTGTGGTCAAGAAGGATACTACGGAACAAGTTCTTTCCAAGTCATATTGGATATTGAAGAAATGTCCACACTGGAAGAGGCAATCAAATATGAACAACCAGATGATGAACAAGAAGCGATTGAAAAAATGTTTGGAGACGTGGAGACTGGAGATACACCTTGTAGCACAAACAAGCTGGTGATACAAAATAATGTAGTAAGTATCAAATCCGAAGATACTGGAACGGACAATAGTTATAATCCGTTTTAAGTGCATGTTGTCCTCTCCTCCCAAGTAAAAATAAAAGTCTTCAAATAAAATTTTGGAAATAATCTCTATATTATTTTTTTGATAAATTATTATTTCTTCTAATAATATATCTACCCTTTTGTAAATGTGTTCCTGTAATCAACACTCACAATCCGACTCACATGCATACTCACACTCACACTGTAATGAATGTTTTCCAATCGTTTATGCACCTATACCAAAACCAAATTATGTAATGGGGCGTGTTTTAGAATGCCCCCCTCCATTTGGTCCGAATTTTACTTACCCAAATGTATCTTGTGTTGATCCGATCCCCGTGGAACCCCGTTTTGGTCCATCTTATTGTACTACTATTTATGACATGGTTCAATACTTGAATATTCAAGATAAATCTTTTACTTTTTTGTTGAACCCTTACCGTAAAAATATAGTTGGATTTTTTATAACATTTGTAGACAACTATGGATATACAATTCCTATGGATAGCTATTCAAGTACACTTCAAGTTGAAGAAATACATCAATACTACGATAGTCAAAATCCTGGACAATACAATACATACTACAATGTTGTTTCAGACACACAATCAAAGTATTACTATACATATATTCAACAAAATCAAAATGGGTTGCCCTACAATGCTTGTATATGGACCCTGTATTTGAATTCATGTAACGAATTAAAACTTTCTTTCAATCTATCCACAACTAATACTGGTCCAATAAATATATTTATCAACTTATTTTTGAAACCGGAAAATTATCCCTCGCCTATTTTAGCTCCCGTTATTGAAGAATGTATTGAGGCTGATCCTGATCCAACTATAGGACATATTAGGTGGATGGTTGAACTACCTTGTCAGTGTTAGCCATACGTCTTCGCATAACTGGCCACGGTTCATAATTTTGTTGATATTTTTCAAATGCTTTTTCATACGCATCATAATCATCCAGTAGACCATTTTTTTCTAGTTCGGCGTATTCTTTTGAATCCTCAAACTCATTTTCCATATGTTCCCAGTATGGATCCCATGGATTTTCATCAATATATTTATCACATGTTTCACAATATCCTACACCATCCACATCTTTATGATCCCCTATATAAATCTTACAATCAGGGAATCCACCCCTACACTTTTTTCTATAAACTCTTTTTTTTTTTGACGTTGCCATCTTGAATGTATCTAGACGCAAAATAAAAAGAGTTGTACTTCAATTTTATAAAAAAGTATAACAATATTAATTATGTTTATTCAAGAATATAAACATAATTTATGTATGAATACAGCACACCCATGTCAAATAAAGCATTCAATTATATGATTCAAAAAGTAGTAAATAAAAAAAATAAAATTTATAATTTAGAAGGACATTCTTTAGAGGTTTTGGGTGTTTTACAAGAAATTGCTACGAATGAATTTAAAGACTCGTCATCCGACACCATGGATATGAATCTGATTCGCCGGTTTTACTACTCTTATATTCGTGAAAAAAATTTCTTGTTGAAAACAAAATTTAATTTTTTTAAAAAATCAACCTCCAACATTTTCATGACTGTAAACCAAAAGAATATATTCATGGATTTCTTTCAACAAATTCAAAAAGTATATCATGCATTTTCTCGTCTCGCGTATATTTACAAATTCAAAAAAGCAAAAATTCAGGTAAGTTCCGACTTGTTTATGAATCCACTTTCTTCAAAACAAAAAAATGTATTTACCTTGTATCAAAACAACTATAAATATTTATTTACAATCACCGACTTGAATAATATCATGTTGGCATCACTTTGTAACTCTATCAATTTTTTTTCTTTTCCGCAACCTTGTAAAAATCCATACAATAACATGTACTTTAACAAGTCTACGCTATACAACATTTATTTTTTCATAAAATTTAGACATCATAATGTTCCAATACTGATTCAAAATTATTTCAAATCCTACTTTAATTTGGATAAATTTAAATCAAATAATGAAGCTCTCATAAGAGAACATACAATTAAAAATTATGTATATACTACCCCTGTAAATGAACTATATGAAGTTGTACTTGAAATGTTTTCAGGATACAAATTTCATAGAAAAAGTATATATGTGGATGAGGACTTTCCAAAAGATAAGCTTGTAGAAATCATGCGCCCGTATTTACATTTATATTACAAATCAAAATATTCTTTGGAATCCTATCAAAGATATGATGCAATAGACCTACTTCATGCAAAAATGAGAAAGTTTATTTTATTTAATCCACAATTTGGAAGAAAGAATATAAAACTTGTTCAAGTCATGTTCAATAAGAAAAAATGTATTGTAACTTTCAATGACTCCCATGTAAATTTTTATAAAAACAGTGAAGCAGCATTTCATAATTTTGAAAAATCACATCTACTTGAAGATGAACGCGAAGATCAAGAAAATAATCCTTTTAGAGAACCTTCCCCCGAAATTATTGAACAAATTATTGATAGTGTAGAAATTGAATATGAAAATCCAGAGTTAAGCGAAGATGCGAGTTTAGGTACATATACAAACTATGCAGCAACATTTTTGATGAATAGAAATAATAGTGTCTTTTTTGATGCGAGTATGAATCTATTACCTTCTTTCATACCTTTCCATATTCATAGTGCAAATATTTATCCACTTATTCAAAATCTAGAACCTTACCAACCAGAAACACAGGATTCTTAAAAGGAAACACTGACAATATTGTCATAAGGTTGCGTAATTTGTGGCTCTGCTTGGTCCCGAGTGTTGTATTTCACATACTTGTTCTCAATTGCAGGAACCAAATTATCAAAATATTCTTGTGTAATAATAGACTGTATTACAATCAACTCGTCTTCTCTCAAACGATAGTCAACCTTTCCGAAAGAAAGATATGTTTGAGGTTCAAACACAAATGATTTTATTCGTGTATACCGAATTAATTCATCTGCCATTCTCAAGTAGTATTTCAGTTCATTATCTCCCCCGGTAAGTAAATTTTTCAAGGGTATTAAAAGTTGGCATTTATTTGCAGTTGTTACTGCGCAAAATGGAGACTTACTTTTACATTTTGCGGTATTATCCCTGTTCATAATACAGGTAGACACTTCTTCAACTAATTTATAATCAAAATTATCCACAAATATTACTTGATCATTTATGAGGTCTTTCAACATAAGTACAACTGACTTCAACTTTTCGTGATATAAAATATACTGTTTTTTCAACTCATTGTCTATTTTTTCGCGCTTCTTCAAGTTCTCATATTCGTTCAACATGATACGTACTGTATTTCGGAATGCTTGAAAAAATTGCGTCTCTAGCCTTATTTTCTTCACATACTCTTTTCTCTCTTTGTCTGGTCCAGTACCTATACTAATTTCTTCGTCGGCAATAACTTGATTGCCATTTTCCAATTCTTTCAAGGTGTCATCCGGGTTCAATTCTGAAACTGGAAGAGGATGAGACAGTTGAACAAATTGATTCGTTTCGGTTATTATTCCTATAACCATTTCGTCTTCAACTGACCGAAATACTGGCAAACAGGGAATTCTTTTTTCAGATGCTTGGTAGAGAGAATTCAAAAAAGCAATTGTTTCTTTATAAGGCTTCCATATATCATCTTCCGACATGAAGACATAATCTATTTTTTCCATCATTGAAGAGGGGTAACATGGAACAAATCCTTCTAAACCTTCCAATGATCGTGCAACAACTCCAATAATTTTATTATGGTAATTCATGACTTGTTTTATGGGTGTGTAAGAAATTCCTATCAACTCTGAAACAAGTTCTTTCAACAAAGGCGCACGTTTTGCCTTGTATATATTTGGCATACTTGATAGAGGAAAACACTTGTTTTGAAAATACGGTCGCACAATCTTTTCAAAAAAGTTTTTCATATTCTTGGGTAAATCCGCGCGATTTTCTTGGAAAAATTTTTGAACAGAAATTTTCTTTTGCTTTTTATCTGACCGGTCTTCCTTGTAGTAGTAAACTGGCTCAAAATACTTGTCTTGTCCAACTAAAATAAGAGTCGGTTTATTTTCATCATAAAATTCAGTAGAATAATGATTTGTTGGACAGATAATATTTACATTCATTGTGACGTCTTCATTCGGTATTTCAAGTATGACAAGATTTATACCTGTATTGAATATTGCTGAATTGGGTATACAAATGATATCCCACAAGTAAGTATAATCAATCATAATGTCGTCATCCCTTAAAAAGCGAACAAAGTTATCAAATGCTATGGCAACCTTGTGAAAAAATTCCATTCCGTGCTTCATTTTTTTACATTTTTTGTATAAAATAGAATTCATTTTTTCTTCGTCCAACTCAAAGGATTCATTATTTTTATTATCATAAAAGTCGGTCACCAAATTTCCATTTTGAAAAGTAATAAAATTATCCACGTTCAAACTAGAAATTATAATTTCCTTCATTTCTTGAATTGTTTTGCGGACAGCATTTCCCTGTGTATCACTCTTTGTAAAAAAAATGGCATCTGTAATACAAGCAATAAAAGACTGTGTACTGCTAGCTTTATCTGCATCATTTTTTATTCCATGGCGAAGCAAGCATGGGTGGTTTGATTTTAATGTGGCATTTGTTTTACTCATTTGACAATCAGCGTTTACTTCTTGCAACATTTTTTGTATTGCAACCGGCAAATAGCCCCATCTTCCTGCAGGAATTTGAACTTTTTCTGGTCCAACAACATATTCTTTTGTTTTTGATACGTCCTCTTCTTCCACGTCTTTTACTTTTCCATAACACTTGTCACGTGCGGTAACAAGACCTTTTGTATTCCACTTTTTAAAACAACATGGTAGGCAATATCCTTTGGGATGCTTTCCAGTTTGAAAGCCTGGATATTTTTTTTTATCCCCAGTTTCATAATAAAATTGGTATATGTATTTTCCGTCTTTTGCCTCCTTGTCATTTTTAGGAATGATTTTATCCTGTAAATTATTTTTCACAATTTCTTCTTCCGTTATAAGCGTGTCGTCGCGTAAATCCCAGTATTTCGGACAAATATAATAATATTCTTTGTCTGGATTAGAACCGTATTTAATAATATCTCCATTGCTTTCATCCAATACTCCTGGATTTTTGGATTGAATAGAATCTAATTCATCCTTTGTCAAAATAACAGGTTGTCTGCGTTCACTAGAGAGACATGCGCGTGAATAAGAATTGAATCCGGGTATGTCATTTTTCAATATAATCGTTGGATCTTTTTTTTCTATTCTTTCTTGCCAGTAAGAAGGATTATTCAGTTTCAATCCATCAATAACTCTTGTACCACCCAGTTGGATTTTTTTATTCTCTTTGCTTTCTTTCTCATTTCCCTCGCTTTCTTCGTTTCCCTCATTTCCCTCGCTTTCTTCGTTTCCCTCATTTCCCTCGCTTTCCTCGTTTCTCTCATTTCCCTCGCTTTTCTCGTTTCTCTCATTTCCCTCGCTTTCCTCGTTTCTCTCATTTCCCTCGCTTTCTTCATCTTCATCGTCTTCCTCGCTTTCCTCGTCTTCCTCGCTTTCCTCGTCTTCCTCACCATTATCTCCGAAAAACAAATTCAGCAACTTGTCCCCTCTATCTTCTTCTTCATTTTCAATATTTTCTCTCTCCGCGTCTTCTTCTACCTCTTCTTCTTCAAGATTTTTCAAAGACATTTCCTCTGGAGCAATAATATCTTCTACAATAACTTGTTCCATTTTAGGTTGAACACTTGAACATAATTTTGAAAGCTCTTCTGCAGGTACATCGGTACTTTTTTTATCCTGTGTCAAACGAATCATTGTATCTAAATAAATAGGGATCGTATTCAAGTAACCAATATCATTTACATCTTGAACATTAATTGTTAATTTATTGTTGATTGTATCTAATGAAAGCGTGGTTTTGAACCCAGGATTTGACTTTATTTCAATTGTTCCACGTTTAGAATTTTGTTCAACTTGCAACTCATTGACAACTTGTTTAAATAATGTAATTGCCTCGTCTTGTTTCAAGTCAGGATAGTTCTCAATCAATCTATTTACAACTTCTGCGCTATAAAAATCCGCGTCTTTCAGTTTTTGGTTTTGTTTCAAACTTTCAATAATAAATGCTTCCATACTTGTTCTCTTGTTGAAATTTGAAACACGTTTAAAGCGAAGTAACTTGGGCGATTCAAAAATAAACGCACTAGACATGCATTTTTTGGCTTCTGAAAAACTTGTCCCTGTTTTTATTTGTATTACACTTTGATAACTCATTTCTAAAATATCGGTAGTCTTATCTTCCAACGAAATAAAAGTCCCAACGATGTACCCATTTTGCTCTAAATAACTTTTTACTTCATCAATAACCGGATTTACCACAGTAGAATATAAATTATTAATTTCAGAAACAGACATTATTTTTTCAAATGTAGAAGATATTGTAACGTTTCCATTTTCCTCAAATTCACATGTACCACTTATTTCTGGTATGTATACAATAACAGTCCTTGCCCTCCCAATAAGTTTGTACTTTATAATTGTTGCTTTAGAGAGAAATGGAATTTTCCTTCCATCCATAGATTTTCGGGGAGAATAGAGACGCATCATTTTTTCTTGTCTTGACGCAGGATTTAATTTTATCAATGGATACTTTTCACTCGCATGAAGAAGCTTGAAAATAATATCTAGTGGAATTTTCAATTTGTTTGGGGCATACGTAGTAATAAGAATAGATTTTATTCCACTGTTTATATAGTTCAATTCACTTTTTCTATACTTGTACGTGTCATATATTGTATCAATTTTTTCAAACACGTCATAAGCTTCAGCGACCTTTGACAAATTTTTTTCTATAAAACTTGTTCGTCTTTCTTCCAAATCGTTCAAGGTATAAATTTCATTATCATATAAAAAAGGGTAATATAGTTTAAGAATTGTTGTTTCAAAATCGGGTTCCTTTCTCTCTATTACATCCTTTGCCAAACACAAATATATATTGTTTTCTATAATTTTGCCAGTATTGAGAAGTAAATGACTGTTTAATGTGGTAATCACCTTTTGTAGTTGAATATTTTTTTCAGGATACTGTAAAAGAAATGGATTCACTACAAAAGAGTATTCATTCAATGTTTGAGACGATGTTTTTTTTATAATTTTTTGGCCTATGACTGTATTTATTATCTGTGGGTTTCCGTCTAGCTGTAAAGAGAGAAGGTCATCGTAACTATATTCTTCTTTATTTTCAGAGGGCTCTTTCAAAGAAACAATATTTTTTTTGAAATTATCAAAGTCTTCTTTCGTTATAGAGTGTGTTTTTTTCTTTGAAAGGGTTTCATAAACTACAGACGTTTCTAGTGTTTCCTCTTTTTCACAAAAAAAGTACATTTCTTCTAGTGGAACAGACTCTTGAAACTCCTTGAATAGTTTTTGTTTAATAGTGCCAATACTATCATCTGGATGAATTTGTTGTTCGGAAAATACAACAGGAATATTATTTTTTCGTATTGCATCTATTTCATTGGGAGAGAAAATAGGTTCATTTGTTACTAAATTTGTGAAAATTTTGTCTGTAGGATTGGTTTGAAAAACAGTAGATATGTCAGTGTCTTCTAAAGTTACACCATAAAATACAATAATTTTACGAATCGTATTTTCATCCTTTAAACAATTTACCTTATATATATTCATTACCGGATGGATATATATAATGAAAATATGATATTCTTCTAAATAAAAATATTATTACCTTACTTTTTTGGAAATGCAAACGTTGTGGAATGTTACATGTTATAGTATGGGCTACTTGTAATATTCATTCCACAATATTCTGTTGGATTTTTTTCATAGTCCACAGGATTATAAATTTTTGCATCTTTTGCATTCTCCAATAAAAATTTGAAATTTTTCCAAAAATCATTGTCATGACCATATGCTGTAGTAGTTAAATGTGAAAGTTCGTGTAATGCAACAAAGGTAAGAGTATCCAAGTCAATCATTTTGCTTGTTTCACTTCTCTTTTTATTCAAGCAAAAGGCAATCCGTTGTCCTTTGTTTTCGCTATAAGCAGTCAATTCACTTGTAGGAAGAGTCTCGCTAATTTTTGTTTCACTAAAACCTTCCACAAGACGTTTGACGCGTGGATCATCGGGATATTTTTCTTTCATGTACTTGACAAATTCCCTGCATCTACCCGTAACTTTTGCCAATAAATCGGCGGCATCATTCAATTTGGATCTTTCCCTTACACAATACTTTTCTCCATCTACAGAGGATATAATACATTTTAGTTGAAACTCGGGTGTATCCACATACATGCGTATCATTACAAATACTATAAATCCAATAAAAAGATATGCTAAAATGTCTTGATTTTGCATATCTTTCTACTTGAAATCGTCTTATAGTATTTGTATAAAAAAAGAATAGAAAAAATTATAGTTTACTGCATGCTTCCACCAATCTCTAGAGGAGGGCGCATAAAGTCGGGCTCAATAGTAGACATGTTCCAAGGTCCCACATTGAGTTGGGGATTGGGGGGTTCCGAGCGAATTTGAAGATTGGCATTTCTCAAAGTCTGGCCAATGGTATCAATACCAATGTGGTAACCCGCTTTCAATAAGTTCACGTTAGAAAGCTCACCCATTCCCGAGGGGTTAAGTTGGGCCCATTCACTATTTGTGTCACGAGGTAATAATTCCGCGGGGTTTTGAATTGTAGCACCTGAACAAGAGCTGGGAACGTTAGGCATGCTGGTTTGTATTCCGTTCACATCTGAAAACACCTCATTTTGTCCTAAAGGATTCGCAGGTTGAACGGCTGTGTCGTTGGGGTTGAAAGCTCCTCCAGTGTATGCCGTATTTCTTCCATTAACCATGGTTTCCTTTTTAATAACAGGAGCTGACTTGGTGGTGAGGTAAGACGAAAAATAATAAACTCCGTAAGCAACGAGTAAGATTATTATAATCACACCAACCCCGCTTTCTTTGAATAGCTTTTTGAACATGCTCACTATATAAAATTAATGAATAAAATAAATTTTAAGAATAGTAGTTAATTCAAATTGTAAGTCGTAAAGTTTACAAAATTATAAATTCCTTAATTTTGTAAATTTCGTGTTTGCGCATGTTTTATGGAATCTTAATCATCTTCATCTGTAAATGTATCCACAGACTCGTCATCGCTAGAACTATCCAAATTATCCAACATATATGTTTTTTTAATATTTTTTGCCTCTAAATAGGCAGCAACCGCTTCCCTTTTTGCCGCCTTTGCCTTTTCTTTTGCTTGTTTGTATATTTCATAGTACACTTCATTCGGCTTTTTCAATGTAATTGTTTCTAAAGAAGTTGGTTCTAAAGTTGGTTGAAATTCGGTTAATCCATCCTTTGTTTTTTCTAAAGTTTCTTCAAGAATTGTATCATTGACTATTTGTTCTAAATTTATTTCTTCATCAACTTTGGATTCTGTTTCAGAAGGTAAAGTAATGTCTAGATCTATCAACTCTGGCTCATCTGAACTGTCATTTACAAAAGATGTGTGATTTTTACTTACAATTTCAGTTTTTTTATTTTCAGGTTTTCCTGAATCTTCTGTTTCATCGGATTCTTTTTCAGTATACCTAGTTTGTTCTTTTTCCTCGGAAGAAGGCGATGACTCCAACGTATACATTTTTTCTAAAGACTCGGGGCCTTCTTTTTTTGGAACTTTCTTAATCAAACAATTTTCAAATATATTTTCTTTATTTAAAACCATAATCTGTTTCACCTCTATTTCCAGTTGAAAATTTTTTGACGTAAACTTTATTCCTTGTATCTCTAAAATAGAAATGATGGAACTATCACTAGTGATTTCATCCATAGAAACAGGCGCCTCGTGTTCATTATAAATTTTTACAAGTGGTATATTCGTCATTGTATTTACTTTTACATTGCATCGTATCAAGTAGTATTTACCAGATTTGTATACTTTGATGGGCGGATTGAACGCTGTTTCTATGTCAGATTGTTCTAAATTATTTTGAAACCAGTCATTGGATTTTTCGTATAATAGTTGTTGGCATTTTGCCTCTAAATTTTCAATCCATTGCACAAATTCTTCACACGTATTTTCAAACATCAACTCACAGTTTATTTTTTTCCCCGTTTTCAAAAATCCTTGACGAGTTGTGCATTTTGGCGCCTGAATATAAAGTTGTTGACCTTCGCACAAAATTTTTGTAAAATAAGATCCGCCTTGCAAATTTGTAGGATGTCCTAAAGATAATTTAGAAAAATCAAAAGTATTGTTGGGTTCTATTATGTTCATTATTGAGTCTACAGAAAAATTATACCTTAATAACACGCAAAAATATTCATAAAAAACTATTCTTATAAAGAATGAAAGAAACTTCCCTTGTGAAGCAATGTTTAGAAATATTAAAGAGGGAAGATGTCAAAAGTGAATTGAAGCATTTGTTTCGCCCTATTATAGACTTTATTTTATTTGAAATCCGACCTTACACTTATATTACTGTGCTAATGATATTTATGATTTTTATAATGATTTTAGCAATATTGGTATTACTTGTGTGGTTTCTTCGTTCACAACAACTTGTAGTAAAAAACTCGTTTGTTTAGGAATTTTGATAAACTTATTATTTTCTCTGATTATTATAAATGGTAAAAAGAAGGTCTGTGAAAAAGATCTCGTCAAAAAATGTAAGAAAACCTGTTTTTCAGCTGTCTCAAGCATTTATTGGAGGTGGAATGAATAACTATAATCCTGCTTCAGTCTCGGATATGGGAGCTGGTGGTGCTGCTGGTTATGAACTCGGAAAAGTTGGTACCTTGAGCAATCAGTGGAACACCGTAATGGATATTGGATCCAAAACGTATGGTAACAGCTTTGACATGCCTGCTTCAAATTCTGTTCCTACACCACAGCAACTAGCCTTGGCTCAATCTGGAGGATCTAGACGCAGACGCAGACGTGGAACCCGCCGTGGGAAACGCTTTTTCGGTTTATTTGGTGGTCAAGTAAACCCTTTAGTTCATCCTATTGCTGGAGGAGCTCGTCGCACGCGTAGGCGTAAACATAGACGTTATCATTAAGTAAGATATAAAAAATCTATATAAATATTTGTTGATATATAATAGTAATACATGAGTTTTGAAGAAAGTATACAAAAATGGGTTTCTATTGATAACCAAATCAAAATTATGAATGAAAAGTTGAAAGAATTAAGAGATAAACGTTGCGAAATAAGTGATTCTATTTCATCATACGTGGATAACAATAATATGCAAAATCTATCTGTTCAAATTAGCGATGGTAGGTTGCGATTTGTGAATACACGTGTACAAGAGCCGCTGACATTTAAATATTTGGAAAAGTCTTTAGGAGAAGTTATTAAAAACGAGACACAGGTCAAACAAATTATGGAGTATTTGAAAAAAAATAGGGAGACAAAGGTAGTACAAGAAATTAAACGTGTTTCTATTTCATGATAGCCTGTTCTTCACGTTTTGCAATAAAAAATCTTTATATTTCGTGTATATATACCGAAATATAAAATGAGAAAAAGAAAAGATTTAGAAAATGAAACAGATGAAGGTGATGTTTATGATGAAGATGAATTTGTAATCTATAAAACTCCTGATGGAACTATAAAAAGTTGTGGGTTTGATGTAAATTCTATTCTTTTGAAGCAAGGAAAAAAACCAATGTACACGATAAAGAATCAGCCCATGTTTGCAATAGATGATAGTAAAGAAGAAGTTTCCGATTTGTTCAAGGACATGGCTGTTCCAGCTGGTCTTTTTTATATGAAGTGTGAAGGAAACCCAAGTGGATCTAATGACAGAATAATAAGTGAAATGGATGATGATTCTGATGAAGATATTTCAGAGGATATTTATGAAAAGTTGCTGAATTTAGTTCAGGTGTTGGAGAATAAAGAAAAGAAGAGAAAAACTAGAAAACGAGTACTCGGAGGAAAACGAAAAACGAAAAAAAATTTTATTTCAAAGAATAAATAATAAATATAGTATATATGCCGTACAATACTCGCAAAAAAAATAATCGTAAACCAGATCAGAGATCAACAGATAATTACAGATTTCATGCATTACCAGTAAGGTTATCTAAAGGTGCAGAAATAACATTTGATGACGCGGTAGGAGACGTAGGGTCCGCGGTAGGAGACGTAGGGTCCGCGGTAGGAGACGTAGGGTCCGAGGTAGGCTCCTCTATGAAGGCATTTACCTCCAAAGTAGGGTCTCTTGATTCCTCGCTAGGAGATGAATTTTATAACAACAAAATTACTCATGAACTCCGTAAAGAATTTGGACATTTACGTGGAGGAAAAACACGAAGAAAATATACACGCAAATCTAAAAACTTGAAGAAAATAAGAAAAACTAGAAAATCAAAAAAATGATTTACTTTTTCTATAGAAAGAACAAGTAAGCCTACTATTCAATGAACAAGTTCTATGCATATTTAATTATGCTTTACATAACATCCCAACATACAAGCGCGTTCTTTCTACCTGCAAGTCTCGTAGAAGAGGCAAACTCCATAAAAAATATGATTTCTTCTAGAGCGATTGTATCTACTGTTACAGAACAAGTCAATTATCAAATGATAAATGATAATGTATTATTTTCAGAACTCACACATTCTACTTTTCATCCTGTGCGCGACCTATTTTACATAACTATATTTGCAACTTCTTCTATCATACAATATCAACTTATGCGTGCAAAAAATGAAAAATGGTTAGCAATACAGACATATACAGATGTACAAAAGGTAACAAATCAACTTATTTGGATAATATTGATCGTTTTTACCAAGGGAATAGATAACGCCATTTAGGAAACATGTATATTGCATAAATTTTATTTTCATTTTTTTTTTCATTTTTTATTCGTTAAAAATATTTACCTAGTATATAAAGAAATGGCAAAATCCAGTTTTCAAAAAATGTGCAACCCCGCAAAGTTGTATTTAGCTGTTTCCGTTGTCGGTATTGTATACGGGCTTATTCAAAAGTTCTCTCTTATTACTTTAGGAACAAATTTCATCTTTGTTATTCTTTGGACGATGGTCCTCAATTGGCTCTGCTCTATTGGACTTAAGACAGTCTCGTGGATTTTGGTGTTATTACCATATTTAATGTTATTTCTCTCTGCTGGATTCATTGTAGATATGATGAAAGGCGGAAAAAAGGATGGATTCCAAATGAAGCAAGAAACTGAAGCCGACAAAATCAAAAGATTTTCAAAATTAACATCAGCAGAAGTCAAGTTGCTTAAGGGGGATGACGCGTTAGATTATGCTAGACTTCTTAAAGATAAGAAAATTATGCCCCCTACTATGTAATAGCGTTATCCACCGGGAACCTCAAAGTTATTTTGTAAAGAATCGTAAGGATTTACTTTAGTAATTTTAAATTTTTATTAGCAAAAATGGAATGAGATTAAAATTTTTGCTAAAATACATTTTTCAGGAGGGTTTGAAAGGGAACCTAGGTTTCCTTCTACTATGTAACTTGTAATTTACTTACCATAATTTACTTATTCTCAACCAAAAAGAATAAGCAAATTTACCGGCTCCAACTGTCATAGTTGAAGGGGGACACCAAAATCTTGTCCAACTTGGATTTCCAGTAGTCCACACGTTTTTCCATTTCTATGTCCTTTTCCGTTTTTGGAAATGGCGTAGAAACACTCATAAGTTCCTCTTCTTCCTTTGTAATCTTTGGCTTATATCCATAACAATTTACACCGAACTGCAGTTTTGGATTTGCCATGTATCCACCATTTATTCCAGGTCTGCCACAATCATGTTCATGTCCTTGTATTTTTTGCAGACCATCAAAGGTTGATTTTTGAGTAGGAAACAACGCCATCTGTCCTTCCGACCAACCATAGTTGCACCATTCCGCACCATCTTTGTGCGCATTTTCTACCTCGTCATAACTAGCTAGGCGTGATCCATAAGCTGTGCATAAAGACCGAGCGTCATCGTAGCTATAGTAGTTTCCTGGAATGTTGAATACCTCGGGGTGAAAGAGAGGTTTCATTGGTAAAGGCGCCTGCGCAGGACTAGAAACGGGTTGTACTTTTAAATCCACGGTAGCTTCACCGAAAAAAAGATTTTTCAAAGAAGCAATGATATTATATCCAAAAATATAAGTCACTGCGTTGATTGCAATTAGAATAATAAAGACGGCAACCATGATGATACCCAGAATACTTACATTGGATTGATATTTTGACTGGGTTTGTTGAAACATTGGATCCGCCGAATTTTGTGAACTTCCTAAAAAGGAGAAAATGATTATGAAAAGAGCGATAATTCCGATGGAAATAACAATAGCTCCGGGATTTATTTCAAAGGATCCTACCTTGTTCCCCAAATAGTTTGAAAAATAATTGTAATTTTGATTAGGTTCTGTTACGGACACATCCATGTTTATTATATGCAAATATAAAGTTTTTTCTGTGTTAAATATAAAAACTCATGGCAAAATCTAGTTTTTTAAAAATGTGTGAACCCGCAAAATTGTATTTGATAATTTCCATAGTTGGGTTAATCTATGGACTTGTTCAAAAATTCAGTATGGTAACTTTAGGAACAAATTTTATTTTTGCGATTGTTTGGACCATGGTTCTAAATTGGCTCTGCTCGGTAGGTATGAAACCAGTATCGTGGATTCTGTTATTGTTACCATATTTGATGTTGTTTGTTTCTGCGGGGCTTGTAGTGGATTTTATGAAAGGGAAAACAGAGGGGTTTGAAGATAAACAGGCTGCTGCTACGGGTAAGGCTGCGGCTACGGGTACGGGTAAGGCTGCTACTACGGGTAAGGCTTCTGGTAAGGGTAAGGCTCCCGCAACCCCAGTTGCTAAAACTATAGACATACCAAAACTTTTACAACAAATAGATGTTGATTTAGCAAAAATTGAAAAGTATAACGAGCTTACAAAAGATACTACACAAAAATTGAATACACAATATTTAGTAGACAATTTTAAATATAATAAGGACTTAATAACAAGCGCTGCTAAAATTTTAAATGACCCAGAAAACAAAACAATAAATACAAATAATGAAGCTGCAATAAGGGATGCTAATTTTAATTTAACGTTAGCTACTACCGGTATAAAAACTGATCATAACACAGTGGTTACTGCCATTGATGCTGTTGTTACGCAGCAAGAGGCAGCTTCAAATAGTTCAGGAATCCAGATGTGTGGTATTGGATATATGTATTGCCAAACATTTTTTGATGCAAATAAAAAATGGAATGATGCTATAGGAGATCAAACAAATAATTCTACTGGCAGAGGATGTATACCAACCACGTTAAAATGCAATAAATATAATACTACAGCTGATGGTTCCGTTTCTGCTAGATAAATTTTTCACATCTTCTTTCTATAAAACAGGCAATATGCCTTTGCACTCACCATCATTTCCAACGTTGGCACCTCTTGCACACTTGTATCATTAAAGTGATACCATTTTCCATTCGCATTTTTCACATAACTTGTATAATGTCCCCCCGACGTTGACCCCGAGTGGTTAGCAATTCCATACAACTCATATACATAGCTTTTCTTTTTATATCCAATGACATATCTAGACAAGTCCAAATTATCCAACGGAAACGCAACAAAAGATTGTCTTTTCTGTCCCCGAGAATTGAATCGTTTCAAGTCAATGGCCAAAATGTTCGGAAAACTCCAAAATTTTATTTCCTTCTTCACCGTCTCCTTTTTCCCAGTTTCTTCATTGAGCCATCCATTATCGCCTTCCATGGTTTCGCCTTCTACATACAAGTTGAAACAATCATACAAATCCATCATTTTTTTCGGATCATCCGGAGGAATCGGCAAGTTAATCATAAAATAAGGTTCAGGGGTACTAGACAAGACTTTTCCCGTCTCCACCGAGACAATTTGCGAAACATGAATCGCATAAAAAATATTAAAAATCTCCGAGTATTCTTTTGAATACATTCGCCGAATCATATCAAAACATTGAGAGGCCAATTTGTCCTTTTCATTTTCAACCTCTCCCACAATTGTCATATTCACCTCGCGCATCAGTGATGTATGAAAACAATCCACTAGAAAAAGAAAAAATTCAGACAAGTCGTTCTGTGCGTATCCTGTAAAAATATCCACATGTTTTATTTGTGCCAGTTTTTGAATAGTTTTCAAGAATTTACCGGGAGAAATTATGCAATTGCTTGTCCACATAAGTTTACGCAGACTATCCCATTCAATAATCAATGCGGATTCAAACTTGTTATTCAAGCGTTTTTTATATTGTTCCAAATTCAAAAAGTCGTTCAATTCGTACGTGTGCGACAATATTTGCAAACATGAATTTATAAAACATGTATTTCCCAAATTTGCCAATCCTGTAAGACCTTTATTTACATATACTTCTTTATTTATTTGTATGTTTGACATGATGGAAATATACCAATATAATAATAAAAAAAGAAATATTTAAACCCTTTCGTAATAGATCTAGTATAGTAGGGAACCTAGGTTCCCCTTTAGCCGCGCATAACCCCCCACGAATTATATAGTAATATATAAAAATATATAAAACTATATAGAATACATAAAAATATACAGAATATAATATCCAACACTATATTATGACAAATCCCCATGTTAGAATTAATAACTTGTATAACACTCTTGTTGAAATAAGAAGAAGTATTGCAGAAATCGTAAGAAGGACCCCAAATAACGCGCCCGAATTTTATTTGAACTATGATCAACGATTCATGATTGATTTGTACATGAACATGTACAATACGACGCTTCGTCAGATTGATTTTTTATATCAAGATATTCAGAGACCAAATATACATACAAATGTAAGGACTCCCAGAGTAAATAGACCGACGAACTACAATACTACAGGTTTTGAACGACCTAGAAATACACAAACACCTTTATCACGAGATATAAATACACTCTTATCCGACGCAATGAGAAGTATGGGGTTTCCTGATTTAACACCAGTGAGGGTTATTCCAACACCAGAACAAGTATCTAGTGCAACTAGAACTATTCGGTTTGGAGATGTAGTAAATCCTCCCAATGCAAGATGTCCGATTCGCTTGGAATCATTTGAACCGAATACTCTCGTTACCCAAATAATTCATTGCCGGCATTGTTTTCATTCGGAAGAATGTGAAAGATGGTTTGAATATAGCGTGAGATGTCCAGTTTGTAGATACGATATACGTTCAGTTCAAGAGTCGTATGAAAATCATACTCAACCGCAAACATCGCAACAACATAGAGCTGTTCCAGTTGAGCAAACTGTTAATGTTGAGAATCAAAACGAAACTGAACATGAAGATGAAAGTTATGAATTCAATAGATGGTATTCACAAACACAATCCGTTCCTCTTACATCAGGACAATCACATAATATTGCAAATATATTGACAAATACGATTGGAAATATAATGGCAAATACAAATACACGGGAATTTACATTTGATGCCTCTAATAGTATGATTATTTATGATACTATATTTAGAAGGGAACCCTAATAAAGTGGATCTTGAAATCTAGCACAAGTCTAGTTATATTTATATAGAACTATATATATGGGTGCAGGAATTCTACCCGCAGCAATATATAATAATAAATTGTATTTCTTATTTGGAAAAGAAAACAAGTATGCGGATACACCAGGATGGAGCGATTTCGGTGGAGGAAAGGAAAACAATGAAACTTTTATAGAAACCGCTGTGAGAGAAGGCGTTGAAGAGCTCACCGGATTTTTAGGAACGGAAAAAGATGTACGTCGTCTTTTGAAAAAAAAGGGAACCTACAATATAGACCTGATCTCATCCGGACATTTGCAGTATCGTTTACATATTTTTCCCATTGAATATGATGAGAAGCTCCCGTTTTATTACAACAATAACCAACGTTTTTTGCAAAGCAAATTAGATCCAACTATCATACGCGAATCTAAAATATTTGAAAAATCTGAAATAAAATGGATAGGTTTAGACCAACTTTCAAAAATGAAATCACAATTTCGGTCATATTTTCAAAATATGGTGAATAAAATCTCTGATGAAAAATCCGAAATTGATGTATTTATTCGGAAAAGTTTGAAAACTCTGAAAACTAGAAAAAATCGGTAAATCATAAACAATGTATAAATTTATGATTTATGTTCAAGGAAGTATAGATCGGAATCCGTCTTTAGATCCGCTGCCCTTTTTCAAAAGATCTTTTATAACTCCAGCAGAGAGAAAAAGCATTAAATACGGTAATAGAACCAATATCCAGGATATCGTCTTAAGACCAATAGAGCAAAGCCAGTTCAAAATCATAGTCCATAACACAACAAAAATAAAATTTGTTCCTAAAGTTATCATACTGAATTGTTGAATAATACCCCAAATTAGACCAAGAATAGAAATAATCAAATAAAGTTTTGCGGGGTTGCACATTTTAGAAAAATCAGTCTTTGCCATATTTTACTATATATATAAATCATAAAATAATTCATTAAAAAAATGAAATGGAAATACAATTATTGTTGAAATGCAACCAAAATACTCAACGCATGTATCATTTGATGAATGCACGCATAATTGAAACGTTGACTACATTCGTAAAACTTGCCGCTCCATATTTCATATGGACATTTCTTCACTACATTTCGTCTCAAGCCTATTCCAATTACTGTACACCTTACACATTTAGTGGATACATGCTTTCTCCATTTGTAGCGACTACACCTCACTGTCGTGCACTTCGTTGGGTAACATTTCATGGAGGGAATACGATTGAAAATATGTGGATCATTTTAGGTACATGGGCGTATTCAAAAATAGTAATGTAGTTTCGCGTCCGAATACAGAATAAAAAATCAATATACAGTAAAACACATGAGTGTATTCATTCTTGTTTTTTTGACCATTTTTTTACTGGGAGGATATGGTATCTTGTACAACATGCGTAAATACTATTTTGTGAATGATGAAAAAATAAAATTTATTAAAGACGAGGTGGATGAAGTAAGAAAAAAAGTGGAGGAAATTTTAGAAATGCGAGAAAAGAAGAATGAATGTGAAGAAAATAAAAATAGCGTTATCCAACGGAAACCTGAAAGTTATATTTTTAAAGAATAGTAAGGATTTATTTTGGTAACTTTAAATTTTTATTAGCAAAATGGAATGAGATTAAAATTTTTGCTGAAATACATTTTTAAGGAGGGTTTGAAAGGGAACCTGGGTTCCCTTCTAAATAAAAATGAATATTTTGTAAATTTTAGTCAACTTTTTCTCTCTATTATATTATTGAAACATGGAAGGATTGTTGAATACTGATTCTGATTATGACAGATATGTTATTCGGCTGAAGAGAGAAATAGATTCTCATTTGGATAATTATGACCATAAAAGAGCACTTGAATGTCTTGTTTCAGCACTTTCCATTATTGAAGAAAAAGATTTACCCAAGTTTATAGCATACTATGAAAACAAGTTGTTTATTTGTAAAAAAAAAGATGTAACTGAAGAAGCAACCTATTTTTTATAGTACAAACAATAAAAAATATAATCAAATACTATAACGATGGCGAAAATGACTGTTGCGCGTTTATGTGACCCTGCAAAAATTTACTTGATTCTCTCTCTTGTTTTCTTGGTTTTCGGAATATTCACAAGAATGACTGTTATGGCGTTGATGATTAAGGCGTTTTTCATCTTCTTTTGGACCATTGTGTTGAACTGGATGTGTTCAGCAGGTCTCAAATTTTTTGCTTGGTTCCTCGTGTTGTTACCTTTCCTTGCCATATTTTTGTCAGTTGGAATGAGCATGGACCTGATGGCTTTAGGAAAAGGACCGGAAGGGTTTGTTAGAACTTGAATACTCTATTACGTTTTCTTTACCCCAAAATAATTCAAAAGCGACTGATTCCCCGCTTTCAAATTATTTGTTGTTCTCAAATAATCGTCAAACAAGAGAGCCTTGACTTCTTTATTTTTCAACTGTTCCAGCTTGTCTTCAAACTTTTCATCATCTTCTGACTTTGCCCTCAAGGATTCCACCTCTGCCCGAAATTTCTTCAGCTTTGGCATCTTATTTTGCATTGTCCAAATCTTTTCCAAAACCAGAGCAAAGACCTGCTGAACCGGTTTCATAATTTGATTCGTAATATAAAAGGAATAATCAATCTTCAAGCCCTGTTCAACAATATAGGTCGGCGTCTCAATCTTTTCCCCCTGCAGCGCCTTTTTATTTATATTATGAATATAGACAAATGGAATACGGTCTCCAGAGCTCGGCTTATTTCCCGGATCGCGCGATGTAATTCTATCCGCCAGAACCTTGTGTGCAATCTGCATCGGATTTTTATAGCCGCTCCTCAACGACTTGGTAATAATCAACTTATCCATCGGATATTTTTCATCCACAATATTTTGCAGACACATGCGTAAGAAATCAATTGCCTTTTGGATATCTTTTTCCTTCATCAAAATGTCAATAATTCCTCCATAAATATCCTTTACAATTGGCGCATTATCACGCCTCTTCAAAACAATTCCCATTTCCTTGCGTTTACATTTATTTGGATCTGTTTCGTACAACATGCCCACATAACGCTTTTTGGAGAGTAAGCAAAATGGCATAAATGTCTTTTCATATTCCAGGTCGTGTGGTCCTTTCAAGAAACTACTTGCCAGGTGTCCAGCTTCTTGCGCAAGTTCAATCGTAATTTCTAGGGCTTCTTTTCCGCGAATCGGTGTTCCATCGGGTTTCGCCAGATTAAACGTAAAGAATACAGAATCTGTATTATGTACAATAATATCTCCAACCCCTGCAGCAAAATGATGATTTTCAGTTGTTAGATCATAAACAAATCCTTCATAGCTTATTTCGTTAATTTTTTTTACAGCGTGAGGATCTTTTCTTTGATTCTTTTTGGTCATTGTTATACGATAAATTTCTTGTTTATCTTTTCTAGTGTTTATAGAAGTATTCCACCCCAAAGACTTTGCTAATAAACAAATTTGAGAGGCGCTTATCTGGGTCTTTTGATCAATTCTTGTATAACCATTATCATCTTTATCTCCATCTGCATCATACATTCCATCCCAAAAAGCTTGACGTATATTTTTTGCGCCATTTATTATTTCAAATGGAATAATTTTACACTTGTTCAAATACATTTTATTTCTATACATTTTTACAAAGTTTCTTATTTGTCCATATTTTTTATTTGACCTTGGAGAAATTTTGTACACACCAGAGCTTTCTAATGTTGGCATAACAACCCATTCTAAACTAGGATATGCCTTTTTACATAAATGTAAATACTTATCTATCAATTCTTCTGAAGCGTTGTTTAGTGCCCAACTGTGTGTCTTTCCGGAAGGACAATTGTATTCTCCACAGCTTCCATCCCCAAAGAAGAATCCCATTACTTTAGCTTCTTCTTCACTAATATTATAATTGTTGTTTGAAATAGGAATGGATATAGGTTTGTGTAAAAGTTTTGTATTTACTTCAATTTCTTTGGGTGTTATTTCTTCACCAGAATTTAATATTAATGAGTGATCATCTGTTACATCAACAACTCCGGTATGTGTTAAAACACGGATCATCTTTTTATGATCTGCCAAAATATGTCTAATAACGCGATATAATTTTGTCCAACCTTTATCTGTCCATGTCTCAATATTTTCAATCTCACAAAATTCTTTTTCTTGTTTGCCGGGTTCACTGCATTTTATCCACATATCTTTACCATATTTTTTTGCTAAATGTTCAATTGTAGAAATAATTAATTCTTGAGTTCCAATGATACGTACATATACAGGCGTGTAATTTGCAACACTGTCGCCGTATATGTACTCGGCTTTCGTATTCACGAGACCATGTTTGCTCTCACAAAGGGCGTCTCCATAACATTCTTCAATTACACGTTTCGCATACGTAAGTAGTTTCCTGCCCGTTGCCGTAGTAGCTGCCGCAACATCCATCTCATAAAAGGTGCTCGTCTTTGCACCACATTGCCCATACAAGGAATTTGCAGTAAGCTTGTATCCGAGCTGTCTCTTGTCCAACACATTTTTCATAAACTCGTCCGTTTGTTGAGGAATGAGTTTGCGAGTGGCTTTTCTAGCACCGAGAAGTTCTTGCAAAATAGAAGGCATAATAGCCTTGGTTCCTTCCGGAAACTGTGCAAATCTACAATGTTTAAAACCACAGCGCACCTTTTCTGCTGCCGCACCCGGTTTCTTACGAATATATGTATACGTATCATATTTGACATCCACGTACTCGTATTCTGGCAAGTTATCATAGATGAATTCCCCCGCTGAATTGCGCTCACCAGTAATGCGTATCAAGTTACCAGCTAAATCATATTCTTTAGACCATACCTTGGAGTCGTGTGATAAATTTTCGCTGATCATGGAACTCGGATACAGGGAGGCGTAATCCACGCAAGCCACAGGATTGTCCAAATACAAGTCGCATTTTGGAGGCAACACAATTGCACCTTCATATCCTTCGTCGTCCATTCCCTTTTCCAAGACAGGCATCAGTGTCCGTTTTTCCCTGCATTTTTTCGCAATATAACTTGTCAACTTGATGCCTTGGCCACGCATCACCAAGAAATTCATGGGAACACTGCAAATACGCGACATCTCAATGAATCCTGTCAAAATATCCACCTTGTTCATCAGGTATTGAACGAGGTTACAATCCTGAATACAGTATTTCGCAATTACTGCGCGATCATCCGCTGTACCATTTGTCATTCGGAAAATATCTTTCGGTGTAACATCATCCTTTGCCATGCACCAACGCACCTTTTTCGTCATGTCCGGTGTTACATGACCATCAATAATAAATGTGCTGTCTGTCTTGTTTACCGAGACCACTTTAAACTTGGCTCCTTCTTCATAGTAGTCTACCGAGTGACCGATTTCTTCAAAATGCACATAACTTCCTTCCAATAATCCTGTCATATTCGTCGTTTTAATTTTGGTTTTTTTTAGTTCACTAACGCATTCGCTAACGCATTCGCTAACGCATTCGCTAACGCACTCGCTAACGCATTCGCTAACGCACTCCAAGCTTTTCACATAGTCTCCAATAAAATGACCAGCTACATAATCCAACTTGTAAGACGTCAAATTTTCCTCACGACGAAAGAAGTTGTACAAATCAATCTGAAGCCGCCCATTCATTTTAATAAAACGTAAATCATGCTGTCCACTAGCAATCTGAATACTGCTTTCTTCAATACTATATCGCTGCGTGTCCTTGTTCCGATTCGCACAAATCTCGTCTATATTTCGCGACAGTTTCAAAAATTGCTCCACGCACTGATTCTCTTCTGCACGACGGAAAAGGAACTCGTAATCAAAACCAAATATGTTGTATCCGATGACAATATCCGGATTTTCACGTTGGATCAACTTTTGCCAGGCCAACAAGACCTCCTTTTCTGTGGAATAAGACTCTACTTTAGTATTTTCAAGTGGAAGTTCACTACAAGTGTTCAATACAATACAGTGATTCATGTAAGGATTTTCATCACCATATTTTAGAAATGTGCTTCCAATAAATGTGACCTTGTCTCCCTCCAATTTGGGAAACACGGCTGATAATGAAATATTCAGCTCACTCAACTTGTCATCTCGCTCTGTCTTACTATCACACAAAATGTTTATAATTGTTGCCGCCTTGTTGCCTGTAGATTTCTTGTATTTTTGCCAACCATAAGATTCGGCATTATCGTCCTCTTCATCTTGAAACTGCTTTGCAAATAGTGCTTCAATACCGATGACTTCCTCTTTCTTCATACTTCTTACAGGTACTTGAAGCCACTTTTCACACAATTTTTCAATCTCTTGTTTCGTCTTTGGCACCGCTTTCGGATACACCAAATCAATTTGTTCCATTTTCTCATATCCAAACGCAGCAAGAATAATCTTTTTCAAGGTAGACTCGCACAAGTCTAATGTAATATCTACAGTAGTGGCCAATTTTTCAAAATGTTCTACTATATTCGTAGCTAGCTTCTTGTAAGATTTTACAGGGACCGGAAAATCACCGTGACTACTACTAGCCTCAATATCAAAACTACAAATCTTGTAAGGAACACGAGTCTCCTTATCATTCAACGGTATAATATGTTTGTAGTTTACTACAAATTCGGCATCACAGGTTGTTTTCTTTTCTCCGGCTGAAACCATAATCGCTTTTTTGACATGTACAGAAACCCAGCCAGATGGACTAATTTCCTTGATATGAAAGAAACGAAGAAGTGCAGGAATGTTAGACTCGTACAAATAAGTCTGGGTTTCTCGGAAGAAGTAGCCAGTTTTCAACATCTTGCGATCACTGCGACCACTTACAGGATTTGCAACATAGTCGCCATACCACAAATTTTTCACCTTGTTGAAGCAAGCCATATTTTCAAATTCAAACCGAATAAACTTGTGCTCCTTTCCACCATCAAATCCATAGAGTTTCTTTCTCTTGATAATAATACAATCTGTTATAGACTTTTCATAATATTTGCCGATTTTCTCCTTGATATGAGTTAAAAATGCGGTCTTGGCTTGAATATCCCATGTGTCATCCACCATGACATAAAAGAATGGCTTGAATCCCTCTACAATAATGCACGAGGTTTTTCCTTGTTCATCTACACCAAACATTTGAATCATAAAATTAGCATTATCATGTTTTACGCGGTATTCTTCATCACTTCCGCTGGAAGTTTGTAGCCCTTCGTTTCCATTGTATACATTGAAATCAAAGAGTTTTACTATTTTTTCCATTTGTGGAATAGGGTTGAAAGTTTATGTTTCTTGGTTTACTATAGCCGCCAATATTTAATTCAATTTTAATGACTATTATGAAAAAAATATAGTATTCGGGTATTTTTTCCTAGTTTAAGAAGTAAATAGCGCATCATTCGCTAAACCAAGCGACTCATCTTCTTCCCAAACTGGGTTTTCTGTCTTGCCATAATATTTTGAAATAGATTTTAAAATATCATACTCTGCCAGTTTCCATTCATTATCTTTTAGTTCACACAAGGCATCAAATACTCCGCGCCGAATGCGAAATTTGTTCACACAATAATCATCCGTGTACTTGACATGTCTGTCATGGTAAGAACGAGAAGTTGCGTCGCGACATAGTCCCATAAAATTATCCATGTGATATGTACTGTAATGCATAGGAAACAAGTAAGCATTTGACGGGTCGTATTCTTCTTCATCCATACCTTCATCATAACTTTCATCTTCATCATCTTCGTCATCATCTTGCTCATCATCATTATCATCTACCATGTTATTTTGTTTGTGTTCACCCATTGGAGTGCGACAAATTGGACAAGGACTTTCAACATGGCTACTCATATAAGTTACAATACATTTTAAACAAAATGCGTGACCACATTCTGTTACACAGTTATTCTTCTCTCCGATTTCAACATAGCAGATTGGACATTCATTCAATTGCGCATTCTCTTCTGAAGTTGCTATTGATACGGACATTTTAAATATTTATTTTGTGTAATTAAGATACATTTATAAAGTTAGGAATAAATGATTTCAATTTTAAAAGAATCTAAATACATTTTTACGTGTTTATAAATAAAATGTTTTGCCTATTTTTTCTGGTTTCCATTATAGCAAACGCACTTAAAGACCCCAGTATATGCGTAAACTGTAAATTCGCAATAGTTGATAAAAGCAACCCTATTCAAAGCAAATGCTCACTCTTTGAAAAAACAAAAATAGATTGTTTTTTCCTAGAACAAAGTATTCTATCAAATCCCCTCTTGGATAAGATGAAAGAAAAATACGCAGAGAAAATGAAAAAAAACAATATCGGGGATTTTTTTATAACTGGAATATTGGATAAAAATAAAGAATATCACGACTGCATCACTGCAAGAAAATTTGAAACTATGTGTGGTGCACAAGAAAAGTATTATGTAAATGCATCATACACGCCTTATGAAGGAACCCTCGTCTAGTTTTTCCGCATTTTCTTTCTTCCATACTTGCAGTGTTGTCGTTGAGAGAATCCTTTAGGTCTACGGCAATTTATACTACGTTTGTACTTCATACTCCATTTTCCTCCGCGATATTTTTTCGTAGTTCTTCTTTTTCTGGTACTTCCTCCTTTTTGGGAAGAGGAAGGACTTTTTGTAAGCTTTGATTCTATCCATTCTTCAAAAGACTCACTAGAGCGATCCTTCTTTTTTAAACCTTTGGCCTTTTCATAGTCTTCATGTTTTCCATTGTTAATATAGCGAAGTGTTGGGTATCCTCTCATGGATTTTTCATCCAGTGTAGATTTACCAAGCTCATTCAAGAGTTGTTCATTTAAATCAACAATCATCACACTGGGATTGCTGCTATGTTTTGAACCTTCTAATTTTTTCCATTCTGGTTTCGTATGTTCACAATGTCCGCATCCATCCATGAAAATAAATACAAAGAAATGCATATCCTTGTTATTTTCATGTGTATCTAATAATTTACTCAATTCATTTACACTAGATTTGTTTGCATGTAGTACCGGCATTTAGAAGTTATACGTAAATGAACAAAATACTATATATACTATAAAGATAATTTTTTGTCGGTGTATAGTATATATTATAAATCATCATGTATAAAAAACCTCTACTTATTTTTTTAATTATTACAACATTTTTAGCCGGCTTGTATTTTTCCGCAAAATATGGCCCAACTACGAAAGAAGGCTTTGAAATGAAAGAAGGAGAATTACGTTGTCCAAATTTGCTTATTCAAAAAGGTAGCCGTTACTATTTATATAATTCTAAAGTTGCCCAAGTCCCTGGGGTAAATCCTATATCTTTCAATACTTTAGAGGATTATACGGAATTTTTGGACTGGCAGCGCAGCCAAGGTATTCGTTGTCCAGTGTTGTATTTACAACAATCCTATGATACACAAGGTAATAAAGTGTTCAAGGCGAGACCAAGTGTATCTGATTTGTATGGAGGGCTTCCACCATCTACCCGAATGGTAAATCCTAGTCCAACCATGTTACAAAAGATGCCAGAGGAACAGCCTACCTCACCAGTAGTCTATCCAAATCCATCTTTATTAGTAGACGCGAATCATGATGATGTACCCTTTAATGTAAACTCTTATCCTGGATTTGATCCGTCTTCTTTTTATATTGGAAGAACAACTCCATTAGATGCGATGGATATTGTGCAAGAAAATCAGCCGGTTAGTCCTAATCCTATGGATCCTAATTGGGGAGGAGCATCATATACACAGTCACTTGTTGACTCGGGATATTATGCCGGTAATGAAGTCAATATTCGTGTTGCATAATTGTATTTTAGTAGGGAACGCGCCTAGTTCCATACTAAATTTTATTATTTGTTTTCAGCCTTTTCAGCCTATTGTTTATCTACCCATTTCATCAAACTATTCAAGTTATCTCTCGCAGCACTCAACTTGTTAATCTTTTCAATATCCGCCATTTGTTTATTTATATCCATATTAGTATCCATATTTACACTTGTTTGCAACATTTCATAGCTAATAATATCATCTAAATAAATAATTGTATTTTCATAATCGGCCCGATATTTTCCAATATTCATAGTGTCTTTCCAATGTTCTAGTTGATTTTTCAAAGCAGTCGCATGCGAGTTTGCATTACTTGCTTGACCAATTCCAACACCAGAGGATGTGGGTGCTTCCGCTGACGCTGGTGCTGACGCTGGCGCTTTTCCTGAAGTAGTTGAATCTTGGAACCCTTCTTTAGCACGCCGCATGTTAAAGTATAAATAAATGGTTCCAACAAGAAATAGTACAATACACGCAATATATAATTGTTCTTGATGTATTTTTAGTTGTTGCATTCTTAATCTTATATATTGTGACAATATTTTTTACATTATTCTTCCCCCAATAAATATTTTGCCACATTTGCAATACACGTCTTATTCAACTTTTTAGAATCTCCTTTTACATTCAAATACGTCACCTCTTTTAAACATTCTGATCCAACTTCTTGTAACTCTGCAATGAGATTCACAATGTATTTGAAATGTTTCATAATAGCAATCGCACTTGTAGAGCTTACCCCAGGTATTTGACTCAACATGATTTCTCCAATATTATCCGGTCTAATATTTTCCTTTTTCACAGATTTTACAACACTTGCATAATTTTGTGGTATAGATTCTCCCGTCTCTTCGTCTGATATAATTTCTTTCATTGAAGAAGAATAATATGCCCCCTTTTTAGTTGGGTTCCCTAAATACTCTGCCATATTCCAAAGAAAAGTTGCCGTCTCTTCCAATGAAAATGTTCGTATCACTGAAAAACCCTTGCAATAGTTTAGAGAGAAAAGCGAAGAGTATATCATTTGTTTGCTTGCCGCATTATTGAAAAGTGTCTTGTGAATATCACCTTCAATAAGATATACAATGTTGTGATTGTGTATCGGGTATCCATCTAAACGATACGACTGTTCGGTATATCTCCCATCTTTAATACTAGATACTAAATCTTTGATAGATTTTCTTTCTATAATCAACAAGTCTTTTTCTTCGTTGCATAAAATGACATCTCCTAAAGGAAGAGTTTCTGTAGAAACAGTAATATCTTTATTATTTGTTGATTTCGCTTGTATGAGAGAAATCAAATCTCTTTCTCTCACATCAACTTTTAAAAAAATCATGGTTGAATTAATGATATGCGTTGTGTTTAATAACTTTTTCAAGAGAAAAGTTATTAAATTATAAACATAGTAGCAGTAATAAAAAAATTAGAACATACCACGTCTAGCCATTGTAGCAGTAGATTGTGAAGGATTGCTATAGTTTCCTTGGCAGACCACGTTAAACACAGTGTTCAAGTCTCTGCTGCAGGTTCCTTGAAGACCGCAAAAACGTCTGCGTTGTTGTAAACTGATACCACCAGTTCCAACACTTCCGATTCCACCCATAAGACCGCATTTTTTGGGTCCACCGCAAGTAGGGAGATTTGTAATTGATGCTGCGTGACGAGCAGCCTTACCACCAGACATGTAGACCATTGTTTTATATAGTAGCCCCAGATAATAATTTTATAAATGAGTAATTTAAATATTTAAAAATAACCTCTTAAGAAGTTTTTCTTTGTACTATAAAATAAAACTTTTTGATTTCATTACCAAAAATATCATATTCAATACTGTTTCGTATAAAATTATTTCCTAAATCTATTTGAAATAACGTTATCCACCGGGAACCTGAAAGTTATGTTTTTAAAGAATCGTAAGGATTTATTTTGGTAATTTTAAATTTTTATTAGCAAAAATGGAATGAGATTTAAACCCTTGAAGAATTTAAATGGAACAAAGTCCCATTTTATTCTTAAGGGTCATGTAAGTGGTTATCGGTTTAAATTTTTTCTAAAGTACATTTTTCAGGAGGTTTTGAAGGTTTAGCGAAGTATAAGCTTGCGCCAGTCCTACGTTAAACCTAGGTTCCCTTCTTTTATAACATAATTTCCTAAATTTAAAAAAATCTTTAGTTATATTATAAATGTCGTATTTGCGTGGGATGCTTGGAATCAACCAAAATCAAAATCTCCCATCCCCGCCACCTTGTACTCCTCCATATGTTGACCCAAATGCTCCATTACCAAATAATCGTTCTAATTTTTTAATATCTGTTTTATCTGTAGTTGCAGCTAAAAATTCAACCGATATAAATAATCCTTATGTTAAACAACGTATTACTGATCCATATCAACGAGGTGAACTTATCAAAGCTGAATTGGAAAAGTTAATGGAAAGTGGATCAACAACTTTAGGAAATTATACTACTTCAGCTGGACTTAAAGAAGGTTCGGATAGGTTTAGAAGTAGTCTTGCTAGTTGGATTGCCCCAGGGGGTAAATACAGTCGCGGCAAAAAAACGAATAAACGTAAACACCGTCGCACGCGTAAACATTAATCCCACCCACCAATAATTATATAATAAACCGGCTTAAAGAAATCCACACATATTATATAATTAAAAATGGCGCTAGATAATAAGACGCTACTTCAAGACGATGATGTTTTTCGCGGTGAAGAAGGTCTCGTTTTCAACCCATACAATCCATTAAACGTAGAGATTACATTGAATGAAGTTCAATTTATTCTTACCAAATATGGTTTGCCGTGTGAGGTTCATAATTTGAATTTGTACAAGCGTGCATTCGTTCACCGATCGTACACAAAACGCCCTCATTTTGAAAATGTTCAACAAAATATTACTATTGCAGAGAAACCGGATGACTGTTTGCCCCTAAAAACAAAATCCAATGAGCGTCTAGAATTTTTGGGTGACGGTATTCTAGAACTCGTGACCAAATATTATTTGTATCGCAGATTTCCAAAAGAAAATGAAGGCTTTATGACCGAAAAAAAAATTGCAATTGTAAAGAATGAAGCCATTGGAAGAATCGCGCTAGAGATGGGTCTACACAAGTGGCTCATTCTTTCCAAACACGCAGAGGAAAAAAAGATTCGGACAAATCTGAAAAAGTTGGGGTGTCTGTTTGAGTCTTTTCTGGGAGCACTTTTTTTGGATGTGAACAAGACTATTGTAAAAGACGATGCAGGATTATTTAATGAGTTTTTTGTTACTGGTCCGGGCTTCCAAATGGCACAGAAATTTGTTGAAAATATTTTTGAAAAACATATTGACTGGATTGAGCTTATACAAAATGACGACAACTACAAAAATATATTGCAGGTGAAGATACAAAAAGAGTTCAAGGTGACACCCCATTATTTGGAAATTGAACATGACCTGGAAACCGGTTATAGAATGGGGGTTTACTTGTGTTTAGGACAACCCATTCACAATGTTCATGTAAGTGATGCTATTCATATTGGAGTCATGAAGACTTTTCAGAAAATTCAAGAATATTTGGGAAAGAATGAAGGAAAAATATTCTTATTTTTAGGAGAAGGAACGCACAAAATTAAACGCAAGGCGGAACAAGAGGCGTGTTTCTTGGCTCTGAAAGCTTTAGAAGAGGCACAGGCTGAATCATAAGTATATAAAGTTTATCCGCCAGTATTTTATCCATGAGTAATATAGAAACTCATGGATAAAGAAAAATTGAAAATTAAACCGAAGGTAGAACCTTACGAAGAGGTTGTTATTTTGTTGAAAAGAACAGCTCTAAATGAAAAACCAATTCAAAGAAAAAAAACTGGAAAAAAAACAATTTTGGAAGATGATGAGGAGGCGGAAGAAGAAAGTCAATCAAAAAAAAGAAAATCCTCGGAACTCGGACCAGACCCAGACTCCGAGAAAGAACAAGTAAAATTTTTTGATGATACCGCAAAAGGATTTGATATTGAAGGATTGAGAGAAAGATTAAAAACGAACCGTCTCTCTAAAGTGACATTCCGAACCGCACTATCAGAAGCTCCAGCAATATCAGTTGAGAAAAAATCAATGGCTCCTAAACTTGAAGAAGAAGAAGAAAAAGAAAAAGAATCATTCAAAAGAAAAACTATCAAAAAGGTTCGTATCAAAACCCCTCTTTTGTTGGAAGAAGACGAGGAACCAGAAATTGAAGTTAAACCTGAACCTGTGCTAATAGTTGAACCCCTGAAACGCAGAACCGTAAAAGTAAGCAATAAATCTATCAAAGAAATGAAACGAACCATCGCTGAACTACCCAAAGAAAAATGGGTTGAAATCGGAGACATTGAACGCCTACCAAAACAAAAACCATATGTAACTCTCAAGGTATCCAGCTACTACATGAATAATCGCAAAATTTTTGTGAATTTTATAAATTCACTCTTTGAACCCTACAAGAAAGAATTTGAAAGCGAGGAGAATGAAATAACCTGTGATACTTTAGGAAAAGGCGCCAGCAGCGGTTCACTTCTTTTACATCAACGACTTATACGAGATTATATGAATTTATATACACCATATCGTGGATTACTTTTAATGCACGGTCTCGGAAGTGGAAAAACGGCATCTTCTATTGGTATTGCAGAAGGAATGAAAAGTAAGCGCCGTGTAATTGTCATGACTCCAGCTTCTCTCCGAACCAACTATATTGAAGAGTTGAAAAAATACGGCGACCCCATTTTCAAAAAAAATCAATACTGGGAATGGATTTCCAAACCAGAGGCATTTGAAACCTTGTCCACAGTATTAAATTTACCGCTTGAATACATTAAACTTAAACAAGGGGCATGGTTAGTAAATATTAAAAAACCATCCAACTATCCTGATCTTTCTAGCGAAGATAAAAAAAATCTAGATGGTCAACTCAATGAAATGATTCAGAACAAGTATACATTTATAAACTATAATGGGCTTCGCGCATCAAGATTAAAAGATTTAACTGAAGACTATACAAAAAATCCGTTTGATAATGCAGTAATTGTTATTGATGAAGCACACAACTTGATTAGTCGTATTGTAAACAAGATTCGCAGAGAAAAGGAAATTCCGGTAAACCGACGCGGAGAGAAAGAAAGACAGCCTATTTCTATCTCTCTCAAATTGTATGAATATTTAATGAGTGCAAAAAATGCACGCATTGTTCTTCTTTCTGGAACTCCTCTCATCAACTATCCAAATGAAGTGGCCATCATGTTCAATATTTTGAGAGGACACATAAAGACGTGGGAAATACCGGTAGATGTTAAAACAAGTAAGAAAATAACAACAGAAACTCTTCAAAAATCTCTACTCGGAGAGAAAATGCTGGACTATTTGGAATACTCTCCTTCAAGTAAAAAACTTTTTGTAACGAGAAATCCACTCGGATTTAAGAATAAAATCAAAGAAAGCAGCGGATATCACGGGGTAAGCACTCAAGAAGAAGCAGAATTCTTAAGTGACGATGATTTTGAAAGAAAAATAATATCTCATTTACGGCGTCTAGATATTGAGGTAAATACTGAAGGCATAAAGATACACAACTACAAGGCTCTTCCAGATAAATTTGACGACTTTATTTTACGTTTTATTGATCCTACTACGAAAGCCACAAATAATATTGAACTTTTCAAACGACGTATTTTGGGATTGACGTCTTATTTCCGAAGTGCCCAAGAAGACTTGTTGCCACGCTACGAAAAAACAGAAGAGTATTATCATGTTATCAAAATACCAATGAGCGGTTATCAGTTCAAAGTATACGAAGAAGCAAGAAAAGCCGAACGACAAATGGAAAAAACATCCAAGAAAAAAGTAGGAGATTTTGACAAGGATGGCTTGTACAAGGACCCCTCGTCAACCTATCGTATTTTTTCTCGTTGTTTTTGCAACTTTGTAATGCCTGTTCCTCCTGGAAGACCCATGCCTAAACAAGATCAAGATGTCAAAGATGCACAAAAATCTATTCAAGGAAAAGAAGAAAAATCCGAAACCGCAAAAGAAGAAAAAGAGAAGGAAAAAAATACAGATAAAGAAAAGGATGAAACTTCCGAGAGAGAAGGAGAAGACGAACCTGAAGCAGACGAGGTAATAAATGCAATTGCAGACAGCACCTATCCTGAACGTATTCTCTCTTCCATACAATATATTAAAGATCATGCTTCTGAATATTTGACACCTGAAGGTCTAGAAACATATAGTCCCAAATTTCTGCATATTTTGGAAAATGTTCAAGATCCTGAATACAAGGGACTCCATCTTATTTATAGTCAGTTTCGCACATTGGAAGGAATTGGACTACTAGCGCTCACTCTTGAAGAAAACGGATTCGCTCAATTTAAACTTGTACGTGGATCAAGCGGGGCCTGGGATGTAAATATTCCTGAAGGAAAACCCACTTTCGCATTGTATACTGGAACCGAGAGCGCGGAAGAAAAAGAAATTATCCGAAATATTTACAATGGAGCATGGGAATATGTTCCGACAAACATTGTTAAAAAACTACAAAAAAAATCAGAAAATAACAACTATGGAGAAATTATCAAAGTTCTTATGATTACCTCTTCGGGTTCAGAGGGAATAAACTTGAAGAATACGCGTTATGTACATATCATGGAACCCTACTGGCATCCTGTTCGCGTTGAACAAGTTATTGGTCGCGCTAGACGTATTTGCAGTCATAAAGACTTACCAGTTGAATTACAGACAGTTGAAGTATTTGTATATTTGATGACATTTAGCGAGGAACAAATCAAGAGTGATGCCTCTATTGAATTGAAACTAAAAGATTTGAGCAAGAGAAATCCAAAAGTTCCACTTACAAGTGATGAAGCACTCTATGAAATTTCCACAATTAAAGAAGAACTCAATGCTCAATTAATTACGGCAATTAAAGAAACATCTATTGACTGTGCAGTGTATGCTGGAAAATCAAAAGAAAATTTACAGTGTGTAAGCTTTGGTGATGTGAACAATACGGAATTTTCTTACAATCCATCTATAGAGAACGAACAATCAGATGCAACAGCAATGTTGAATAAGAAAAAAATTACATGGAAAGCACAGGTGCTAAAAATAAAAGAAGTGGAATATGCTGCACAGAAAATAAATGATACTCTTTATAACGTATATGATTTGACAAGTTACAAAAATGCGGTTGAACGAGGACAAGGTGAACCTATAATGATTGGAAAAATACAAAAAAAAAATGGTAAAACACTTTTTAGTAAAATATAGAGAAGCCTAATTCTTTTATAGACAACACAAACTATCACAGTCTTCATCATTTTCATTGTTAAACTTTTTCTTCTTATTTTCTTTTTCTTTTTGCTTTCTCTCTCTTTCCTCCCTATAGACCGTATCCAAATAGAGCCAAATGGATTCTCTACTTGAATTTGGTTTGAAGTTGGATACTATCATCATTTGTTTAAGTGGAATCATACTTTTTGACAAATGATACTCGCTCTCATCTATAATAGGATGAATATTTGTATTTTTATTAACTTGAGAGTATATAAATACTCTTCGGAGTCCATAGACAAATCTTACAATATGAAAGAGCTGTAGCAGTCGGATAAACATTTTCAAAGATTCTTTGCATTGTACCTTTGAAAATGTTTTTTATATCAATTTTTTTATTATTACTTCCTCTATTATTTCATTACTATTTATTTTTCAATGTCTCGCGAATTTCTAGTAAAATATTTTCAAGTCCATCTAGTCTCGCGTGAATAGATGCAATTTCATTTGCAGTTGTTTTTCGTTCAGGTTTCAACTTGGATAAAATATTGGAAGATGGTTTTTTCTCAACGGGTTGCATTTTTTGCAACTTTTCTTCTTTTACAGAAGTTTGTTCTGATTTCAACCAACTATCATCCACTGGTTGCTGACTCTTGTGTATTTGTTGAATTTCAAAATTTCTCTCTTCAAGTGTTTTTTTAATCATAGCCTCCATTTCACTTATGGGTTGTTCATTTATATTATCACTAAAATCAAGAGATTCGGGAACTGGTTTTGCCATAAAGTTTTCAAATTCTTTTTGTTTTTGTTCTAAATCTTTCTGAAATAAATCTTGTTTTTCTTTTTGTATTTCTTTACTAGTTACAAGTTCTTTTTTAGAACTTTCTGTCAACTGTTTCGTCATAAAAAAAAGAAAAGCCTTGTTTAATTCTGTCAAATTGGTAGCTTTTTGCGCGTCCTCGTTTTGCGTAAAAAAATTTGGAGTCGTTTGGTTGAATAATTTTGCTGCAGCAGCCTTGTTCTTTTGTATTTCTTCATTATCCATGATAACGTCCCATAACATTCTCAAATTCCCCTGTGATATAAAATTTGCTTGCATTACTTATGATTTGTAAATGTTTTTAATTATTAATTTTTACTCATTAATAATTAATTCGTTTTTATATGTAGCCATCTACACAATTTATATTTTTTTTAATACTATAACAGGATTAACACTATTGTCTTGTAAGGGTCCACTTAATATGTCGTCTTTATTATAACCCATCCAATCCATTTCTTGAAAATTTTTGAAAAGAATGGGCAATCGGATATGACCATAAATTCTATGAGCATTCCACACTAATGCATCGTGTCCACAAGGTGCACCCCAAATTAATGTTCCATTTTCAACAAGATTTTTATGAATTACATCCATACATTTTATATCACCATCTGGGTCTAAAGGATCACCATATCTACCTAGACCTGAATGTTCTATAGATGAAAATGTGACAATGCAGTCATATAAACCACTTGTTTTTTCAAAATCCCAGTAACTTGTGCAACTTAATAACGTTGTATTCACATCAGGAACATTATATTCAACAGTAGTTACTTGGTTTTTCAAATTCAGTAATATTGCCTCTATCCATGGAGTAATAGAACCAATTACAGCCACTCTTTTATTTTTTATGTCATATTTTTCAAATGATTTCAATAAGACACATGATGATCCACAATATGGTTCATTGATATTATTCGTATATACGTTCTCAAAGGTAAACTGTTTCATAAAATCAAGAATATATTCATCGTCCCATATTTTTTTCTCCAAATCATTTGTCCCGTCTAAATACCAATTTAGAATAGGTATTGTATTATTACGCGTAAACGCTGCTAATAACTCTGATGGAATTTCTCTATAGGGAGATTCAGTATACTCTTTCACAAAATCCATGTATGTATATAAAGTAACAAGTAGAATAATTTACACCTTTGAACGAACAGTAATTTTTTGTGTGTTACAAAGGATCTTTATTAAAATATACGTCTCTAAATTTTTCCATATATTCATCTTTCAAAATATGTGTTTTCAAATAATGACCATTCAATTTATCTTGTAACATGTATGAAATAAAAAAAATGGAATATACACCACATTCGGTATTTTTATATTGATGTTCTACAGGATAATTTTGATCAAAATGAAAATGGATCGGATTTGATTTCATATTTTTACCTTGTTCAACTATATTTGTAACAAATTTCATAATTTGTTTCGGTATAGGTTCACCAACACTATCAAAGTAAAATATTTTTCCCTTTTTAGCATTGATGAAGAGAGAAACCCAATGTGACCCTGATTTATAATGAGGATCCAAGTTGAAAATTACTCCAAATTTGAATTTTCCCGCATTCATTTCTTTATGTAAATTAAATTCACAAAGTTCTTTCCAAACACACTCCTTATTGACCATGCGCGTATCATAATCAATTGGAGATGGACCGATAAATAAAAAACATTTATAGGCTTTTTCATATTGTTTCATTACATTCAAGATGTCTACACTATTCAACCATTCATTTGGATGTTTCTTCCATTTTGCTGGAGCGGCTGGTGCAAAAGATTCTTCTTTTAAATGAGTGGCTGCACTATTACTTACAAAATTTTGTTTCAACCAGCATGATTCTTTTTTGCAAACACCTCCTATATTTACATTCAATGAATCCCATATTTCTTTAGGGTCAGTTGATTTTATTGGCGCATCTGGATGACGTGCGTTCCACATATTTTTTAGTTTCAAAAGAGATTCATTAGAATAGCACGAAAAATCATTGGAGCTTGTTTTAGGACTACATCTCAATGGTTTCAATTTGTTGTGTGGAAGTCTCGGATATTTTGTTGGATATCTTCTTTTCGTTTTTGACCTGTTTTTTACTTGATTCTTTTTTTTTATGGTCCTTCTTGTCATAATTATTAGTGATATTTTTATTTTTTTCAATACCCTTATCTTTCAATAGAGGATCTTTTAAATTTACACTTCTTTTTTTAGGGAGTATCGGCTCTTTTTCAGGAATATTTGTAACATGTTTTACAAATTTATCCAGTGTATTTTTCTTGAATGGAATAGTACGCATCATTACTTTGTTTGTTTCTATTTCATTATAGTCACTTGGATCACTTTTTTCATTGAGTGATTTTTCTAAAATATCCAAGTAATCTTCTTGCAAAATATCACACTTGTCTTGACTTTTGAAATACCGCATACATGTTTTAATATACATGTGAAAAGTGTCTTTTACATCAAGCAATATATTAGCAGACATGTCACTTTCATACAATAAATCTTTTGTAAGTGCTAAAATTCTTTTTCTATAAAATTTCTTGTCTTTTTGGTTTAGTCGTGACGTTTCTTTAGAATTTTCATACTTTTTATACATTTCTTTATTTACTAGACACTCCAAGGTGAGTTGATGGATGTAATCATCCTCTTTAGACGTCATTCTCTTACAACTACAACTAGAAATATTTTTCATCTGTAGTCCGCTAGATTTATAAATCTAGCGTACAAATACATAAATAATTTATACATTCTTTATGTATATCCATGTCTAAAACAACAATTGTAACATTTTATTTCAATCTAAAGAATTTAAGAGATGCTACACCCAGTGTAAGACCACAATCTTTTTATATGGAAAAGGGGCGTTCAACATTAAAACTCCCATATCCTATGGTCATTTTTTGTGATGAAAAGACATATGACCAAATTAAACAAATTCGGGATGAAGAAATTGCAGATAGATCTTTAACAAAATATATTGTGAAAAATCTTGTAGAATATGATTTTTATAAAGAAAATTGGGATATTATTCAACAAAATCGCAAACATTTTTCATACTGTTATAATGAGAATAATCGCAACACATCTTCCTATTTTCTAACATGCATGTTCAAAGTTCAGGCCTTGTATATTGCAAAACAGCGCAACTATTTTGACAGTGCATATTATGCTTGGATAGACTTTGGAGGAAGTCATATTTTGAGAAACTTTGATGAATGTACACGGAAAATTGTTGAAAATCCAAATCCTCGCGTTTCTCTTTGCTATATTCACTATCGCAGCAACGAAGAATTATCAGACATGAGATCATTTTATGCAAATGGTGGTCATTGTTGTGTAGCCGCCACCGCATTTACTGTACAACGAGAATATGTGAATCATTTTTATAATGGCATTTTTGGTATATTTCATGAAACTCTTGCGAATGAAGTCGGTCACAGTGATGAACAAACATTTGCATACTATTATAACAAGTACCCAAATCAGTGCAACATTTACTATGGAGACTATTATTCCATTTTAACAAATTATCACGACATTACAGATGACTTTTCTTCTATTAAAAATTATTTTCTGGAACAAGCGGTTAATAAAGGGCGCCCTGATTTGGCGAAACAATGTGCGTTGAAATTACGCGAATCTATTGAAAAAGGAATTCTACAAATTAGTATAGAGGAGATGGAATACTTGCAAAAATTCAATTAATATTGTTTTTTTTATGCTTCCTATTTTTCCCTTTTCCTATTTTTCCCCTTTTTCTAAAACTTTTTTAGGATTTATGCAGGGTCCGCCATTCAGCTCGGCAGAATCTATTGCGAGAATTCTAGAAGAGGTATAAAACATGTAGTTATTTTTAGGAGAGTCAAAAATATCACTGTAGTTATTTTTATCAAATGTTTGTGTTTTGAATAAATCTGGAAATGGTTGTCCATATGTTGCATTATTTTGAAACTTGTATTCATACAAGTCACTTGTAGTTTTAGGAACAAAAGCTGCTTGAGGGCATTTTTGCAAAGCGAAAAATTGATTTCTCAAGTCGGATTCAGTATTTATGTTTGTAGCAAAACCAGACCATGGACCTTGGTCGTTCCCCGGATTAAATGTTCTCTCTGGATTATATGTGGGAAGTATATCTAAAGGGACGGACAATTTTTTTCTAGGATCAACAATTGGTAAAATGGAGTATTTCGTTGAAACAGGACGAGCATCAACGTAAGGTTGAAGCATAGATGAAGGAAGATTTCTGTCATACATTCTCGTATTTGTTTGATGTCTAATTTTTACAGTTTCATAATTATTACCTTGACTAAAGTTCAAAGTTGCCATAATTTATACACTTATACATTATGAAAAGACAAAAAAAAGATGAACAAACTGATAATTAGAAACAAAATAATCTATACTAAAAATAAAATATAGTTAAATAATATAGTAACAGAAATTATGAACGATAAAAAAAAATTATATCAAGCATATGCGTTTGATTTTTTCCTTGGTAGTTCATACTTTATTTACTTTTTAGGTTTATTTGGAATAGTTTATATTCAACCTTCATACCTTTCTACATTTGACTTTTTGGTAAAAATATGTGTATCCGTATTTTTAATATACCGGTTCAATCATTTTCGTAAGGATTTTTTGTGCAATCATTTAGATAAAATAGTAGTATTTAATGCAGGTGTTTTTTTACTTACTACTATTGTATCTGATTTAATTGCAAAAAATTATGTAGCACAACAGTATGTAAACAAGAAAAAAGAAGAAGCGATATTAAACGCAAAAAAATTGAAAAACAAAGTTGGACAAACTATTCAATTATAAATTCTTCAAAGTTTGTTTCTTTTTTTTATAAATAAAATTTTTTCTAGTTTTTTCGGATCCAGTATTTTTATTAAAAAAGTCTTGCAACATTATCATGGTTTTTTTTGTAACTATTTTATCAATTTCATATTCTTCTTTGGATTTTTCAATATAGTTGAAAGAAGAATTTTTTGCTTTATCGTGAAACCATTGTACAAATCTGTTTTTATCTTTTTCATTTTCAAAGAGACGATCTGAATAGTCGCTTTTCAAAAACTTTTCTAGAATTTCATCAAAAGTCAGATGGTATACATATGGTTTCAAATTAATGTAATATACATTATCTCCGATCATTTTTGGGTGATACATGTCGTCTAAAAAACATATTTGCGTATGTTGAGGTACTTTTGTGCAATAAATAAAGTCTTCTACAGATTTATCGTGACTTGTTCTACCTAGTTCAACTACTTTACCATTTACTTTGAACGCAGCAATAACTTGATCAAATAAATCGTACCGAAGTTTATCATGAAAATAATTTTTTATCATGATTACCCATTCCCTTGGACCTTGATTATTTGTATAAATCATAATCCCGTTGCACTTTTTTTTATCTTTTTTATATTTTAAAAATGTGAATAAACTTGTTATATTTGGACGGATAAATTCTGGGTATAAATCAAGTAGTTGATTAAAGTCGTCTTGCGTAAAATCTTTATTGATAAAATCTTTTAAAATATCCCAAAATAGTCCAAATTGAGAAAAATGACCCAGTGTTTCGTCTAAATCAAACACTACTACTTTGGGATTTTGTAACATGCGAGATTATTTGCTCTTATATATTATGACATTTTAAATGTTACATAATATATAATTTTGAAAATTTAGAGAAATCAATGTTACAAACACAAAAAAATAACTATATATAGTAAAGTATACTATTTTTATTTATGAACAACTCACTCACAAAGACAGACTATAAAAAAATTCTTGAATATTATGATGAAACCATACCATCTACGGTTTCAGAATTAAAAAAATCCGCTGAAAAAATTCTCGCATTAAAATTATGCAGATGCATTAAAAAAGTATCCCCAACAAATGAACCAAAAGCAATCGGTATTTGTACCAAAAATATTTTCAATAAAAAAGGCCTTACTCGTGGAATATTTCAATGCAAAAATGGAAGAAAAGTAGAATTTCGCAAAACAAAAAGATTTTTAGGAAAAATAGGAAAAAAGAATAAAACTATAAAACGTAAAAGAGAGAATAAAAAATGACGAAAATCTACGAGTAAAAACGTATAATATTAGTAATATATTTGTAATATATTCATAATATATAATACTAGTTTACACAATTCCACTTATAAATGATATTTACATACGACACCGTTATAATTGGAAGTGGTATAGCTGGTCTTTATACAGCATATAAAATGAAAAAAAAATATCCAGGCCGAAAAATTTTGATTCTTGAAAAACTAAAAAAACAATATATTGGTGGTCGCACAAATGATGAGGATTTTTATGGTGTTGAAGTTGTAACTGGGGCCGGAATAGGAAGAAAAGAAAAAGATTTTTTATTATTAAAACTTTTAAAAGAGCTCAATGTACCATATAATGACTTTACAGTTCAACATCAGTACGCTTCTACAGTGAGAAATCCTGTTCATGTTGGAAAAGTAATACAATTTTTGAAGAAAAAATACAAGGAAAAAATAAAATATTCTCCACTGCGAGAAACATTTAAAAATTTTGCTCTTCCCATTTTAGGCCCTGAACTATATCATGACTTTGTTGTAAGTACAGCATATACCGATTTTGAAAATGAAGACGTGCATGATACTCTTTACTATTATGGAATGGATGATAATGAAAATGGATGGACAGCTATTCATCTCTCTTGGAAACAACTGGTAGAGAGAATAAGTAAACATCTTCATATCAAGACTTCGCAAGGTGTTTCACAAATTACAAGAATGGAAGATGGAAAATTTCTTTTGAATACAGATGAAGGAAATACATACACCTGTTTGCAAGTTGTTGTAGCGACGACAATATCCAGCGTGAGAAAATTTTTTCATACTTATCCTATTTATAACTACATAGAAGGTCAAACTTTTTTGCGTATGTATGGAAAATTTACAAAGACTTCAACAGAAATTATGAAACAGTATTCAGAAAAACCTACCATTGTTGACGGCCCAGTTCATCGCATTATTCCAATGAATGTAGAAAAAGGAGTCTATATGATTGCATATACTGATAATGAAGGTGCCAAATATTTCAAAGATAATTTGAAAAATACAGCGGAAAATCGTGAATTCTGGGCTAGAACAGTTGAACATGCATTGGGTATACCTAGTGAAAATAAATTGAAACTAATTTCTATTTTGAATTTATATTGGCCCATCGGAACACATTACTATAAACCTCTTCCAGCCGAATATAAAAATCGTAAAGAATTTATCAAAGATGCACAAAATCCATTTCCAGGAATAGTTCTAGTTGGTGAGATGGTAAGTTTACATCAAGGTTGGGTGGAAGGAGCACTTGAAAGTGTTGAAGCAGTTTTTCCTTCTCTCTAGTTGTCTCCTTTTACTAGGTAGTATCCATGATATCCCATTGAAGCAAATGCAAGTATAAGTACAAGTTCAAAGTATTTTCTTTCCGTCTTTTCCTTTGTGTATCCAATATACGTCAAGAGAGGTCCAACTAAAAAAATATGTATATAGTTTGCCCAAGCAAATTTAGGAACAGTATATGCTTTGTATAAATGATACAAAATAATAAAAGGTCCTAAAAATAGTAATATAGTATACATAAAGGATGGCATACTGTTTCTTTTTATTCCAATATATAAAAGAAGACTACCAATTATAAAAAGATGAAGTAAATGAACAACTGTCAAATATGACATTCTTTTTATATATTATATTTATATATTATATATTCCTATGCCTTTTCAAAAAACTAGAAAAATGCGCAAGCATGGTTTCAAATATCATAATACTGAACTTCGGGATATGTGTGGCGGCGGTGGAAAAGTTCTTCGCCGCGTAAAAATCGTAAATGGAAAAGGATACAAGTCGGTGACCTACAAACGTGGTGGCGGAAAAAAGACGGTTACCGTAAAACGCGTCTTGAAAGATGCAGAGTTAAATATGATCAAGATGGGAAAATTTATTCCTGGTCTTTTTAAAGAATGTATGCAATGCAAGAAATGATTTTTCTTCTAGTAAAATAATATAGAAACAAGTTATTATTTTACAGTAAATGTCCTGTGAAAAATTGAAAACTATGATTGATTTGATACATAAAAATATGTATACGAATGATAATAAATTTGACGTACTTGTACAAAATATAGAAAGTCATATTGAAGGAACAAGTGCGACGAATATGATTGAACTGAAAGAAAAAACAAAGAATAAAAAGAAAAAGGGTGATTTATTTGAATCCTTTTGTTTTCTCTATTTACAAAAAATATTGCAACATGATGAAGTCTGGTTTTACAAAGATTTTCCCAGTGAGCTTAAAACTCAATTTCATCTTACAAAAAATGATTATGGAATTGACTTGATATCAAAAAAGGGGGAAGGTTATTATGCTATACAATGTAAATACAGAAAACCCCAGGATATGGTACAGACTATTTCTTGGAAATCATTGTCTACATTTTATGCCATGGTAAGTAAATCCGGACCATGGATAAAACACATTACAATGACAAATGTCAATGGATGTCGTCATATTGGCGAAAAAACAGAAAAAGATTGGTCTATTTGTATCGGAACATTTCGCGGAATGAAACACTTTGATTGGCTTACAATGATTGACGCTGGGTCTGAATCAACTCCAGTAAAGACTAATAAAGGTTTAAATAAAAATGAATTAAGAGATAAACGTCTAGAATTTTATTGTAAATAAATATATTATTTCTAGTATTCCATACATTTATATTTTCACAAAAAAACAACTTAAAAAAACAATGTATGTTATATTGGATCCGGGTTTAATTCAGTGGCAGAATATTTGACTGTAGTAGTTTACCGATATCAAAGGGTCGCCTGTTCGATCCAGGCAACCCGGAACCAAATTCAGCGTTAATGGTGTAGTGGTAACACGCAACCCTTCCAAGGTTGAACTGGGGGTTCGATTCCCTCTTAACGCAAAGCGTAAAGCAAATAATAGTTACATAAATATAGGTCATACTTATGTAATATAGCTATTTCCACCAGTACCCCAAATTTATTCATCGTAATAAAATTACTTTATAAAAATAAAAATTATATTATCAAAAATGGAATGAGATTTAAATTTTTGAAAATAAAAAGGTTTTCAGGAGGGGTTGTAGGGGAACCTGGGTTCCCTACTAATGTAATACTACTTGGACAATTGATCCAACGCATTCAAGAGAATCAGCTCTTGTTCCGACAATTTTTGAAATATCATATGTTCGTCAAATTTTAAACGAAAATGTTTTTTACTATATCCATAGTTCCTACAAATAAGAAAAAGACCATCATCTCCAACTTTTACCTCACAAAAAATTGCACCTTTTTTCAGATCAAGATCATCTGGATCAGCAAGTGAAATCCATCGTAAATATGCACCATATTTTAAATCAGAAACTTCATCCACATATTTATACTCTTTTAATTTGGACAAGTAGTCCGACATTTCTTTCGCTGTGAGTTCCAATTCTTCCAATACTTTTTTATTCATGTCGCGAATTTTTTTAGTAGTCAGATCAAGAAGATATTCATTATCCTCATTTTCTAGAGATTGTAATAATTTTTGCATGTCCATTTTTAATACACTATACTAAAAATGTTCTTATATATTTTATACTAGACCTTTTCATTTATCTAAAACCCAGATCCATACATTCCACCCAACAAGTCATTTGCGGCCATTACCCCACCCCCATTGTATCCCCCAGTCATACTGCTTCCAGGTATATCTGCTTGAACTAATGGGGTTGGACTATTCTGATACATTTTATTGTAATCTGGTAATTGTTCTTGCTGTCCCATGACAGGAAGACTGTTTATGGGCGTGGATTGTCCTGAACCATACAAAGATTGAGCAATCGCCATATTATTAGCTCCTTGCTGTTGTTGTTGCTGCTGTTGCTGTTGATGTTGTCCTTGTTTTTTTCCTCGGACTGCTTTATTACCCTTTGCATTTTTATCTCCTTCTTCTTCGCGCTCTCCGTTCCACAAATCCATAACTCTGTCTGTCAAAATGCTTACTTTCTCTCCAAGTTTTGTTTGAAGGCTTAATAAGATCATCAAAGTACTCAATACAATATAAATAACGCTAAATTCTGGATAATTTACGCCACTATATGTAGGAAAAAAGGTTGCAATTCTTTGAACAAAGAAAAGACTGGTAAATATTAATACAACTTGAAAAAACACTTCAAAACTCAATTCTACGGATCCTTTTTCATCATCCGCTTCAGGAATATATTTTTGCATCAACTTATTTATGATAACAATAGGAATGATAGAAATTAATGAAAATTGTAATATATTCAAGAGTTCCCCTTTTGAATCTTCATCAAAATTGAAAACATGTTTAATAAAACTTTTTGAATGTTTTGATGTATTGTCTAAACTTTCCATAATTATTCTTTATTATAGAAAACTATTTTATTTTTATCAAAATTGGATTTTAGGAGCAACTAGTATGCGTCATTTTATAAAAAACAATATATGTATTCTTTGTATCACATGAGTAGTGCAAGATCTATAGCAGCCGCAAGAAATAGACGTGCTGGGGAATCAACTCCACAACCTAACCAGAACACATTTCAGCAACAATATATACAGCAACAACAACAATATATTCAGCCTCAATTTATTCAACAGCAACTTCCTAAAAATATGAAGGTCAACCCACAACAACAGCAACAGCAAAAACAAGTTATACCCGAGACCCCTATAAATCCTGTTGAAGAAATGAGGTCACGTGTACCTGTAGGAAAAATATCCATTTCAGATGCATTTGCTCTTGTTACTGTACGTCTAGGTCGTGTTGAGTCTATGTTAGAAAAGATTGAGTCTGGAGAAACAGAACTTGGTAATTCTGAACTAAATAGTTTAGGAGGAAGATCTGACGATAATGTAGTAATAAGAAGCATTATTAGTCGTATTGAAGATTTAGAGAAGAAAGGAAATACGCCAAATAAAATGGTAGACACGAAAATAATTGCCCTAAATGATAAAATATCAGCGTTGCATAATGAAGTCCGACAAATAAAAGATTTATTATTTAAACTACAATCATTTACGATTGAGACAAACCAAAAGGTATTAAATCTTGCAGCTTCAGCTTCAGCTCCAGTAGGATTTGTTGCGAGTGAAGATGAAGTAGTTGTTGAACAAGAAGAGGATTCAAATGTCGTTGATGACTCTATTGTAGGCGAGAGTTCTACAGAAGTTTCTGTTCCAAATGAGTTGAGTCAAATGAATGAGGAGCAACCACCTACACAAAGTGAAAATGATAAAACTAATAATAATGAGATGGAAGAATTAGAAAATATTATCAAACTCAAGGTTCAAGAAAAGGCAAATTCAATCCAATCAGCTCTCTCCAAAATAAAGATTCATGAATAACATGAATAATGAATAAAAATTATATAATGTGTTGTAGTAACAAAATCCTTTTCTATTAGAAAAATATGAAGACAGTTATAAGTGTATTTATATTTTGCATCGTTTTATTCATATATTTACATATTCAATTTCAGTTGAAAACAAGCAATGATTTAGATATGTATGATTTAGACAATGAACCCACAACAAAAGAGAGATTTGAGGAAATATGTGATTTAAGACAACCGATTGTCTTTTCCATAGATAATTTTTCTATATCTAGGGAAAACATTCTAAACAAAAATTCTGTACACGAAATAAAAATAAGAAATGTCAAAGACGTGGAATACAATTCACTTCCTCTTTCTCTCTCAAATGCTGTAAAGCTTTTTGAAAATGATACAAACGAAACTTATCTTTCTGAAATAAATGGAGATTTTTTGAAAGAAACTGGACTTTTCAAAGAGTATAAAAAACTAAACTCTACGATACAACCAATGATGAATTGTTATACGGCATATGATTTTTTAATCGGATCTTCAGGTGTTGAAACACCTCTTCGCTATAACTTGAATTATAGAAATTTTTACACTGTTTCAGAAGGAAATGCGAAAATAAAGTTATTCCCCCCAACTACTGAAAAATATGTTGAACCCACAAGTGATTATGAAAATTTTGAGTTTAGATCTTCTGGAAATATTTCTGCATGGAACTTGCCTGAAAAAATAAAAGACAAGGTAAAGTCTATTGATTTTATTCTTACCCCTGGAAAAGCAGTCTATATACCCGCATATTGGTGGTTCAGTATAAAACTAGAAAAAAATGCAATAGTATCTTCATTTCAATACAGAACATATATGAACTATTTAGCAATTTTGCCAAATATTTGCATGTTTTTTCTACAACAATTAAATATTAAAAGAGAGACTGTTAAAAAAGCAGATGTTGTAATGGAAAAAAATAAATTAGAAACTGATATAGAAGAAAGAATCTAAAAATAAAAACTATAATATTTTAAGAATAATAAAAAGTATTTTTATTAAAAGTATAACATATACATGATTGATATTTCTCAAAAAAAGGTATTGTTTTTGGGGTATGGAGCTGTGGCAAAATGTGTATGGAGTTATTTTGACAAGTTTTTTTTATATGATGTAGAAAATATAATTATTGTAGATAAATTTTTTTCTACAATCAAAGGTCCAAAAATACATTTAATTCCTGAAAAAAATATTATTATTCAAGAAATAACTTCTTATAATTTTGAATCTTTTTTACTTGAACACAATTTCTCTGAAGGAGACATTGTTATTGATCTGACCGTCATGTCAAACACATATCATTTTATTCATACATGTTTTATTTTAGGGATCAATTATATCAATACAAGTATTGAAGACATGTCTGATAAATATTTGGGAACGTCTATTGACTATCAACAACAAATTGTCCATGATATTTACCAATCGTTGAAAAAAAATGTATCTATTCGTAGTAATATTCTCATAGAATTTGGACAAAATCCAGGATTAATACAACACTATATATTATACGCTTTAAATGAAATGAATAAACTTTTTAATAATAATAAAATAGATGACTATTCTAAATCAACACTTTTGCAAGTAATTGACAACTATAAAATAGGCACAATTTTTTGTAGCGAAATAGATAATATTACAATTTGTTCAGATAAGTCGTCAAATATAAATGATTTGTATACAAATAAATTACTTGATAAAGATGTTATTTACAATACCTGGAGTGTAGGCGGATTATTAGTTGAAGGATTAGATAAAACTGAACTAGTACATGGCGGATTTCAAAATACGTATATAAAACCCGAGATTAACCCATCTGAAATTTTTGAAAGAAATGTCCCATTATTGCAAAATGAAAATTATAAACTTTTATTTTTAAATAACTTGGGTATAAATAATTCACTCAATAGCATATGCCCTGACTTAAAGAATAGAAATGAAATAGAATTTATAGAATATGAAGGTAAATTAATTCATCATGGAGAAGTATTTGAACTCGCAAAATATTTTGGTAAAAAATCTCCGTTTATGAGCTATGTATACAAATTGAATAAATATGCAAATGCGTCAATTCAAAATTTTATACAATCACATTCTAGTTACGACACAACAGAACTTTTTACTATGATTAAAACTGACTCTAATAGTTTTAAAGTATTTGATAATATAGATACACCAGAAAATGCAAAATTCATAGGAAATGATTCTATTGGATGCACAATTTATTGTGGAGATGAAACAGTAGAAAGAATATTTTGGTGTGGTTCAATACTATCTGACTATGATGATAATGTTTATCCTGAATTTACTCCAACTATAGTTCAAGTTGCGGCAGGATTACTTTCAGGATTATCTTTTATTTTAGAACCTGAAAATACCGGAAAAGGTTTATTTGAACCCTGTGATTTAGATACAAAGTATATTATTGATAAAAGTATACCATATTTAGGAAAATTTTTTTTTACTGAAATTCCTATTGAAAAATTTAGTGGTAAATTTAAATATTCTGTTGAAAAAATTATTTGAACCTGTTCAAACTTTATTTTTATATTCTGATATAGTATAAGAATGCCCGGACTTTCAATGACTGGTGGTAGACTACGCGGACGCAAGGTAAAGTCCGTTTGCCGCGGAAGAAGACGATTTTCATGCAAACGTGCCAGACAACACTGTCGCTGGATTCACACGTCAAAGAGAAAATATTGCCGTAAGAACTGGCGCAGCTACAAGCATCGCCCTCTAACCATTCTTTAAACGCTTGAAGAATAAAACTGGGACATTTTAATTCCTTAAAGGTTTGAAACAACGTTCCTAGAAGGAGTGTGTAGCATCCCATTTTACACCTTTGCAGATGTAAAAGTCCGATTTTATTATAGTAATTTTAACTATAATAAAATAATAATTAAGTTTAATTATTTAACTTATCAATTGTAAAAACAATATCATCATAACGATTTTTATTTTCTCTTAAATCATATACTTTGACAAATTGTTTTAAATTTTCAGGAACTTCATTTTTAAGTATATCTATCCAGTCCCACGATTGGACATCTTCAATTATTAGTATTCCATCATCCGTCATTATTTGCGAATACAATTTTATAAATTGTTTCATACTTTCTAAAGTATGAGGACCATCATCTAACATAAAATCACACTTTATATTTTTATTCAAGAAATGAGTAACAAAAAAATCATTATTATATGCGTCAATAGATGAATATATTAAAATTCTATCATTATTTTTAATTCCATCCCATACTTTTTCTAAAGGACAAATATCTAAAGCATAAATATTTGCGTTTGTAAAATAATCATGCCATAGTTTTATACTTCCTCCATTTGTAACTCCTTGATTATAATCTCCTATTCCTACTTCTAGTACATTTTTTGCAGTTTCTTTTTTAGATATTAATAATCTTTGATAGAGAGATAAATAAGAGTGTGTTGTATTTTTGTCTGTTGTTGAATTATCAACTATTTCTTCTAGGCTCATATATAATATATAATATATGTTATAAATAATAAAAATTAAACGAATAATAAGAGTTTTATTTTATCCAACGTATAATTCTCTTGATTATACTTCTTTTCTCTTAAACTGGTATTATGTAGTAGTGTCTGCTGTTGTAAATGTCTAAAAGCGTAATTTTTCGTTGGTATAAAATAAAAATGTATTATTTATGCAATAAATAATCTATAATGTTTGGTTCAAAGAAACATTATAGAAGAAAGATATAAATTAAAAAAATGAATAAAAAGATCATATACAAATCAAACATGTAAAAATACTAATTTATAATGACTTATCAAATTGAAATAAAAGATCGTGCATACAATTCTTGGAAAATTTTTCAAAACAAAGAAGAAGTAGAGCTTGAAATCAACCCATCTTCAGAAAAAGTATTTCATTTAGATATATTCACATTTTCAAATGAAAATAAAATACAAGTTTCAAACTCTCCTACTAGATCAGCAATTCATATACCCGGAGTTCTTGTTTTAAATACTGGAAAAACATATGGAAGAAAAACTGAAAAAGGAAAACTTCTTTACAAAGTTTTACCAAATGATACACATTTACCTGCATTTCTTGTACCCTATGAGTTAAAAAATGTAGGATTCTCAAAAGTTATGACCAACCTTTATGTGACAATAACATTTGCAGAATGGACTAGTGAACAAAAACATCCCTATGGAAGCGTGAATCAGGTGATTGGTCCAGTAAATATAGTTGAAAATTTTTGCGAATATCAACTTTATTGCAAAAATCTCAATCTATCCATACAAAATTTTGTCAAAGAGACTACTAAAATTATTAAGAAAAATATGGTTTTAGAAAAAACACGCGACTTTATAAACAATGTGAGAGAAAAATATACCAATATAGAAGACCGAACTACGTGGCGTACTTTCAGTATTGACCCTGAAGAAAGCAAAGACTTTGATGATGCATTCAGTATCTCACATGAAGAAGGGTCCACAAATATACAGATAAGCATATATATAGCAAATGTGGTTCTTTGGGCCGAGACATTGAGTCTATGGTCCTTTTTCAGCAGACGAGTATCTACAATCTATTTACCTGATAAAAAGCGACCCATGTTGCCACACATTCTTTCTGACATTCTTTGTAGTTTGCAAGAAAAACAGCCGAGGCTCGCATTTACCATGGATGTATTTGTATCTTCTGAAACTATGGAAATTCTAGACATACAATTTAAAAATACACTGATTCGTCTAGGAAAAAATTATAGATATGAAGAATCAAGTCTTTTGAAAAATTTAAACTATGAGAAATTGTCACAAGTTACAAAATGTGTATCTGAAAAAGAAGGCGTGCGATATCTTTCCGAAATTAATGATAGTCATGACGTTGTTGCATACTGGGCAATTTTCATGAATGCAGTTTGTGCAAAAAAACTATTTGAGAAAAACTGTGGAATTTTCAGAAAAACTGTTTCACGAGATGTCGTGACAAATATGCAAGTTCCATCTGAATTGAAAACCGTTGCACCAATATTTTATGGATCTTCTGGAGAATATACTTCTGAAATTACTCGCGGAGAAATAAGGCATGAAATGTTGGACCTTGACTGCTATATACATATAACAAGTCCTATACGACGTATCGTAGATATTTTGAACATGATAAAATTTCAAGAAATCTATGAAATGATACCCATCTCTAGGGAGGCGCTAGAATTTTACGATACATGGTCTCAACTATCTCAAATAGAGTGTATAAATATTTCTGTGAAAAATATACGAAAGGTTCAAACAAGTTGCGACCTATTACAATTATGTAATGACAACCTTGAAAATAAAGAATACACAGGATACATTTTGGAAAGTGGATCCGTATACATACCCGAGTTGAAAAATATATTGTATGTAAAGTTTTCAGAAAAAGAAAAAGAAAATATAAAAATCTATGAAAAAAGAAAATTCAAGCTCTATTTGTTCAATGATGAAGAAACATTGAAAAAAAAGATTCGGTTACAAGTGGTTTCCTAGTTTTATGTATGAAAATTTTTATACTTTTATAGGCTGATGCCTGATATAGTTCAACATGTATTCAGAAAAATCGGAAATATTTTTCTTATCAAAACACTCTATAAATTCAAAAATAAGATCAAATGCTTGTCTATATTTTTTTTGTTCAAGTAAACTCTCCACGTGTTTTTTATATGTCAAATAAATATCTGCATCTTTACTAGTTTGAATCAAAGAAAAAAATACGTGCAATTCTTCATTTGTCATTTTATAATATTACATCACAATATTTATATTGTTTTGTATATAATAAACCTATTTTTGCATTTTAGAAGGGAACCCAGGTTTTGCGAAGTATACGAAGTATCGGCTTTTAAGCTTGCGGAATACCCTCCTGAAAAATGTATTTTAGCAAAAATGTTAATCTCATTCCGTTTTGCTAATAAAAATTTAATGTTCACAAAATAAATCCTTACGATTCTTTAAAAGCGTGACTTTCAGGTTCCCGATGGATACTGCTATTGCATTTGTTTCTTTTCTGGTATTTTTATCGTATATTTTTTTTCAATTGCGGACTTCATAATTTCATTTACTTTTTCAATATGTTCTAGTTTTTCTGAACGCGGAAGTTTATCATAATTTAAATCTCTATACAACTTGGCAATTAAATTTTCGGGATGTAATGTTTCTACCGGCATATTATTTGCCAATATAACATTGTGAGTTTCCATAAGTATATTATAAAGAGTTTCGCCAGTATATCTTATCCGAGTTATATTCTTTGAAATACCTCTATTTAAAAGCTCATATGCAGGTACAAAAATATTCTTGTATAAAATTTCATGTTCTTCAGTCATTATAGTTTCTTGATTCGGAATATTTTTTCCAAATACATTTTTACCTATTTTTATCAAACTAATTCCGATCAAATTTGTTTTTGTAATAGCAATAATTTTTTTTCCATTTATAGTAAATCTTTTTGGGTTGATATATTTTATCTCTATATCGCCCTGATCCGTTTTTATCATTGTATCTCCAACTAAACAAATGGTTGAATTTATTCCATTTGTTTTGAAAGTAGTTGTAACTGTTTCCAAAAAAATTCCATTAATAGAATAAGACAGGGTAACCGTATATTCAAGATTCTGATACAAATTATCAAAAGTAAATGAGCTTATATTTGTAGCATAGTATATGGCCGGGTCACTTAATACAATTACATAGTTAATAGTTCCATCATAAGTTCCTTGAATAATATTTTGAACAGTATTCCAACTTATAGTAGCAGTTGTTCCTTGAATGTTTGAAGTTTGTATCCCACCATATTGACTAATATATTTTAAATGAATCACATTTGTAAAATTATTATTCAAAATGACTGTATTTTGCGCATTATTTTTATAATATGATGTATTATTTGGAGCTATTGCTCTAAAAGTACTAGTTCCTAAAGTAGGAATATTTCCATCAAAATACACATTCGCCAACAATGATGCTCCATTGAAAGCTTGATTTCCAATACTTTGGACACTTGCGGGAATAGTCATACTTGTTATACTTGAACAGTTATAAAATGCTGTAGCTCCTATGTTTGAAACAGTATTTGGTATAGTTAAATTTCTCAATAATATACAGCCTGAAAAGGTAGATTCTGAAATCGTTGTAATTCCGTTTGGAATAGTAATTTCTGTTAAAGCCGCACAGCCTTGAAAAGAGCCGGCCCCTATATTACTAACTGTAGTAGGTATATCTATACTTGATAGTCGTGTACAACCTGAAAATGAATTTGATCCAATAATAGTAATATTCGCCGGGTTGGAAAAAGTAACCGAACTTAAGTTTGAGCAACCTACATACCCATTATCTGTAACACCATTTATAACATATGTAATTCCAGTAGATGAATTTGTAGCAGTAGCCGGAACTGTCACTGTTTGTATAGAAGTTCCAGAATTATTTGATATGGACACAGTAGTTGGCGAGTCAACAACATAAGTATTACCTCCACTATTGAATGAAGTAATAGTAAATGTTCCTGTAATTATATGATCCAATGGTAAAGAATTAATAGTATAAGTTACACTATAGCTATATGAAGTGTTTGATTGCAATCCTGTAAAGTTGTAAGAATTCACATTTGTTACAGTGGCCGCTAGCGCAGAATTTAAATCTATTGTATAGGTTAATGTTCCATTATATGACCCTTGTATTATATTTTGAACTTGATTCCAGTATATAGTTGTAGAACTTGTTGTAATATCAGATGTAGTTATTCCTCCATTCTCACTTATATATTTTAGTTGAATCACATTTATAAAATTGCTGTTCAAAGTGGATGCTCCATTCGCGTTATTCATATAGTAAACATTATTATTGGCTGCTATATTGGAAAATACTCCTGTACCTAGTGTAGGTATAGTAGTTCCATAAAAATATACATTTTGCAAAGCTGAACAAGAAGAAAATGCCGTGTTTCCAATACTAATAACACTAGGAGAAAAAACTAAACTCGTCAATCCTGTGCAAGATAAAAATGAATTGATGCCAATTGTTGCAAGATTTGTAAAAAGTGAGAGAGATGTTAATCTTGAACACCCAGAAAATGCATTATTAGAAATGGTAATAATATTTTCTGGAGAGGAAAATGTTAGTGTTTGTAAATTTGAACAACTATTGAATGTGTCATTATTTATAACAGTAATTCCCGAAGGAATATTTATACTAGGTAGACTTGCACATTGTAAAAATGAATACGCTCCAATACTTGTAACATTCGTTGGAATAGTTATGCTTGTCAAAACTGGACATGTGCTGAATGAATTTTGTCCAAAACTAGTAACTGTACTTGGAATGGAAAAAGTAACTGTGGTTAAATTTGATAAGTTGTAGAATCCAGAATTTGTTATCCCTACTACAGTATATACTGTACTCAAATGTGTTGCTGTACCCGGAATAGTTATACTTGATACAGATGTATTTCCATTATAACCAACAGTTACAGTTTGTGTCCCAGAAAGAATGGTATAAATAAAATCGCCTTCAATAAATGTGTTGCTACTTCCAGTAGTGGTAAAAGTTCCTGGAACTGATTCCAATATAACACCATTGATATTATAACTTACATCATATATATATGATGTGCTTGCAGTAAGTCCAGTAAATAACTGGGATGTAATATTTGTTCCTGTCAAAGGGGGGTTCGTTCCCAATGTTATAATATAATTTAGTGATCCACTATACGATCCTTGTACTGCTTCATATACTTGATTCCAAGAAATTAGCGCACTTGTTGATTGAATATCAGCGTCTGTTATTCCACCATTTTGACTAATGTATTTTAAATGAATTACATTTATAAAATTAGTGTTGAGAGTAGATTCACCAGTTGCATTATTCATATAGTATGCGGTATTTGGCGTAGCTATACTACCAAATACTGAAGTTCCTAGACTCGGAATATTTCCATAAAAATAGACATTCGTCAATAGAGTACATCTAAAAAATGCAGTATCATCTATAGTTGTAACAGATTCGGGAATAACTACACTTCTCAACTGTGAACAAATCGCAAATGCATTTCTCGGAATAGTTGTAATTCTATTAGAAAGTGTTAGACTTGTCATAGCCAAACATCCTTGACAAATACTACTTCCAATAGATGTGACTGTATTTGGAATATTCAAACTTTCTAATAGTAAACAGTTAAAAAATACACTAGATCCAATAGTTAAAGTTCCAGTAGGAATATTTATATTTATCAAATGTGAACATCTGTTGAATGCATCATTACCAATTGTATGGAGAGAACTAGAACTAGTAAAATGAACACTTGTTAAACTAGTACATGAATAAAAAGATTGAACATCTAGAGTAACTACTCCATCGGGAATATTTATTACAGTTGAACTATCTATACCAATCAAACTTGAACAACCTGAAAAGGCTGACGATGCAATAGTTGTTATTGTTCCCGGATTTGAAAATGTAACTTGTGTTAAACTTGTACAACCCAAAAATCCTGACGCTGTTATACCTACAACAGTATATGTAATACCAGCATCTGTCGCTGTTCCAGGTATAGTTGCAGTTGTTATAGAAGTTCCAGCATTATTTGCAGCAGTTACTGTTTGTGTTCCAGTAATAATTGTATAAACAAAATTTCCTTGAATAAATGTACTACTACTGGAAGTAGTGGTAAATGTACCCGAAACTTGCTCTAAAAAATCACTTGGACCATTAATATTATAACTTATAGTATAGTTATATTGTGTACTTGCTGTTAGCCCTGTAAATGTTTCAGTTGTAATATTTGTTCCTGTTACAGGACTTCCTGTTCCCAAAGTTATAGTATAATTTAATGAACCGTTGTACGTTCCTTGTATACGATTATATACTTGATTCCATGTAATTATTGCGCTTGTGGATTGAATATCTGAATTTGTTACACCACCTGTAAAACTAATATAATTTAACTGAACAACATTTGTAAAAATACTATTAAGAATTGCGGCATTCAATGAATTATTCATCCAATAAGCAGTACTATTTGCAGCAATGTTTTGAAATACTAAAGTACCTAGACTAGGAATATTTCCATAAAAATATACATTTGCCAAAGCAGAACACCCAGAAAATGCAGTATCTCCTATATTTGTTACATAAGTTGGAATAGTGATACTCGCCAAACTTGAACAATTCTGAAATATTGACGCTGAAATATTAGTAATTAAAGTAGGAAGTACTATAGTTGGCAACGCTGTACAAGACTGAAATGCACTACTACCAATTGACGAAACATTATTTGGAATAGTTACACTAGTTAATAGTGAACAACCTGTGAATGCATTGTTACCAATGGATGTTGTACTAGTAGGAATAATTATACTAGTTAATGCTGAACACCCATTGAATGCACTAGTTCCAATACTCTGAAGCGTATTTGAAGAAGAAAAAGTTACTGTTGTCAAATGATTACACGAATTAAAAGTATTAGAATTTATAGTAGTTATACCACTAGGAATAGTTATACTAGTTAAACCTAAACAACCTGAAAAAGCTTGTTGATCAATAATAGTTATTGTTGACGGATTTGAAAAAGTAAGAGTTATTAAACTTGTATAATTTAAAAATCCTGATGCAGTTACACCTATCACAGTATATGTAGTTGCACTATTTGTCGCGGTTGAAGGGATGATCGCATTTACTATAGAAGTTCCTGGTTTACTTCCCACAGTAACTGTATATGGAGAGACATTTGAAACAATTGTATATATATAGTTAGCATCAGTAAATGTACCGCTACTCGCAGCTGTTGTAAAACTTCCCGGAACATGTTCAAGTGCTACACCATTTATGTTATAACTCACATCAAACGTATAGGGTGTACTTGCAGTTAAACCAGTAAAATTATATGTTATAATATTTGTTCCAGGTGCGGGACTAACTGGAGAAGAATTCAAAGTTATTGCATAGTTTAAAGTTCCAGTATAAGATCCTTTTACAGCATTTGCCACTTGACTCCATGAAATGGTTGCTGTTGTCTGTTCAATATTACTTGTAGTAATACCTCCATTTTGACTAATATATTTTAGTTGGACTACATTTGTAAAGTTAGCATTAAGTGTGGATGCTCCAGTTGCACTATTCATATAGTAACCAATATCTCCCGAAGAAATACTTGAAAAAGGACTTGTTCCAAACGTGGGAATTGTACTTCCAAAAAAATATATGTTATGTAAATTTAAACACCCGCTAAATGCATAGTCCCCAATACTAGTAACACTAGTTGGAATAGTTATACTTGTTATTCCTACAATATTAGCAAAAGCACTAGCCCCAATAGTAGCAACAAGGCTAGGAATAGTTATACTTGAAGCGCCTACAGTATCAAATGCATTACTTCCAATACTAGTAACACCACTAGGAATAGTTATACTAGTTAAACTTGAACAACCATTGAAGGTTCCATTAGAAATAGTAGTGATTCCGCTAGGAATAGTAATACTACTCAAACTTGAACAAAGATTGAATGCATTTGTTCCAATCGTAGTTATTGTAGATGGATTTAAAAAAGTAACACTCGTTAAACTAGAACAAAGTAAAAATCCAGAAGCGGTTACTCCTACTATAGTATATGAAACACTATTATGCAATGTAGTTCCAGGAATTATTACACTTGTAATAGAAGTTCCAGCATTATTGGCAACTGTTACATTTGTTCCAGAAATAATTGTATAAATAAAATTTGTATCAGAAAATGTAGACATAGAAAACTATATAGTCTACATATATTATTTTTTGATAAAGACGTATGTATTCTCTTCAGATTTTTTATTTTCAGAGGATAGAGAGCCAGGGCGTGGACTATTTTTCATACTAAATACTACATCTAATAAAACCCATCCTAGATTTTCGTGTTCTTTTACAAGATCATCAAATAAATTATATTTCTTGTCTGTTTTAAAATTTTTTACACTCCAACAACTATATTTTACTTTTTTGGTAATTTGTTCAACAAGTGGACCAATAAATTTAGATAACCATGTTTCATAGTCTACATAATTTACAATTGATTGTGTAGTTTCATCACTATAAATTTCCAAATTATAGTAAGGAGGACTTGTAAGAGCCAAATCAAATCGCGCTTCTTCAGGAATATTTTCTATTATACCCTTCTCCGCTGGAACATTATACAAGTTTACCCCAGTTAGTTTCAAATCATCGCGAATTTTACAAAGACCTTGATATGTTTTTATACAAGGTTCAAATCCTGTATACAAAATATTCTCTCCTAGACTTTTAGTACCCAACATTCTTCCACCCCACCCTACACAGACATCTAAAACAGATTTTGCTCCAAAATAATTTACAACAGTCTTTGCCAACAGTGGACGATAAATTGTTATTTTACCAAGCCCACACGTAAATGAAAGCGACCGTATAATTTCCGAGACATATGGCGTAGAATGATATTCACGATTAAAACGTAATGCTTTTTCTAATTTTTCAGCAGTCCACAAGGATGAAACACTTATTCCTTTAAAATTTTCAACATCATAAAAATGAGGCATTGATACACGTATAATTTTCATGCCAACTGTACAAGTAGCGGGTATGTTTACTTTTTCTTTTGTGACTTCTTTTTTGCATAACTTTATCCAATCTTTTTTAATTTCTTCAGGAGGAGTAGAGTCATAAATAAATCCATTTTCTTCCAACTGTTTTGCTATTATTGAAACATTTTTTTCAAAATATTCATCGGTCAAATCTCGTAGCGCATTTCGTTTATTCAAATATTCCATACTATATATTTATTATTTCTTTCTTTATGAAAAGAGAGAAATAATTAAATCATTTTTATAATAAATCTTTTCTTACCAAGGGTTGATTCTAGTTTCATATACATTTGTCATAAGTCCATTTTTAAATTTAGTAATAGATGAAACTTTTTGTTTCGGAAGGTTTGCTTCATCCATTTTTTTCTGAATCATTTTTTTCAAAATATTTTTTTTATTATCAGTATATTCTTTTACAGCAGCTTCATGTATGATTTTTTCTTTTGGCATTTCTCCATTTTTTGCTTTCAAAAAAATTGTTTTTCTTTTTTTAGTACACGCTTGACATCTGCAGCCATTATCTAAATAATGTTCGCTTTGCACATCTTTTCTCCATTGATTTTCAATACATATATTCAAATATATAACGTACTCGGTTTCACTATAACCACACCATTCGGGACCTTGTTTTGACTTCCAAGAATTGATATATACATCTTTTTCATCTGGTAGGTAATAATAATTCAAAAATTTACAAGATTCAATAGATTTCAAATAATTGGAAGGAATGGTGTATTCTCTCTTGAATCTTTCATATAATTTGCCCAAAGGTTGATTTTTTGTTTCATAGTCTGTGAAAATTATAATTTCTGTTTCTAATATTTCAGTCAAAATTTTATTCCATTCATGCGAATCGCATAGTCTCAACTTATAGTACTTGATTTCATCTTGTTCAACACATGTATATTTTTTATGAAAATCAAATGTTTTAGGATAAGAAATATTATATTTTTCTTGAAAATAATCTCCATTAGATAAATTCGGAAAAATATTATTAAAACGTGTAATAAGACGTTGAATATTGTAATTCATTAATTTATTTTCATAGTTGTTGAAATGAAACGATGCAATTTTATCAAAAAATTCAGACATTTTACGTTCAATCGGAGTCCTATACACATCTATTACTGTAATATTTCTGCCTATTAGTTTATTATAGTGAATAATTTCATTAACAGTAACACCGGTAACTCCTGTTAAAATATTCAACATAGTTTCATCATGTATGTGCAAAACAGTATATTTAAATGTAGAACATATACGTATAGAAGAAACAAGTGTAGTAGATCCAATTTTCGGTGGACAATAAATAAATACAAGATTCGGAGTTTTCAATTCATCTAAATTCATTTTAGTATTGGCTTCTTTCAACATTTGAAGCTTTTCTCCATTAAACTTGTACATTGAATAATGATGGATCTATATTTAAAAGAGAGAATAAGTATTTGAATTAAACATAAATAATAATTGATTTTATAATCAATAATTATACACACATTTACACAGCCTTTGCCTTTGCGGGTCTTCCCCGGGTACGAGATACCTTTTTCTCAATAGGAACAAACTCGTTTACTGTTGCTGGAACCACGTCAGAAGTCTCCTGAAGCTCCTCCCTCGGTCCAGATCCACGAGAACTCACCATACGCTTATTGGAAGATACTTTAAAATCAGCATCAGGCGACACGCGAATTTTTCTATTCTCGTTCTTGGTCTCACACATTAGCTGACCACCACGAACACCACATACATTTGCAGCCTGAACCTCAAACTTTTCTTTATTGTTTCCTGATGCAGGAACTAGTGTAAATTCAACATACTCGCCTTGAACAAGATATCTAAATTGTTCCGAAGAAACAATAATAGCCATATGATGGACGAAAATATCCGTGTCCTTCTTATCACCATCTACAACGGTAATAAATCCAATTCCCTTCTTATTATCAAACCACTTCACGCGACCCGTAAATTTTTCCTCGGACATGTTTATAATCTAATTTCTAGATTATCTTTATATCATTTCATAAACTACTTTATAAACGATGCAAGTCAAAATTCAATTGCTTTTTCTCTCTTTGTTCTTGTTTCAAAAAAGGAAAAAGGGTACGTAATGTATAGGTCTTCTTTACATTTCTTTTAACTACATCTTTTCCGCCAGATATATCTACCTCATCAGATAAAGTTTTATAATTATGTAAAATTAAAAATTTTATTTTATTCTTATTCTTTTTTTTACACAGTACAACAAGTATGGAAGATTCTTCCTGTGTTTCTTTCATATCATACAATTCTAAAACATTCCAGTTGCCATATTTTTTCAAAATGTTTTGTGTAGTTTCTATAGCAGAGTTGAAATCCAAAGAAAAGTATTGAATAACATATTTTGAAATATAATACAATGCAAATATAAAAAATAAGATGCCTATAATAAAAACAATAAAACACAGAGAAAATAAAAGTTTAAAGTCTACACATGAACTTTCCATGTTCATTTATTATAATATAATATTTTTCTCATATACGAAAAACGAATACATGAGAAAATTGAAACATACCGTGTTTCTACAGTCAAAGCATAAAGAATTGAAATGCGACATGATAAAGTATCTTACTTTCATCCACATCTCTCTTCATTAAAGAATTACATGTTGTCAAGATATACTTTCAGAATGAGAACAAGACATTATTTCTGGACAAACATATACATCCTATTGAGCGTCTATGGTTCCAAGCGGCTTTAAGTTATTATTCCCATAAATATATTACTACAAATATATTGTAATTCAGAACTTAAAGAAAAACTCAAATAAATTTCCCAAAAGTATTTTCGGTTTTTCAATTTTGGACATTTATTTTTGTCCATTTTCAGAATCCCAAAAGACTTTTTGGAAAAAACATCAAAAATCGCATTTACATTATAATGCTCTCATTTATTTTTTTAAGCGTATTTTTTTATTACGATAATTTTTTTAAAAAAATTTGGAAACTCTTGTGAAAAATAATATTTTGCTACTTTAGGCAACAAATGGCAACCGAAAGTAGCAAAAAAGTAGCAAAAAAATCTGGTATATTTTCATGTTCTATATGTGACTATAATACATCACGTAAATCTAATTATGAAAAACACTTGTCTACAGGTAAACACACGGTTCAGTCAGCCATGACTACTTTGGCAACACATCAGGCAACAAAGCAACAACCATTATCCTGTGAAAAATGTAAAAAATGCTACTTTAATCGCACAGGACTATGGCGTCACAAAAAAAAAGGTTGCTACTTTTCTTCATCTGATTCCGTTGTAGTGACTGAAGACTTGAATGCTAACATAATAGACAAGGACACGATGCTCATGTTTTTTAAACAAAATCAAGAGTTTCAAAAAAGTATATTTGAATTTATAAAAGACAATGTAGGTCCAACAATTACACAAAATACAACAACAAACAATACCAATAGCAATAACACAAAATTCAATTTGAATTTCTTCTTGAATGAGACGTGTAAAGATGCCATGAATTTATCAGACTTTGTAAACTCTCTTCAAATAACATTGACGGACTTGGAGAATGTTGGAAAACTAGGTTATACAGAAGGTATTTCAAGAATATTCACCAAGGGTCTCAAAGAGTTGGACGTAAATAAGCGCCCGATTCATTGCAGTGATTTGAAGAGAGAAACAGTATATGTGAAAAATGATAACAAGTGGGAGAAAGAGGGGGATCAATTGAAAAGAGCTATCAAGCAAATAACAAATAAAAATATAAAACTTATACCAATATGGAAAGAACAAAACCCAGGACATCAGCAATACCATAATACAAGAAATGACGAATATTTGAAAATCATGTATGAATCTATGGGTCCATCAGACGAACAAGAAGAATCAAAAAGCTTTGCAAAGATCATAACAAATTTGGCGAAGGAAACTGTTATTTTAAGATGAATATTTCACAAAAATATATATATATATTATTTTGGTACTTAAAGAAAATCTCAAATAAATTTCCCAAAAGTATTTTCGGATTTTCAATTTTGGACATTTATTTTTGTCCATTTTTGAAATCCTGAAACACTTTTCTGAAAAAACCTTTAAAATTCGCATTCAGAGCATAATGCTCTCATTTTCATTTTTTGGATGAAAAAATTGTGACGATAAAATTTTGGGATTTTTTTCATGAAAAACCTGGCGACTTTTTTTGTTGACAGATTTTAGGAGAATGTCAACCAAAAGTCGCCAAAAAGTCGCCGAGAATTTTTTCTGCAACGATTGTGACTATATATGCTTTAAAATAAGTGATTATAAAAAACATTTACAGACGAAAAAACATTTGTCAACAAAATCAACCGCCGTGTCAACATTTTCAACAGAAAAAGTCGCCGGAAAATTTGTCTGCATTTGTGGTAATATATATAAAGATCGTTCGGGGCTCTGGCGGCATAAGAACAACTGTAAAAAGTCGCCAGAATTAGAACTATGTAATACAAAGAGTTTTCCAACGTCGCCTGAAATTCCTAGTACACAAACTGATGCAGATATTTCAAAAATGACTGCATTATTTATGGAGTCTGTAAAACAGAACCAAGAAATTCTCCTGCAAAATCAAGAGTTTCAAAAGAAGATGTTTGAAATGATGAAAGATAATATTGGAACAATTAATAGCAACAACACAATAACAACAAATAATAATACGAAATTCAATTTGAATTTCTTCTTGAATGAGACGTGTAAAGATGCTATGAATTTGTCTGATTTTGTAGATTCGTTACAAATCACTTTAGCTGATTTAGAGAATGTTGGAAAGTTGGGGTATGCGGAAGGTATATCCAGAATATTCACTAGAGGGCTGAAACAGTTGGAAGTAAATAAAAGACCCATTCATTGTAGTGACTTGAAGAGAGAAACCGTCTATGTGAAAAATGATAATAAATGGGAAAAAGAAGGAGACCAATTAAAGAAAGCTATTAAACAGATTACAAACAAGAATATCAAACTTATTCCAAAATGGAAAGAAGAAAATCCGGGGCATCAACAATATCATAATAAGAAAAATGATGACTACTTGAAAATCATGTATGAATCTATGGGACCCGCAGATGAATTGGAAGAAGAAAAGTCTTTTAGCAAAATTATAACAAATTTAGCAAAGGAAACTGTCATTTTAAGGGTATAAATTTCGTGATTATTCAAAATAATCATGAAATAATGTATTCGCTTTGTGTAGGGCTCGAACCTACGACCTTTTGGTTAACAGCCAAATGCTACTACCAACTGAGCTAACAAAGCATATTCTATGTGGTCCATAGGGGTGAATAAAATACTCATTCCCCGACCACAATATACAAATCTAAAACGTCTTTATATTCTTTTTCATAAAAAAATATAATTATTACGTGAATACAGAACAAATCTTTACTACCACAACTACGACTACGACTACGACTACGAATATTTTTTTATTTTTTGGTTTATGTTACACCTTCTTCTTGACCACCTTCTTCTTGGGCTTCTCCTCTACAATAGGAGCTGGGGCTGGGGCTGGAACTGGAACAGGCTCTTCTTCCTCCTCCTCCTCTTCAGGATCATCTTCAGGAATTGCCTCTTCCTCCACATCAGAATCTTCCACAATCTGACCTACGGGCTCAACATCTGCCTCTTCAACTGGCGGAGCAGCCGTCTTCAAACGCTCCTTATCAGATGCCTTTAGCTTGATAAAACAGGAGCCAGCAAGCGATGCGCGAGGTTTCTGTACAACAGCTTGAATGAGCTTCCAAGTAAGACCAAACTTTCCATTGGCAAACCAAAGCCCGCCACACTGCATAATGATTGCAACATTGATACCCTTTTGCAAGAAGTCAAGCGGTGTGACCGCAGGAGTCGCAACATTTGGGAAGAGCGCTACTCCATCCTCGTCATAAATTTCACAACGCCACGTTCCCTCCCAAACAGGAATCTTAATGCGAACCGTGGGAGCCTTGTTCAGATCTGGTTCGCCAGTTGCCTTGTCCTTGCTGTACTTGAGCATAGGAGTCCACAGAGCACTGATAACATCTTCGCTCTTGTGCACCTTTCCAAACCATTCCTTGGAATACGTCATAGCATCTTCCTTGATCTTCTTCTCAAAGTCTTGCAAGTTCTTGAGAAACGCGTCAGTATCCGCATTCTTGTACTCGTCCGTAGGGAACTGAAGCCCCATCTCATATTTTCCATTTCCCTTTCCAGTCTTCTCATCTACAAAATCAGCAGCTCCCCATGTGAGCATAAGAGGTGTAGAAAGACGAAGTCCAGTGTTGGTCGCCTTGTTCAAAATATTAACACTCTTTCCACCAGAAGCATTAGCCTTGGGAGCTGAATACTTGATGGCATCAGCCTTGAAGAGGGTTCCGTCAACGATAGTCTCTGCCATTTTCTTGTGCTTGTTATCTGTATTATATAGACCGGGATGCCTTTAAATCAATTTTTTTTATAATACCTATAGGTATTTAGAGCATAAAAATATAAAAACTTTTACAATTATTAAGGCAATTGAGTAAGATGGTTTAAAAACATTTTCTCTCTTTATAGTAAATGAATAAAACTATAGAAGAATATTTTAAAATACTGCAACAAAAATGCGACAAAATAATTCCAAAATCTAACAAGAGTGAGAAAATTTCAGATTATGAAATAATTCTTCCGAGTTTAGAAAATATAGATATTCTTTTTAAATACAACTACAATAAAGAACAGCTAAAACGCTTTGCAACAATATTTAAATTAAAAATATCTGGAAATAAAAACGAATTACTTCAGAGAATTTTTTTTCACTTGTCATCATCAATCAATATTGTAAAGATTCAAAAAGTCTTTAGAGGATTTTTGCAAAGAAAATACAATTCTTGTCGTGGTCCAGCCTTGTTCCAAAGGTCCATTTGCACAAATAATACGGACTTTTTTACAATGGACGACATTTCTGATCTTCCAAACAATCAATTCTTTAGCTATAAAGATGTAGACGGATTTATTTACGGATTTGATATCATTTCTCTCTACAATTTAATCAAGAAGGGAGGAAATGATGTAAAGAATCCATACAACAGAAATACTATCCCTGCGCATGTCTTGAAAACTCTTAAATCTCTTGTTAGATTAAGCAAAATTTTGAAAATTCCTATGGAACTTACGATTACAGATATCAGTCAAGAAATTCCTAGTCAAAAAAATGTAGAACTTCGGGCTTTAGATTTATTTCAGAATATTGATGCACTGGGGAATTATAGTACCCCCTCATGGTTTCTCTCTTTAACAAGGAATCAGCTGCTAAAGTTTATGAGAGAGTTGATTGATATTTGGGAATATAGGGCACAACTCACACTTGTTACAAAGATGAAAATCTGTCCTCCATCTGGAAATCCCTTTTCATTTTACAGAATTTCAAATATTCAAACTGAAACAAATATGCAAAATCTTCAAAAACAAATTCTGGAAATATTAGAGAAACTAGTAAATACTGGAATTGACAGCGAGCATAAATCATTGGGTGCATTTTATGTTTTAGGAGCGCTTACTTTAGTAAATAATGAAGCAGCTATAGCATTACCCTGGCTCTACCAATCTGTCCACTTTTAAGAAGAGAGAACAAGTATTCATTCTTCGCAACCATACATCCATAATTTTTGTGTATAGTATTCACTATAAAGAAAAATTACATTTAGTGAAAATACTACATATATCGTTTGAAACTAATTTTAGAAATATATATATAATTTCTAAATTTAAGCATTTAAAGAAATTCGTTCATCACAAAAGTTTTAGGAGATTTGAACGGATTCTGATGCTTTACGGTCTGAATATATTATTTTAATGCGTTAAACAACTTAAAAACATACTATAGTACTAGTATATAAATGGTCAGAACCAGTAAAGCATCCGCTCCCGCCCCCACCCCTGTTGCCGAGAAGGCCCCCGTTGTTGCCGCCGCTCCTTCCGAGAAGCCTGTCAAGGTTTCCAAGAAGAAGGATGTCGTCGCCGCTTCCCCCGCTCCTGTTGCCGAGAAGGCCGCCCCTGTCCCTGTTGTCGCTGTCGCAGATGATGCTGTTGTTGAGGCCGAGGCTTCCATGGCCGAGCAGTCTGGCGAGTTTGTTGCCAAGCTCCAGCAGCTTGGTGCTCTCATTGCTTCCCTCAAGACCGAGTACCGCGCTCTAGAGAAGAAGTGGACCCGCACGTTGAAGACTGCCGAGAAGCAGAACTCAAAGCGCAAGAGAAAGACTGGCAACCGCTCCCCCAGCGGCTTTGTCAAGCCCACTCTTATCAGCGATGAACTCGCCACGTTTCTTGAGAAGCCTTCTGGTTCAGAGATGGCGCGCACGGATGTTACTCGTGAGATTAACAAGTACATTCGCGCACACGGTCTTCAGGACAAGGAGAATGGTCGCAAGATCAACCCTGACCAGAAGCTATCTTCCCTCCTTCGTCTCAAGAAGACGGATGAGCTTACGTACTTCAACCTCCAGAAGCACATGAGCCCTCACTTTGCCAAGAGCGTCAAGGCTGTTGCCGCTGCTGCTGCTGCCGCTGCCGCCACCGCGTAAAAAAGATAAAGAAAAATACAACACAACACAAAAAATAATAGCCATATTTATTCAAAAGTAAAATCATATTTTTGAATTAATTACCTCAATTAAAAGTTTGTAACTCGTTATTGAATCTTTCTTTCAATATATTCAAATCTCTTTCTATAGTTTCTGGGTGTTTCCAATTAAATTTACTAGTATAACAGTCACCTCTTCTCTCTGGAATCCATTCGTGAACCCCTTTGTAAGTATTTTCAATAGCCTGACGTTTATTTTCATTTCCAGTTACCCATTGTAAATATACAGTTTGAAAATAATTTTTAATAGTTCCATTATTTACAAAAGTATCATAGTACATTGTTTTTGTTTTAACCTGTGTTGGAAATACATAAGAATAATGGTACATTTGAACACCATATTTATTCCACAACTCATCGCTATCTATATGTTTTTTTGATATTTCATATGGATAACTCATGGTAGGAGGTCTGTGGCTTGACCATTTTGTACCTTTTACAAATTTAAAAATCCTCAAAAAATTATCTTTATTCAACTCAAATCCAGTTAAATAATTATCAAATCCTCCATAAAAACTGCAACTACGAACGCCAAGTGAAGTGGGATTTTCAGTCATCAATATATTTTTAATTTTTAATATATCTTCAACTGTATATAATTCATCAGCGTCTATTTGCCAAACGTAATCAATATCATCTCTAACATATTCCATATACGCATTTGATTCTTCCAACTTTTCATTGAACTGCCCATGCACAACTTTTATTTTATTTTCTATATCTACAAAATTATTCAAAATGTGATTTGTGTTATCTTCTGACGTAACTTTTCCTTTATCTTGCCAAAATTTTACGGGTCCTTCTGATATTAAAATTTGTTCAACAAATGGATAAATTTGTTCAATGCATTGTTTTAAAACAAAATCACTTTCAAACACAATAATTCCAACAGCAATTTTTATATTGTCGCTCATGTATTTATATATTATATATAAAAACATTTCGTTAATTTCATAAAATACTAGTATCTATAAATTATATTATGAAAACCATTTTAGTTACTGGAGGGTCTGGGCTTGTTGGAAGCGCAATCAAAGAAATTTCCACAAAATACACCGAGTATAATTTTATTTTTGTGCGTTCAAAAGACTATGATTTGTCTTCCATGGAAGAAACAAAACAAATGTTTGAAACTATACAACCAACTATAGTTATCCATTTAGCAGCTTGTGTAGGAGGTCTTTTCAAAAACATGACGCAAAAAGTTGATATGTTGGAAAAAAATTTGATGATAAATTATAACATTGTAAAATGCTCTCATGATTATAAAATTAAAAAACTTATTGCATGTCTCTCTACTTGTATATTTCCAGATAAGACAACCTATCCAATTAATGAAACAATGTTACATGACGGACCTCCACATTTTTCTAATGACGCGTACGCATATGCAAAACGTATGTTAGAGATACATTGTGCTGCTTATCGTGAAACTTGTGGAGACAATTTTGTTTGTATTATTCCAACAAACATTTATGGACCTCATGATAATTACAACCTGCAAGACGCACATGTTATACCAGCTCTTATTCATAAATGCCACATAGCGAAACAATCAGATGAAGATTTTGTGGTGATGGGAAGCGGAACACCACTTCGTCAGTTTATTTATTCAGAAGATTTAGCAAGACTTATTCTTTGGACGATGGAAAACTTTAATGAGAGCAGTATTATTCTCTCTGTAGGAGAGAAGGAAGAGGTAACTATTGAACATGTTGCGAGACTTATTGCTCAAGCATTTGATTATGAACACCGTATACAATTTGATACTAGTAAACCAGATGGACAGTATAAAAAAACCGCGGATAATAGCAAGTTGCTTTCTTATGGAAACTTCACCTTTGTTACAATTGAAGAAGGAATAAAAAAATCGGTTGACTGGTTTGTTGAAAATTTTGAGACTGCAAGAAAGTGATGCTAATATTAGTTTGATGCTAATAACATTCTAATAAAATCCTAATATGTTCTAAACTAAATAGCTATTTCCACCAGTACCCCAAATTTATTCATCGTAATAAAATTACTTTATTAAAATAAAAATTATATTATCAAAAATGGAATGAGATTTAAATTTTTGATAATAAAAAGATTTTCAGGAGGGGTTGTAGGGGAACCTGGGTTCCCTACTAAAACTAAAAGAAGAATCCTTCTGGTTCTAACAACTCTTTAATCATTTTCATATTTAATGGTTTTTGTAAAACAGTAAAACTTTCAGTAAATTCAGGAATCTTGAATAATTCGCATACTTGAAGAAGACTTTCTTTATTAGGAATATAATTTGGTATTGTTTGAAGTATCCACTCGTAAAATTCATCTAGATATTCTTCTTTTTTATATTTTGTAAATATTGAATAAATTTCATTCAATGACATGTTTTTTTCACAAGACGTTAAATTATAATCTGTACCTGACAATATACACATTTTACAAAAATCTTGTTGTGTCATTAACAAATCTTTTAAAATATTTTTCATATGATATAAAACTACTGTATGATTCATTAAACTTAAATAACGAAGTACACGTGTTGCTCCATACACAAACATGTCCATATCGTCACTTAAACACGCCCAAACTTTTTTATTCAATACTAGAGAAGCGCAGAGCTGATCTGCTTCACCTGGCGCATCTATCCACATCATACCACAAGCATGTATTAATGCTTTTACATTTTCTATCTGTTGTTTGTTAATAGATACAAATTGTTTCTTCAGGACATCCATTGTCGTAATAATTTCTTGTCTATCTTGTTCAGTTGCAGATAATAATTGTTCTTTCAAAAGCATAAATTCGTTTTTGGCAGAATTCTTGTCTTTTTTTCTTTTTACAAGTAGTTCTCTTTTTTCAGCTGGAGACTTTCCATCAAAAACAAATACTGGAATTATTCCATAGTTGCGGAATAACATCATCATTAAGTAAATGTTTTCTAGAAGACTTTCTTCGCTATGATACTTGTAAATATAGATACTTATATCAACAGCAATTGATTTTCCTTGTAACTCTGACATGGATATACATTGTATTGAGTTTGGACATTTTTCCCGAACAAACTTGTTTAAATTTTTGATACCCATGTTGATTTCTTTGTGTTTGAGTTCTCCGAACTAGATTATTTTTGATTCAATTTTATTTTTAACCGTTGTAATAAAATTACCTAGAGAAATAATAAATAAAATTGAATATCCATAACATTTTTATAAAAAATATTAAATGCATACAAGATCCCAGACACTTTTAGACCAAACCCCAATTTATGAAGTAACTATTGACTTTGATGGAGCAAGTGAAGCATGGAGAAAAAATAAAAAACAAATGAAAAATGGAACATTTATTTATACATGTGAAAAATGTAAACGTATACCTAAATTCGGATACCCATTATGTTATCATCACTTGAAAGAATCCAAAAAAAATTAAATAATTTCAATAATAGACATTCTCATATTTTTTACAAGAAACTTGTTCTCTTCTGTATTTTTTTTCCTGGAAGATTGTTTTAATTTCATTAATAATTTCTCTCCCCATTCCACTCCGTCTAGAAAACTATCGCTTTCAGAATTTTCTTCAATAAAGTTGCAAAACTCTCGTTGATTTTGTGCCGTTTTTTTGAATTGAAAAAGTGATGTATTATTCTTGTTGCACCACTCCAAGAAACCAGTAAAATTATTGAATAATATCATTTTAATCACATAGTAAGAGAGAACATTTGTTTTTTCCTTGTACAAGGTGTTTCTTATTTCTTGCGAGTCTTTGCTTATATTAGAGTGAATTAAACCGTAATCTAATCCCATGAAATTTAATGCTTTGGCTAGTTGTAAAAATCCCATTTTTCTCTCTATATTTAACATGATGTAGCAGTGTTCCAAGTATTCATTTATAGAAGATGTAGTGTGAAACGCGTAAAAACATACATTCATAATTTCCGCCCAACATTCAGTATATGCTTCAAACAAGTTTACTTCTGAATTTACAGGAAATAATTCACGTATAAACGCATGACATTCATTATTATTCATGTCTGAAAAATCTAATGCAAAATTATGAAATGTTTCATGCATAAATACTTTAAACCACTCTTCTTTACGATAAACTACAATTTCAGAAATTTTTGGACAATTTGTAGTGAATGCGGTATTTACATGATTCCAATCTAATACTTCAATATTGGATTTGGGTAATTCTTTGAATAGTTCTGTAAAATAAAGAAAAATGGTAATTTCTTGTGCGCATTTTTTTGAAGAATATTCATCCAAAATATCCATCCAAACCAACATGTTTCTAACATAATGCGTATATGATTCTATTTTCAACTCTGGGTTATTATCTTCTACTATAAATTTGAATTTAATAACTCTACCAAAGAGAGAAAACTCGTATACAATAGAATAGGTCATATTTTTGTTAATGTATTCGCGAACATCAGATGGAAAGCTATCACTTGTGAAAATTTCAGGATGAGGTATTTGTGCAACAGTTTCAATCTTATTTATAGAAAGTTTATATCCATTCATATTTTGTAAGATATTATCCACATAATTTTGAGCATACCCCAGGTCAGTGTGTATAATTTTCAATATTTGACTTGTTTTTACACTTTTTTTAATATTCTCTAGCTTTTTTTTATAAAAATAATACAACAAAAATTCGCTCTTTCTGGATAATCTCATAGTATATGTTGCCATAAAAATATATACTAGAAAATCTATATATTTTCATATTGTTTTCTTTATTTATTTCATACTTAATATCTATTTACTGATATCCATTTCATTCAACGACTAATGTCTTCTCGTATAGTCATAAGTTCGTCAAACATAATAGGTTCGCTTCCTCGTACAAAATGAGTCAATTTTGCCTTTTGTGTTGATACTAATAATTTTTTAAGATCCGCATTTTGTGTAAATTTTTCGTGTTGTGCAGCATACATTTCTTTTTTCTGACGTTTTCCAAAAAAGTCTGGATCCACTTCAACTTCTTTCGGGCGTATTAATTCTCCTTTGTACTTGCCTGATTTTCCTCCTGCAGCTTTTGCCATTTCAGGATCTTTTGCTAAATCGGTCCCTGAATCCAAAGAAAAGCTTAAATAAAACTCGGGGTTATTTTTTTTAAATTTAGATGCTTGGTAATAATGTTCCACAGAAGCCCATTTATGATTATCTAAAGTAAAAGGCTGAATCCAAAAATTAGACAATTTTTTGCGCCATTGTGGAATAGTGGCTAATTCAGAAAACTCTTTTAAACGACTTGCTGATATTTTCTCTCCACTTCCCTTTCCTGGAAGAGGTTTATCCATTGATTTTGAATAAAATTGTAGAACAACATCATCTTCATATGTTCCGCGTAATTTTGCTTCAGACAAGTCTTCATATTGTATTTCATTTACACTTTGTGTGGTTTCTCCTTTTATAGCTTTTTTGAAACGCTGAAAATCTGGAATAATTGAAAAGGGTCCAGAATTTTTTTCCATACACTTGTCAACAATCAACTTTTTAACATCGTATGGAATTTCTTTGAATGTAAATATCATTTTTTTCTTGTATCCAATCAATTTGTAGTGTTGTCCAGTATATTCAACTATAATATAGTATTCAGGAGTAAATTCACCTTTATTTTCTAAAACAGAATCGTTCAATTGACCACACTGAAGTACATTTCCTAAATCTTTTGCATTATACATTTCATGAGAGAGTAATATAAACTTTATATTAAGTATGCGCTCTAATGTGGAAATAGCCCACGTTTCTGCCCAAAATTCACAACTGCGTATTTTTTCTTTAAATTTTTCAAGAGTATCTACATTTTTCATAAATGCAAATTCATTGAGAATTTGGGATGTAATCTTTTTTTCCATGACAAGTCTATCATGCTGATCTTTTACTTTTTTGCTGGATTCTACTAGTTGTACCTTTTCAGAACGATCTATAACATTATTATAATTTTCTTTTATTTTTGCATATGCAATAGATAATTGTTTTATATCCGCCGTGTCTTTTACAAGTGAATTTTTATACATGTCATAATGTTGTTTATAATTCATAAATGTTTCTTCGTTTACTTCATCTGCTAGTTTTTTTCTAATTTTTTGTACACTTGTTTGTTGGGCAATACTTGAAAATGCATCTCGGATGGTGGCAAACAAACAGTCTCCTCCTCCTTCATTATCAATAACTTGATAATTTTGATTTTTCATGAATTTTTGTACCCATATATGAGAAGTTTCTTCTTTATATTTCTCTCTAATATCTGTTGCCTGTCTTTTTGTTTCTTCACGCAATAATGGTGGTATTGCTACTCCGTTTGTCAATATAAAAATATCTTTACGCGCGTCTGGTATTTCTGTAGACGTTTCTTCATTTATTACAGTCTTTCTTTTTTCTGGAACGCTTTCTCCTTCTGGTTCGCTTTCCACTTCGCTTTCCTCACCATTTTCCGACAACTGCGGAATTCTTCTTTCTTTTTCCAACATTTCTCTCGTAACAAAGGAATAGATTCGTGGTTCATCCATTTTTTCAATATCAATTGAATTTGTATCTGAATCCAAGTAATCTGAAAGTAAACTATTCACTATTTCAAAGACTCCTATTTGAACTACCTTATTATTAGACTTGACTAAATATATTGGATAATATAGAATATCTTTATCTTGAAAGTCATCTTTAGATTTTCCAATTGCGACAATAATATCCGTGCCAAGTATATGCATTTGATAGAGAGAAGCTTCCATTTTTACATCAAGCGGGTCAATCTTTTTCGTTTCCGTATAAGTCACTCCTCGGTCAATTTTAGATACTACCATTTATTATATATATTAGATAATTGAATATATATAGCTTTATATTTGTTTTTTTAGAAACGGAAATGCTATAAAAACAGAATAAACTGTTTCATAAACTTGTCATTCTTCAACTCTTCCATATAAAACCACATTTGCTTTCTTCTTACAACAGTATCATAATTTTCCAGATTATGTTCAAATTCTATAATAGCTTTAATGTAGTCCATTTTTTTCCACACCTTTTTATTGCATATAATATTGTAATAGTTGCAAATTGTAACAAGTTGTTTCATATTGTAGTTTAAATCATAGTTACTTATTTCTGCAAATATCATGTCACTTTTATTTTCTGAAAGCTCTAGTGATTCTACTTGCTTTATGTATTCATAATCAAAGTCTTTCATAAATTCATCTAAATCAAAATCATTTTCTGGCAAGGTTTCTTCTGTTATTACAGTATAACCAACATTTTCCTCCAAATAATCCGTTGGTTTAATTTTTTTTCCCATTTTAAGATGTATTATTTCTATGTAATGTATTTATACCTATTACATAGAATAAAGATTTTCCCTATTTTGCACATTTTATGTATCATAATCCATAAACCTCTTGGCATTATCACTGTAGCCCGATTTTTGTTTACCTAGACGAGGGTGAAATACAAACCATTTATCCGTCTTTTGTAGAGACTTCCATACTTGGTCATTTGCATATACCCAATGCATTCCGGTTTCTTCTAAAAGAGGAAGTGCCCATTCATACAACTCTATAATTTTATCCAAATAATTGCCATTTATAATATAAGCGGATGCATTGGACGCCTCTATAATTCTACGCAAGTAAGGTGTAGGTTGTTCCTCTTCATAATGCACAATATTACAACAAAGCATGCAAACATCATATTCCATCCCTGACGTGAAAAAAGTATCTAGAGCCTGTTCTAATTCTTCTTTAGGCATCAAGAAAGTAAAATCATCTTCCAAAATAAGCACATTTTTATAACCGCGTTCTTTAGCTAGTTTCATGACTGCAAGATGCGATTTACCACATCCTACAATACCTGGATCATGATAAATTCCTGAAAATCTTTCAGCTTCCAAATTATATTTTACTAAATCCGCTTCAATCTCTTCGCGACGATCTGTTCTTTTATCCAAATTGATATAAAATATTTTATCAATGTGGTGAGACATGTATTTACATTTTATTACAAAAAAAAACAAAAAGTTTCAACGAATACATTCAATACATAGATTCAAAAAATCTGATGGGCTAATTTTTCAAATTAAATATTTCAGGATACTTTGTTTCAATAATTTCTGTCAATACTTCAATTTTGATAATTTTATCATTTTTCAAAATATCCGCCGTCTCAATAATTAAATAGCAACACTTGTTCAATATCATTGTAGCCATAGTGTATGCATCTTGAATTAGACCTGATACTTGATCATCAATAAGTTCCTTGTACTTTTCGCTATTACTAGGATAAATTACGTTTGTTCCCATACCATAATATAAAATCATACGTTCTGCCAACTTGATAGCCTCTTCAAAATCATTTATAGCACCAGTCGTAACGCTTACTCCATATACAATTTCTTCTGCAATTCGGCCACTCAATAAAATCATTAAATGTTCAAATAGGGCTTCTCTTTTATGAATATTATTTGTGCTTTGTTCAAACATGGTATATCCTGGAGTATTTGGTGCGGATAAATTAATTACAACCTTGCTCACCTTGGAATGGTGTTTAGAGATGAATCCCATTACAGCATGCCCCATTTCATGAATCGCAATTCTATCAATAATATCTGAACTGAATTGATGTTCTGTTGGCTGCCATCCAACCATAATTTTATTTATTATAATATCTAAATCATTGTATGTCATTACAAATCTATTTTCACGAAGAGCATTTAACATGGCTTCGTTCAAAAGATTTTCAATTTGAGCACCTGATAAGCCAGCAGTCATATCTACTAAATCTTTTACATTGATTGTATTATCTGCGGGTTTTCCTTTCAAATGAATATTCAGTATTGCCTCTCTCGTTGTTGAATCAGGATGTCCGATATATATTCTTTTATCAATACGACCCGGACGAAGTAATGCTGGATCAAGTAAATCCGCGCGATTTGTTGCACCCATTAAAAAAATACCCGAACCTGTTTTGAATCCATCTAAATTTATGAGTAATTCATTCAATGTACTATCTCTCTCTGAAGTGGATGCTTCGCTATCAGTACCACGCTTTCTTCCAATTGCGTCAATCTCGTCAATGAAAATTATACATGGTAGATTTCTTCGCGCAAGTTCAAACAATTCTCTCACCCGACTTGCACCAACTCCTACATACTTGTCTTGAAACTGTGATCCCGAAATGGCAATAAAAGAAGCATTCGTTTCACCCGCAAATCCCTTTGCTAGCATAGTTTTACCATTTCCCGGAGGTCCTTCTAAAAGAAGGCCTTTAGGTATTCTTACATTGTAATTTGCATACTTTTTATAATTGACTAAAATATCAACACATTGTGCAAGTTCACGTTTTATATTACTATATCCTCCAATGTCATCAAATGTTAATGGAGACTTTGTAATAACCTCAAAATTTTCAGATTTTTCTCCAGTTCCTGCTCCTCCAGCATTTCTATTTCTTCTTGTTCTCATAAGGCTTCCATCTGGATTATAGTAATGACCATCGTCAGAATTACCACCTGTTGTATCAAGATTATTTATAAATGCTTCACGATATTTTTTCAAGTTATCCGGTTTTGACACAATCATTTTTCGTTTAAAAATAATGCGAGTATTTGGTGGAAATAGTTTTTGAATAATTTTTTTGTCTTCTTCGTTCATAGTTGTATCAGTGTCTATATCATCAATAGTTTGTTGTATTATTTTTTGAATTTCATCTTCTAACTGATTATTTTTTTCTTCATGCGTTTCTTCATCGTTATTTTCATATCCTTGAGAAGGTTCTTTTTTTTTATTTTCAAGATACTTCAAGTATTCGTCATTGTTCAATATAGTATCTGTTTGCAATGTAGTGTTTCTAGAGTTGAGTTTTTTAATATATTCTTCATAATATTTTCTTCCAAACGGACTATAGTTTCTCGTCATTTGTAATTTTACATTGCTTTTGTGAAACATATTGCTGTGTAAAAATGACTCATTAATAGTCAACTTTGAAAAAAAAATAAAGTATATAAACTGAACATCTAAAAACTTCATACTTACTATTATAAAACTGTACAATACAAAAAATGTATAGTTTTATCTAACAATTATATTTTTTTACATATCTAAAATATCCATATACTTGAATATAGATTTATTTGATAAACTAGGATAAGATTTAACCTTGCATTCAGACAACATTTTAATCATTTCACTAATTGTTTTTCCGTCTACCATATACTGTGATTCATCTTCTTCTACAAAATATTTTTTATTATAAAGAATTGCAACATTTTCCGTATATTCATCTACTTGAGACTTATTATCTTCTTCCTTCATTAATTCTACTAAACTTACAAACATTTTTTGAACAACTTCTAGCAATTGACTACTTTTCAATAGACCATTTAATGTAAGATTTACAAAGAAGCTACTCAATGCCTTTCTCTTTTCATTGTCCTTGTTTATTTTACAATATTTATTATAATCTACTTCTGGATCAACATACTCAACTGTTTCAAACAATTCCAGAAAAGAGTGAAAATTTTTATCAAATATATCCTTCATGATTTGATACTTTTCAATAAGCTCTGAATACAAGTCGGCATATAATTTTGAAAAGAAACGATTATTAGAAGCAATGTCAAATATAGTTGCACTTACACGCATCATTTCATCCGGTGAAATTTCTTCTTGAATAAGCTTATCTAAAATTTCAATAATATTTGTTTTCATTTGTACGTAGTTTCTGTCTGACATTTTATTCAAAAAGGAACGGATGGTATCAATTTCTACATCTAGACCCATCTTTTGTTCCATTTTTGTTGCATGAAACGATCGTAGGGATTCCCAATCATTATCATTTATTTCTATATTCTTGTTAGACTTTTTTTTACGAGAACTACTTGTACTTTCACCGAAAGAACGAAACGGAGAACCTGTATCTTTCGTCTTGTCTCTTTTTTGAAAGATCGGAGTTTTAATATATGTTGGCGACCCGACTTGTGTTGATAGTTCTTGAATAATATGAATTGTTTTATCTGGTAATTTGAAATCAAATCCATCAAAAGTAATATTCATAAAATCTTGTAGACTATACAACATGGTCATGATACTTGTTATATAGAGCTAGATTCATTTATATCAATTTTTACTATAATTAATAAATACAGAGAAGATTAACTTGTATATAAGAAAAGTAAAAAAATAAAAACAAAAAAATAAAATTGATTAATATCATAAAAATTTGTGAATTTCAGAGTAGAGTTATGGGAATTTGTTACAGTAATAATTCAGCTAAACAACCAAATGGTAGTGAAATAATTTCAGAAAATGAAGTTATAATTGGTTCTACAAAAAAAATGTCTAGTCATTATACTGTGAACTATCCTATTCATGAAAAAAGAAAAAATTCATCTATTTATAATAAAACTCATCATGATCTTGTACATGTCAAAAAATTACCATGTTTTATTTGCGGAAAAATGAATACAGAATCCGATTCATTAGAAACTCATCATTTCTATTGTGAAAAATCAGCTGAAAATGCTATAGATTGGATAAAGTTTGGAGAATTTTCCAAAAAGTGTTATAATATTCAAACTGGAGAAAATATTGGATCTCATTTTGATTGGAACAATGTTCATAAAAATCCAGATATTTTTGTGGACTCTCCATACAACATGATAGTGTTGTGCAAAGAACATCATATTTCTGGAAATAAAGGTATTCATCACGTTCCATTTCCAGATTGGATTTTACAAAAGTATCCAAAAGGGAGGTTTGAATTTTTAGTTTGAACCTTGAAAAACTAGTGAATTTGAAAAAAGTAACTTAAATACATTTGAACGTAACTATAATATGAATTACAGAGAGAAACGGGAAAAAAAAGAATATAATAATATTGATGTTGATAAAGATACAAATACAAACTATGAATCCTCTTATGAATTTAACAAATGGGAAGATTTAGAGATTTCTTCAGATTTATTGCGCGGAATATATGCATACGGTTTTGAAAAACCGAGTCCGATACAGTGTAAAGCAATTATACCAATTATAAAAGGAAAAGACGTTATTGCTCAAGCCCAGTCAGGTACTGGTAAAACTGCAACTTTTGCAATTAGTGCACTGTCTATATTGGATCTAGCTTCAGATAAAACACAAGTAATGATACTCTCTCCTACACGGGAGTTGTCAAAACAATCTGCTGGCGTAGTAACAAGTATTGGATCCATGTTGAATAATTTAAAAGTCCAAACACTTGTAGGTGGATCATCTGTAGAAGAAGATATATATCAACTGAAAAATAATACACCACACATCGTAGCAGGTTGCCCAGGTAGAGTTTATGACATGATTCGGCGTAAACACATTCATTCAAAAGATATAAAACTGGTTATTATGGATGAAGCAGACGAGATGCTTGCATCTGGATTCAAAGAACAAGTATATAATATTTTCCAATACTTTAGTGAAAATATTCAAGTAGCATTATTTAGCGCCACACTTCCACCATATATTGAAAAAATTACATTAAAATTTATGCGAGACCCCGTTAAAATTTATGTAAAGACAGAGCAACTTACATTGGAGGGTATAAAACAATATTTTGTAGCAATTGAAGATGATAAACAAAAATATGGAACACTGAAAGACTTGTACTCTTTCATGTCAGTAAGCCAATGTATTATTTATTGTAATAGCATACGTCGTGTTGCTGAACTATATGATGCTATGATAAATGATGGGTTTCCAGTATGTTGTATACACAGTAATATGGATAAAGTAGAGAGAGAAAAAGCTTATACAGAATTCCGAAATGGAACTCATCGCGTTTTAATATCTTCAAATGTAACTGCACGCGGAATAGATATTCAGCAAGTGAGTGTTGTTATTAATTTTGACATTTCAAAATGTATACATACCTACTTGCATAGGATTGGAAGAAGTGGGCGTTGGGGTAGAAAAGGAGTTGGAATAAATTTTGTCACAAGACATGATGTTTCAAAAATTCGGGAAATAGAAAAGCATTATAATACGCAAATTGATGAGCTTCCTGCAGAATTTGAAAAAATGGTGTAGTGTAGTATAATATAAATAAGACAATGTTTCGTATGAACTACTTGTTTCATACAAAACTTATAAATTTTTGAATATATAAAACCAAGATCTTTCAAAAAAATGTCCTTCTGCTGGATTTATGTGATGATTTACATGTTTTATTAAAGATTTATAGTATTCAACAGGGTGCTGTAATATTAAATCTTTATGAAGAGCAAATATTCCATTTAAATAAACATAAATTGGATTTGGATAATTTTCGTCAATATTTTTTTTAAACCAGTCAATAAATACAATAGGCGAATTGTCTCTATAATTATCTTGTAAAAAAAAACTTCCGTCATAAGCTCTATAATTCCAATTTTTTTTTAATGCAGAATCTTGACCATTATCAAAAAATGACTGAAACGGAGAAGATCTACCATTTGTAAGTGCTTCATTTTTGAGGCTCAAAAGATAAGAAATGTCGCTACTTCCAGCATATGATCCTCCTCTATGATCTGATATACTTGCTTGAGTAAAAACAACAACATCTGGTAAACTATCATAATTTTCAATAATATAGTTCAAATATGTGTCACTTTCACGACCAACATTTTTTAAAAAAAATTCATTTGAAATATCAAGTTTATCTCCCTTGTTAAAAATAATACAATTTTCAATTTCATCTTTTAACCAATCAATAGTTTCATTATATCTCGCAACAACAATTTTGTATGACATTGAATACTAAATATAAATAAATTGATATAATTAAACTTTTTTTTAAACGAATTATTTTAGCTATGTCCACCAGTCCCACAAATTTATTCATCGTAATAAAATTACTTTATAAAAATAAAAATTATTCAAGTGAAACATATATCAAAAATTGAATGAGATTTAAATCCTTGAAGAATTTAAATGGGACTTTGTACCATTTTATTCTTAAGGGTCATAACCGATAACCATGTAAGTGATTATCGGTTTAAATTTTTGATAATAAAAAGATTTTCAGGAGGGGATTCCGCAAGCTTAAAAGCCGATACTTCGTATACTTCGCAAAACCCGGGTTCCATACTAATTTTAATTCTTCAAGGGTTTAAAACACCGATTTTTTTACAAATGGATAACAATTTAAATCAATATCACTCACATGCCCTTGATTTGGAAAATCTAAATTAATAATAGGTAAAGATGTGGTATTAAATTCTGGAACAGAACTAAAATAACTCTTGCGAATATAAGTTAATTCAATCACATCTGGCACATTATTAGTTACTGGTCCATTATTATTTCCATGTGCATGAACAATATAATGTGTTTTTGATAGTTTTTCTAAACATTTTATCTTGTCATCATAATTACATCCCCAACCATCATTTGTAATTCCATGAAATTCTATTACAATTTGTTTAAATTTATTTAATTGAATTTCATCTATTTGCAATAACCATGGATATTCACCTCCTTCTATATCCATTTTTAAAAAAATATTGCTATATTCATGAGTTAAATAAGATAAATTAGTATTTTCATCATCATTAAAATAATTGATATTTTTTTTTATAAAACTTATTTTTTTTGTATAATTATATGGATAACTATCTATAGTTCCGTCAAACCCAAAACTATTATATTCATTCATATCATGCGTATTAATAAAATCTCGCGAAAAACTTTCTTCACTAGATATTCCAGCGGAAATATAACAATCATAACCTCCATCCAATTCTGCAATTACATATCCACCGTCGGCATTTGTACCACACCTACTTTTTTTATCAAAAGTATACACTTCTAATAATTCAAGATTATTCATTATACAATAATATTATTATTATTATTTCTTTATATTATTATTGTTAGAAAAATTTATGTATAAGTGTAAATAAAATCATAAATTATAACAAGTCCGCGTTTACATATCTAATCGTGTAAAACTCCATTTTTGAGTTATATTTAATCACGCATATAGAAATGATATGAAATATAATCAAAATCCGCATTTGTATTTAAAGTTGTTAAGTTAGCCCAGTTTAACTGTCTTATTTCAACATTATTACTGTAATTTTTAAATATATAATTAAAATATATTTCATATTCTGACGCTCCGGCTTCCTGAACATCTGTAACCATTTTTAAAAAAATATTATAAAATTTATCATTATGTTTTTCTTCTATTTTATTTATCAATTCATTTATATATTTTTTTTCAAACATCATATGATGACATATGCCAGACTTATTGTTATCTACTTTAATTAGTTCTTCGTCTAATTTTAACATATGTGCAAAATATGGAGCATGATTTTCAGGACTAAAATTATATAAACACTTGTTATTTTTAATAAATACAGTTGGTTTCAAAAAAAAAGTATCAGCGTCAATTACTAAACATTTATCTAGAATTTCTGGAATTGTCATCAAGGCATATAATTTTAATAATTGTTGTAAATACCATCCAATTCGGTTTGTTTTAAATGGTAAATATGATTCTAAAATATTTTTATTAAAAGGAAATATATTTTCATCAATAATTATACAATCATCTATTATAATATTTGGATCATATGAAATAATATA